TTTTTTTATTTACCTGTAGTCTAGTTTTTAAGAGGGTGTGTTTAAAAACTAGGGGGGTCTGTTTGGATTTGCTTAGTTTTTAAGTGGAGGGGGGGAGGGGGGTAGGATGCCATGGCTAAATTATTTTATATAAAATTCTTGGAAATCCACCTATTGAAAAAAAATTTTTTTTATGGAAAAATTGGAATTTTCCTATATTCGCGTCTCTTTCAAAAAATATTTTTTTTGTAAGGAGAACAATGATTTAAAGTGTAAGACCATCGGTATCAATCGTTTTGATATATTTTTTATATCTCCGATTGGGTAGAGGTCGTTCTCCTTGGGTTCCCATTAATTTTAATATAGCTTTTTTATGGTTTGAAGGGAGCTTGAGAAATTCCTCCACTCCCGTTGCCCATAACTCATCATTATTTGACATTCCATAAGAATCTACCCACTTTACCAGATCTTTCATCTGTTCCCTAAATGGAGATTGTTCCTTTCCTGCAAGGTTATCTCCTGATTGGGGGAAGTTTTTTTGATTTATAGTAATTTCAAAGATATTGAATACGAAATTGATTATAAGGACAACAATACCCAATCTATGAGTATCTAATTCATCAAATTTATTACTAACTTCCGTATAAGAATCATCATTAGCGAATATAAAATTCTCGTTATGTTTTGTTTCACTTAATAGATAATCAGAAATGGATTCAAATTCTGATACCCAATCTTCTCCATCTTCCTTCGCCCAATTCCAATCACTCTCATCCGCTTCCACTGAACGTTTTATATTCTTTATTAGATTGTCATAAAATAACTTTGTCAGGGCATTGCTTAGATAATTAAGTTGTTTATTATAAATTCCCATATCAACATGCCAAAATTGTGATTTGTTTTGCATGTCATTAATTATTTTTAATATTAATTTTCTGGTTTTACTTTTGAAGTTGTCTCTCCAGACTTTAAAAAATTCTTGGTCATTTATTTTCCATGGGGAACCGTCTTCATCATACTTGTTGGAAACATAACTTTGATAGATATTTCTGACTGTATACATCATATCTTTAACAACTTCGTTCCAAATTAAACTGTTATAACCACTGCCCAATAATTCTTCTGTTTTTTCAAAATTAGTATACTTATAAATATTTTTGAATGGTTCCTTTTCCTTCTGTTTTTGAGCGGTGGAGAAATTTGTTTTGTATTGGTTTAATAGAGTATTGTAGTATTCGCTGACAGCTCTTTTAAATCCTTCGGAATTGTTGAACATCCATAGGTGCGCCCATTCATGGACTATCACTTTGATTAGATAATTTGGATCATTGATTTGATTTAAGGATACTGTCATGTATTTTCCTTTGCGATGAGCATAACCCCCAACTCCTCCCCCCGATACCCAATTCACTTCCTCTGACAAATCCTTGATCAATATGTTGGAATGCATGGAAGGGAAACCCATCTTGGTGATTATCTTTCTTGCTTCCGTGCAAGCGTTCGTTATTTTTTCTTTCAATTCATTTATGCTCTCTACTTTATCTACATCATCTTTGAAAAGATAAACAGAGAACATAGGTAATTTTGTTATGGGGATTACCTTTTTTGATTGGGAGAATTTTGCTTCTCTTATTAAAAAGTATTCGTGGAAAGATATCATCCTATTATTTAATCACATAATGGACATTGTTCCCATGTGCTTACCGATCATGACATTGAACATTTCATCTAAAGCCCATTTGAATTGATTAATATATTCCCAAGCTTCATCTTCATCTTGTAATCTGTAATTACGTGCTGTTGATTTACCCCATGCTTGTTTGTTACTGTCTTGTAGAATTTTTGGCGGGTCATTGAAAGTCAATTCTCCATCATGTAGTAACCAATAGGCAAATGCTTCGTGATAGAATTCTGCGGGTCTTACGAGCTTACCCATTCTTGCGCTACGGAACTTACCGATCTTTTGGAAGAAGTCTCTTACATAATAATCAGATGAATAGCGTAAGTCTCTGGAATTACTTGTGTTTATATTGTAAGCTTGTTCAAAAAGATTTTTTAGGATGTTTGATATGTTTCTATTAATATAATTTAAATCATTATTTCTCCTAAATGTTGCTGCGAAGCTATGTCCAATTCTATGGGCAATTGTCCATGGAGTCAGAGGGACTTTTTCTGCTGCTGCATTATTGGTGAAGAATACTGTGATTTGGTCGTTCTCTGGTTGGGGGAAATCTTTACCTACTTCCAGACCCAGATGTTCTTTTACAAATTCGGGAGTCACTAGACCTTTTTCTGCTTCTTTCCATGCTCCCGCTTTTTTTACGAAATATAAATTAAAATCCCAATTACCAATGCGATTGAAAGTATTTTCCAATTTCTTCAGTCCTGCGGGAGAAGATAGGATACCAATTGATGCTTTATCATAACCATGACGATTCTTTTTGTCTTCCCACTTTCCAATCTTTTGTAGATTGGTCAAAGCCATTTCTTGGTAGATTTGTTGTAGGGAAAGTTCGTCTTGGTTCATTCTATTATTTAATCATAATTGGAATATATCGTTTCGGTGGTTGCCCCTCAAAAATTTTTTTCAAAAGAAATATTTAACTTTATTATATTAAATATTATCATGAACAAAGATCGTATCATATTGGAGAATATTTACATGGAAATGGCATATGGTTTTGCAGAAGGATCAATACCTATGGATATTAAAGGTATGATGGACTTTGTAATTAAGGCAGATAAAGAGAAACCAAACACCACAATCCCTTTTAGCTTTACCGCAGTTACCACACCAAGAAAATATGAAAAACAATTCCCTCACCAACAATTATATAAAATCACTCAAACGATTGGAGAATTGGGGGAATACCAAAAAGAAGTTAATAGACAATTAACTAAAAGGGGTGATGAAGGGGATTTTGAAGCACAGTCAAGTAATACTGTAGGAGAAAGACTCTCCCGTAGTGTGGGGATTTCTAAGAGAGGATTATCTTTAATCATGTTTAATTCTAATCTAATTAAGAATAACGTAACGTTTTATGTCATTCGAGATAATCAGGGAAACTTAAAAGAAATTGATAAGGAAGAAGCCAAACAATATATGTATCCATCTTCAGGTGGTAAATTTGAAACTGATGTGAAATGGAGAACTTATGGATTTGATAAGATGGTTGGTTTAAGAGTTAATAAACAGGAAATGATTAATACTGAAATAGACGATGATAAAATGGAAGTGTTCGATTTCATTGGTCACAAGCTAAGAGCTTAAAATATTAATCACATTATGGATATTTCTCCATATGTTCCACCATGGTATGAAATATTTCCTTCCCCTGTCAATAGATTAAATATTTTTATGAGAACTTTTCTAGAATCTTTCTATGATATCCAAGAGCTATCTCCGAATAGTAAGCTACGAGATATCTCGAATACTCACTATCTTAAAGTGTATCGTTCTTCGGCTCGTCCCAATAAGAACGACTATACTTCAGGTTCTCATGCGGGAACTAAGCAACAAGCTCTGATTCGTGCTGATTATATGATCAATGACGAAGGGAGATTCGACAAGTATTATCTTTATGAATTAACTATTAGAATTGATAAAGTGTATCCCAAGTTACTACCTGATGATGGAACAGATCATGGATATGATTATGTAAAAGATTTGGGTGATTATGATATTGCTTTCTACAAAAATACAGGAGAAGGTGATATCAGAAATGAGAATCTTTCCATTATCATCATCAATCCTGACAGTGTGGTTGAATCTAAGATGGTTGAAGAGATCGATGGGGAGTATTTAACTACTATTCAGGACGAATTATATTAAGTATTATAATGCGTAGCTTTAATAAATTGTATAAGGAATTGATGGAGAGTGTCATTTGGCAACCAAAAGTCACTATTCCTTTAGGTATAAAGAGAGATGACAAAGACAGTGGTTTCAAAGATGACAATCCTCTTATAAAAGCATTCGCATTATCAAATCCAGATAATTTAGCGATGGTATTCGCCTTTGTATTTTATACTATGCAAACACCTTGGGCAGAAGTGTTACATGGTTTCCCAAAATTTATTGAGTGGTTTTATACGAAAGCAGTTGTGAGAAAGGGGAATCGATTAGTGGTTAATAGAAATGTGGAACCACCATCGTTTCTGGGTCATCAAATGACTGGTAAGCATAAAGAAACTGGATTATCGACTCAAAGATTATCACAATTTTATGATGTTTATGATAACAGACAAACCATTTATGAAAATGTTGTCAAAAGAATAGACGATGTTTTTGAACTTTTCGACTACGTTACAACCATAAAAGGTTTAGCAAAAGCTAAAGCTGCTTTTGTAGTGCAACTGATAAGTGGTGATTTAGGATGTTTCGATAGTATTAATGTCAAATCATATGATGTCACTGGATTAAATATGGCTAGTCCCGCCAGAGATAAGCATGGTAAATTGACCAAAGGTGGTAGGAAAAATTTAGAATCATATATTGAATATAGTAGTCCAATGTCACAAATTTTGTGGGACGATTGGTGTAAAATTGTTGAGCATAAATTTTTATATGCTGGCAAGTTTTCTAAAGAAGAAAAAGCGAGAGACGAGCATAAAGTAATAGCAACTAAAAAAGGAGATAATATCAAATATCAAACAGCATACGCACCAAATAAAAGAACCAAAGATAGATTGGAAGATTATACCAATAAGAGATTGAAAGGTTCTAAAATGGATGGAAGAAATGTTAGTAAAGATCACTACACCATTTTTAAAGATATAGAACCCTTCATCAAAAAAGAATCATTCGATCAACAATATGAAATGTTAATGAAGGAATACGTAGAAGACTTTGATCAGAAATGGGATAAAGCTGTTGAGCAGATCATCGAAAGCGTTGGAGGATACATACCAAGTATGATGACCAAACAACAACGACAAGTGATTGTAGATTCAATCAAAAATAAAACATTATCCAGAAAAGATACAATTCAAGCATTGACAAAGATCAATCCATCTGATATGATGGCGATCACGGAAAAATTAGATACCAACACTTTGAAATATTTGGCGGGGATGACTGATAAAAGTAGAACAGAAACTCTTTCTTTTCTCAGAAGAGGTATTAATAAAATAAAAGACAATATGCATTCATCTACAAATAAATCACCTATGACTGATGATGTCATGATCAGAAAACCAGTAGATATAACCGCAAGAAAAGTTGTGGTAGATCCTTACACCGAATCATTTAATCATTAAAATAATAATTTAATCTTTGTGCTGTTTCTCCATCTTGGAGTAATATTTTGGATCTTCTTCCACATGCTGTTTAGCAATCGTTTTCGCCAACTTCTTTCCTAACTTTGTTTTTCTCTTGGAAGGAGCAATATGTTCTTGTTCTACTTCTTCTCCTTTGGAAACCTCTGGTTTAGGAAGATCTTTTTTTTCAACTTTCTTGAAGTAGTCATTAAAGAAATCTTGGAATTTTTTCATAGTATTATTTATTATCTAATTAAATTAATCAATTTTGCAACTTGATCACTGACATATGGTTGGAAATCTTTTGGTGATCCAAATCCTGCTCTCAAATCTAAAGTATCTTTTGACACTTTCATTTTATTAAGTTTAGAATAAAGATTTCCCGTGTTGTGTTCCAAGTCCATCAACTTGTCAAATGAACCCATTAGAGCGGATACTTTTTCTCTGCGGATGGCATTGTCTAATTCTTTCACTGCTTGAGTGATTTCAGCCCATTTTTTACCACCATATAAATTAGCATTTTTTTCCCAAAAAGGAGCAGACATAATACTAGTAGTATCGTTATAATCAAAAACATCAAACCATATACCACCTTTTCCTTCGTTGTGTGCTTTTGCTAATTTTGGGAGGAGGTTATTCTCTTTAAACCATGTAACTACTTCTTTTGAAGGTATTAAATATTCATCGAAAATATTTTCTGCTTCATCAGCAATCGCTTCTTTAGATTCCTGTAGAAGAGTATTTGCTATAACTACCAATGCTTCTTCAAAATATCGATCAACTTTTTCTCTTACTTTATAATTACGAACATTGGTATCTTCGTAATTGTATGCTGATTTGCCACCCCCCAATTCCCACCATAGAGCATATAGCGCATACAAATCCATGATAGCTTTATCACCAGAGGATGGGTAAACATATTGAGCTTCTAAAAGAATTTTTCTTCTTTTATTTACAGGAGGTAATTCCCCATTTGCGAATCTTTCAAAAAAAGTTTTAAAGTTATTCATTTTAAGTTATCTACAATTTTTTGAATCTCTTTCAGTAATAGATATCGACTTCTTTTGCCATTAATGGTTTTAGGTTGTCCAACTTCTTCAAATACAAAATCACGTTCTTTTTCAAATGCAAAATCACGTCCTTTAACTTTGGATAGGAACGGACCTGAATGTTTACCGAATTTTCCTTCACCAACGGTTTGTTTAACATCTAAACCAGGATATGCGTCTTCTCCATCGGAAGTTCCCCATAAATAAACACCTATTCCACCCGCTGGAATGATTAAGACTGAATCTTGATTAAAAGCTTTACCCATTTTATATAAATCTTTCGCCAGTTCCCCATCATCATCGCCTTCTACTTTGTCATTGACTACGAAAAACGAACGCTCATTAACATGTTTTTCAACTGGATTATAAGCATCACCACCACCTTTTCTAGCTAGAATTTCCTCACGCTTATCATCATCGATAAAATCTTCGATAAATGTTCCCAATACTGTGGTAATGGAATATCTTTTCGATTGGAGATATGCTAATATTTTTTTATTGTTGAGCATATTTTCTTTGTATGATTTATCATTCCTAAATGCTGTAACAATTCCAGCAGCATGTTTCTGAATTTTATTACGAACTCTATTTAATCCACTTTCTTGTAGTAAGTCAGTGTAAATATCTCCAATTTCATTATTGTCTTTATTTTTCATATTATTCAAATTTCTTCTATTGCTTTAAATTTCTAGATTGAAAATTACAATTTAACTAATCATCGACACTCTCACTTAATTTTTTACGATATCCATATTCAGCAGCAGAAGGATACCCTCCCGTAACCTGTTTCAAGTCCGATGGATCAAATCCTCTAAATTCCCATACAATTTTCTTTTCATATGGTGTCATATTAAATCCAGTATGCGCTCTCATTAGAATATCAACAATCTCATCGTGTGACAATTCGGGATAGATTTTACTTTTGAGTTCTTTAGTCTCACCAGATTCGCTCTCTCTATAATTGTCACCAAAATAATTGAACTGACTTGAATCAGTTGCAGACCAGAAAAAATCACCCAATTTAAAATATTTATTCAAACTTTTTAAATCATCTGGTTTCAATTGACGTTCTCTACACCAAAAAACAATTACATTGACATTTTTTTTCAATGTTTTAGATGCGACCGAAAACCATATTCTACCCGCTCTGGTATTCCGTCTAGTGTCTGTTGTCATTCCTGATTTCTGTTTCTTTGCAAAAAATTCCAAGTTTGACATGTCAAATTTACCCAAGAAAGACACATCATCGTCTTTAAGAATCTTTTTAACATCTTTAATTGTAGTATCTGAATACATTGATTGCAGATAACTCATCATTGCTGGAAAAGGTATAATTTTTAAAGCTGCTGCTAACTTAGTAAAAGCAGAAAATATATACGGATGTGTACCTTCATTGTGGTTTATTGTTCCAATCAATTCTGAATTTTCCCCAATAAAACAAAATGGTCTGGTGTTGTCGTCAAAATTTTTAACAATACCATCAAATTCGAGTTTATCAGGACTACTTCTAGTGACTGGTATTTTTACGTTTTCCGATAAAACAATTCCTCTTGCTGCTGCACGTTTTTCCAGAATTTTATTATATAATTCTCTTATGTTTAATTCATCACTCATAATTCCAAATATCTTCTATTGTTTTAAATTTTTTTATTAATAATTCCAAATTTCTAGATTGAAAATTACAATCAATCATAGTCTTTACAGTATGCATACAGGACTTATATGACGATTCGTAATTCAAATCAACCATTTTAGGCTCATGTTCAACAATCATCAATACTGTATCATACATTCCTGATGGAAGGGGAATTGGATCGCCTGTAAAAATAACTTCTACTCCATCACTATTCGGAGCGTTAATCATATGTTCTCTTGGATAAATTACTGTCATCGTGCTAATTTCATGTAAACAACCACTGTTTTGGAATTTCTGTCGATGTTGCCATCGTCGTCAACACCATAGGAAATACCATTGAACACTGGATAAGGCATTGTATCATCGTTTTTATCTTTGTCAATAACAAAACCATTTCGACTGTAGAGTTTGAATAATTTTTTTGGTATGATATTACCATCACCATCTTGTTCCGCAAAACAATCTAAACGTCTAACACCATTTTTAATAGCACTTTTTACTGCCGCATCCCCCGAAGATTGTATGCCAGAAAAAACCGAAACCAATTCATCACCCTTTTTGATGCAATATCCGCTGGTATTGTTTGGTCCGATAAAACATTCCATCTCTGCGTATTCTTCTGGTTTGTAAATGGTGATGTTATTTTTAATATCTTTAAACCATTCATGTTCTTTGTGTTCAGGGTCAGCACGTTTAGTATCTGATTCCATGTAAGCATTGATGATTTTATAAAATGATCGCCAATCAACTTTTTTAAATTTTCCAGAATCTTCAGGTGTTAGTTTTCTACTGATTTTTAATTGTTCAGGTGATAATTTACCAATGTCTGAGAATGCTTCCCAAAAAAATTTATAGAATGACTGCATTCTATTATTTAATCATTCCCCAAATATTTGTCAATCACCATGGTGAAATAATCAGCAAACCAACAAATGGAAGATGCGTAGAATCCCCATAGGGGAATCAAGAATGGTGTGCCTGTCCAAAACATTCCAAAGAAACATCCCACCCAAAATCCAAGACACATGCAACACTTAAACAATTTCTCAAAGAATTTCATTTTAATCAAACGATCTCGAATAGGATTTAGAATTGATCCGTATTTCAGGATCAGACAAGCACCAATCAATACAAAAGATTGAAACCAAAGACTCATCCTAGAATAAGTTTTTGATTATCAATCGTTTTTACACCATCGGAAATCAGGAGTGCTTCTTCTTTTCTCACAATAATTTTGTTACCAAAATCATCAGTAATTTCTACCATGCCGTCTGTGAGTTCTGTAACTACTGGGCAACTTTTTCCTTTGCAGCACAATTTAACACTATTATTTGTCAATACTTTGATCATACTAAATTATTTATCCGAATATTCGAGAAATCAATGATTTTTTATCTTTAAAACATACAACGCATATTAATAGCCCCATGCTTTTAGCGTGTGTTCAAACGGATTACCATCGATGTTTTTCACAAGCTGTAGCATTTCTTGCGCAAGTTCACGAACCTCAACTTGTGCATGTTCACTGTTTCGCAGCTTAATGAAGTTAGCAAAGCTGCGCATATTGAAACTAACATCTCCCTGGATTTGACTGTTGTAAGTCTTGAAGAAACGTGCGCTTTCTTTGGCACGTTTACGACCAAGAACTGGCGTAAGATCGGCGAGACATGCATGATATAATAGGTTCCCTTGCTTAGTATATGCTTCAAGCTGATCCAACCATTCAAACTGTTTTGGTGCAAATGTGAAAGGATCGACCACAGTTCCTTTGATGCCTGCCCAGTCTTCAGGTAGGTAATACTTGTCTTCCTTCAGTTCCTTATAACGTGCGCTCTCAGCGTTCATGCTGCTGATACGATGCTTGAGTAAATGGATGTGAGTTGCAATGTCAGTATCGACAAGGAAGTGGACAGTTCCTTTTTCAAATGGACTTTCGTGTCCATCATTCCATAGCATGTTGATAAGCTTAGGGATACGTTTTCGTTTTTCATCCGAGAGTTCCCGTGAAGTAGAAGTCCATGCACTGCAAGCGATAATTTCATCGCTACCATAATATCCAAGTAGTTCTACTGTGTTTTTCATAATTTAATAGTATTTGCTGATAAAAATAATTTATAGGTTTTCATTTTCATATGTAAACGTGGTTGCAGCCGATGCACTCCATCTATCGCTATTTTCACATACCCATGTCCGTGTTGAAAATTTAAAGTAAGGAACTTTTAAAAGCTCCGATGGTGTTTGTGATTGGTGTTTCCAAATGATACGATTATTAGGCTGTGCTGCAAATTGTCCATTATCCAATTTGATAATATTAAATGACTTGTGTTCATTGGGTGTCTCAGACCATGATACATCAATTTCATTTGGCTCTGAGGCACATGAGTCAATTGTAAATAGATAAGTCCCATTAGCACATGAACGATCTTTCATTAAGACTTCACATCTAGCATTGCGTAACCTTTGCTTTTTTATTACAGTGATATTATATGAAAAGCAATCCCATAGTTGCAACCAATCCAATGGGTATAGATTTGAGGTGTCAACATCAGTACGCCATAGGAATGCGTGTAATGGCAGCTTATCATAAAGCGCACCATAATCATGTAGGAAAGATTCAAAATATAGTGCCTGATTTTGGATACTCTTTGTGGTTATCCAATGTGCAGCTTCATATTCACCAAACCCAAGAGGTCTTCCATCTTCATCGGGTAGAAAGTCATAAAGGAATTCTTTGCGTACAAAAACTTCAACGGGTGGTATATTCGCGACTAGGTATGACATATTAGATTGTATCTATTTTATTTTTTCTCCACAATAATTTTCATAAACATTGGAAAATTCTTGATTCGTTGTTGCGCGATTTTTTTAGAAGCACAAAAAACATCGATCACAATATTATTTTTACCAATTTTTTTAGAAGCAGTTCTAGCTTTCACTGCACTACCAGTATCAATTGCTGTAGCAGTTATACCCATTTGAGGAATAATTACTTTACTACCATAAGGAATAATTTTTGGATCAACTGCTACGGTTTTTCCACAGATCGCTTTTTTACCAGTAGAAGTTTGTGATCCAACTTGACCACCATTTCCTGACCAATAATAAGTGACTCTAGCAGTGTATTCTTCAGAATTACCACATAACATCATAAACAATAATATACAAGATATTTTCAACATGTTTCCAATTTAGCATATTTTTTTCATTTGTCAAGTACTAAATAATAATATGAGTGAATTAAATAAAAATGTTTTTCCCGATACCATTAAATTGGAAGATTTGGGTATTGTCAAAGGAACGAGAAAATTTCGTCTTTTGGCAGATTTTCGTTGTTATTACAAAGGTAAATTAATTACCGTTCCCAAAGGATTTATTACTGATGGTATATCAGCACCCAAATTTTCATGGGCTATTATCGGACCTTATGGACCTGCTTTCCCTGCCGCTCTAGTCCATGATTGGTTATTTTCACCATTTAATACTGAATATGATTGGAAAACGTCAAATTGGATGTTTCTCGAATTGATGAAAGAAGCTGGAGTTGGATTCACCATGAGATGGACTATCTATTCTGCTGTGGTTGCTGGTTCTTATCCTATATGGAAAAAAAGAATTAAAAATTACGGACACTAAATAATAATATGAAAGTTTTGGAAGATCATTGGGTAGACACTGCAAAAAGAGTTCCATTGGAAGGTGGGAGTAAAATGAGCGTTCGTAGATTTCTTATCCAACATTTTACAAGTGGTGCAACTGGAATGTCCTCAATTAATTTTTGGAAAACACCAGATGCTAAAGGGGCATCAGCACATTTCGTAATTGATAGAGACGGCACATTATATCAATGTCGTCCTTGCAATCTTACATGTGGACATGCTGGTAAATCAAAATGGACTCATGCTGGAAAAACCTATGAAAACTTAAATTCCTGTTCGATTGGTATAGAATATGCTAATGCCGGGGATTCTACGAATTTAATTCGACGCTATTCTAAATTACCACCTCTTAGAGCCAAACATAAGAATGGTGGTCCAATTTGTGAATGGGAACAATATACTTCAGAACAAATTGCAACTGGTAAAGAATTGAGCAATGTTCTAACCAAACGTTATACTCTAGATGCTATTTTAGGACACGAGGACATTGCACCTGATCGCAAAGTTGATCCAGGACCAGCATTCCCCATGGAGGAATTTCGTAAATATTGCGGATTTTAAATATGTTTGTGATGGTTATTTTCCATCAGAAACCGTTGGTTTTTCAAACTTATACCCGAAAAATACGGAACCGTCTTCACTTTTACGGAATATGCCATTGGGGGATTCCAATTTAAAAGGAACTCCACAAGAATTAAACAAGAATACACTTACAAATGCTAAAATTAATTTTTTCATGACAATATTACTTATTCGATTTATCCAATTTTTCTCTCAATGTTCCAAGTGCTAATCTGACAGCATTATTAATTGGGGAATCTCCGATATATTCATCTTCAACATCTTGGATAATTTTTAAAATTCCTCCCAATTCTTCTTCTTGCTCACCATAAACGTGGGAAGTCACCATCGGTGGTGCTATTCCAATTATTTGTTTATTGTAAGACAATTTAGTTCCCGCTTCTTGAGGAACTTCTTGCTTTGGCACTCTTTGGGGTGGGTTGAAACCACTTTGATATTCCAAAATCAAATCAGTATAGATTTGTTGTAAAAATTTATCCATAATATTATTTAATTTGATAACATAGATTTCAATGTTAAATAATGTTATATGAAAAGGTGGGGATATCGAAACGAGGAGGAAAAAGAGGAAAATAACTCAAATATACCAAATATCATCATAACATCTGCAAATGAAGAACAAGCAACCGTTAATAGTGGTATTCGAGTTATTAATAATAAAATTTTATTCTATGCTGATATTGATGAAGGATCTGTTTTGGAATTAAACCGTGTTTTACTCGAATTGGATTGTAAATTACAAAGTATTAAAATCTTTGATGATAATTATGAACCTATCATCCATCTCCATCTTAATACCTTTGGAGGTGTTATTTTTGCAGCATTTTCTACTGTCGATACAATCCGTAGATTAAAATCTAAAGTCTACACATATGTCGATGGTAATACCGCATCCGCTGGAACTCTGATTAGTTTAAGTGGTCATAAAAGATATATGGGACAACATGCTCATTTCCTCATTCACCAATTAAGTTCTGGTGTCTATGGTAAGTTCTCAGAAATGGAGGATGAAATCGCCACATGCACTAAATTGATGAAAGTTCTCAAAGATTTTTATAAAAAACACACCAAAGTTCCAATGAAAAAATTGGATGATCTTATGAAGAGAGATATTTGGTTGGATGCTCAAGAATGTCTTGATTATGGGATCATCGATGAAATTCTCTAAAAAAGGGGGTTGATTTTTTTTAGTTCGTGGTATATTTAGCAAAACGAACCAAAAAAAATTAAAAGAAAAACGAGAGAAAGCAGAGGATAAGTAATAGACAATTATGAGCATTTTTGACGAACAAATTAGTAGAAAACCAAACAAATACCCATGGACAGAACAGTTTATTGAAGCTATGCATAATGGTTTCTGGACAGACAAAGAGTTTTCATTTAAGAGCGATCTACATCAATTTAAAACTGTTTTAAACGACCAAGAGCGAGAGATCATCATCCGAACACTATCAGCTATTGGACAGATAGAAGTAGCTGTAAAAACTTTCTGGAGCAAGCTTGGAGACAATTTACCACATCCATCTTTACAGGATTTGGGGTTCGTTATGGCAAATGTTGAGGTGATCCATAACAATGCATATGAACGTCTATTGGATGTATTGGAACTGAATGATGTGTTTGAGGAAAATCTAAAGTTGGATTGGATTCAAGGTAGGGTCAAGTATTTGAAAAAATATACACACCGATTCTACAAAGATTCAAAAAAACAATATCTATATGCCTTGGTGTTGTTCACTTTGTTTGTTGAAAACGTTTCTCTGTTCTCACAATTTTACGTTATCAATTGGTTCAACACCAAGAAAAATGTTCTGAAAGATACCAATCAACAAGTTTGCTACACACGAAACGAAGAACTTATACATGCCTTAGTAGGTATCAAGATCATCAATACGATCAGAGAAGAATGTCCAGAACTTTTTGACGAAGAATTCGAAGAGAAAATCATCCAAGAATCACAAGAAGCTTTCAACGCAGAGTCCAAAATTATTGACTGGATGGTTAATGGTATCGATGAAGAAGGATTATCAGCACCATTACTAAAAGAGTTGATCAAGAGTCGAATCAACGAGTCGTTGATCCAGATTGGATTTTCCAAAGCTTTTGATATTGACGAAACGCTAATTGGTGATACAATGTGGTTTGATGAGCAATTGCTTGGTAACAGTATGGTTGATTTTTTCCACGGTAAGCCCACAGAATATTCCAAGAAAAATCAAGCATTTGACGAAGACGAGTTATTTTAAAATATATAAACATGAGTAATATAAAATGGTTAAACGAAGACTCTAGAAAATTTCTAGAAAGAGGATATCTGTTGGAAGGGGAAACTCCAGAACAACGGATGAGAGACATTGCAGAAGCAGCAGAAAAACTTTTAGGGCTTGATGGGTTTGCTGACAAATTCGAGGCTTACTTACATATGGGAGCATATTCTCTAGCATCACCGATCTGGAGCAACTTTGGTCGTGAAAGAGGATTGCCAATTTCATGCTTTGGGAGCTATATTCCCGATACGATGGCGGGAATCGCTAGAAAGTCTTCAGAGATTGCAATCATGACAAAAATGGGAGGTGGAACATCTGCATATTTTGGAGAATTGAGAGGAAGAGGAGAACCAATTTCTTCTGGTGGATCATCTACTGGAGCAGTTCATTTCATGGAAATATCGGAAAGACTCAATTATCTCGCAGGAACACCAATTCATAAATTGGATTATAGTCTTGAATTATTTGATAAGCTTATGGGAGTAGTTTCTCAAGGAAACGTTCGTCGTGGTAGTATGGCAGCTTATCTTCCAATCGATCACCCAGATATCGAGGAATTCTTAAAAATTAAATCTGAGGGTAACGCTATTCAGGATATGTCTATCGGCGTATGTGTTTCTGATGAATGGATGCAAAAGATGATCGATGGCGATAAACAAGCTAGAAAAATCTGGTCACTGGTAATCAAGAAGAGAGCAGAGAGTGGATACCCATACATTTCATTCACAGATACGCTCAACAACAATGCACCCCAAGTTTATAAAGATAAAGGATTAAAAATCCATCACCAAAATCTTTGTAACGAAATCGCTCTGAGTAATTCTGAAGACGAATCGTTCGTATGTGATTTGTCATCTCTAAATCTTGAAGAGTGGGAAAATTGGAAAGATACAGATGCTGTTGAAACGTTGGTATATTTCTTGGATGCTGTGATGACAGAATTCATCAATAAAACAAAGGGGTTAGAGTTTATGGAAGCACCTCGTAAGTTTGCAATCAACCAACGCGCTCTTGGTGTTGGGGTTCTTGGGTGGCACTCTCTTCTTCAGTCGAAGATGATTCCATGGGAGTCTATGGACGCTAAGTTTTTGAATATTGATATCTGGAGTCACATCAGAACAAAGGCAGATCATGCAACAGAAGAATTGGCGAAGATTTTTGGGGAAGCACCACTTCTCGAAGGATATGGTCGCAGAAATGTTACCACTCTCGCAGTAGCACCAACAACATCTAGTAGCTTTATCCTTGGTCAAACATCACCATCGATTGAACCTTTGAACAGTTGTTATTTTGTAAAAGCTCTTGCCAAAGGAAACTTCACATATAAGAATCCATACCTTATGAATTTGCTTCAATGTAAAGGTAAGAATGATTCCGTCACATGGAAATCAATTCTTACTCACGGTGGCAGTGTTCAGCATTTAGATTTTCTCTCACAAGATGAAAAAGATGTGTTCAAGACGTTTGGTGAAATCTCCCAAAAGGAAATCATTATTCAGGCAGCACAAAGACAAAAATATATCGATCAGGGTCAGTCTCTAAACATCACAATTCCCCCAAACACCAAATTAAAAGAAGTCAATGAACTGATGATTTTTGCTTGGGAGCAGGGTATTAAAGGGTTGTATTATCAAAGAAGCTCTAATCCAGCACAAAATCTGGCTAGATCGATTATGAACTGTAAATCCTGCGAGGGTTAATTAATTTTAACAGGTATTTTCTTCTCGTGTAATTGCGCATAGGACTGAGCAACAGTGTTATGCGCATTTATTTTATTATTGTGAGCATCTTTACGAACATCCTCATTAGATTCCATAAGTTTGAGAGGAATATTATTGAAATGGTGACTATGTGGATAAGTCACAATTAAATCATCAGTTGCTTTAGCATAGACTGGGTAAAATTCCCCTGCAATATTACATTCACCAATAATCAATCTACGATCTTGATCGATAGCAAATTTACCAAGCACTACCGTATTCTCTGTTTGCTGCACCTCCAAGGGGGCGGTAACATGTTGGAGGTATGTTTCCCCCTCTACTGCCAATCCACCCCCTACAATTAAATTATTTTTAATTCCCATGGAAGATTCGACATACACTTGTCTATTTGTCCGAAGAACGATTGTCTTTAAAGATTGTAATTCTAGATTACTCTCTGAAGCAATGTGAACACCATGGGAAGCATTTAAATTAATTTGTTTGAAACCACCTCGTAAAACAGTTCCTCCCATTTCAAAAGAACCAGTGGTTTTCAGAGATATACCCCCTGATCCCACAATTCTACTGAAAGAATTTCCAACAATTACGTGATCCTTCCCACAAGGAAAATTGGAAGAGTTATCAACTTCTTCGACTAAAGGAACATAATCATGATTTTTATAAATTCCTTTATCGGATACTAACATTTCAAATGGTTGACTTCTACCTTTTTCATCAATGCGAACTGATGGTAAATCGTTGAATACTGCTCCAATTGTTTCAAATTTATTTCTTTTAGTGATAAGATGTTCATCCCCACCATCACCCATTTTTTCTTCAATCTTGGTTAATTGTTCCTGAGCATCTAAAAATTGTTTGTCGATGTCCAATGCATCTTGATCTTTCTCCCATTCACCATTTTCGGTTGCAGCAGATTTGGAAGCACCAAATTCTAAAACACCTGGAGCTTGAGATCCAGCACCACCAGCACTCTTTTCGATATTTTGTAATGTGATAGAATCTTCTTTTGCTGGATTTCCCGTCCTCTCTGGAACTGGTGTATAAGCAGTGACTTCATCACTCTTAGATGTTCTATATGGTAATTTGGTGTAACCTCCAAATTTATTTTCAACTACGAATACTTTAGAACCTATCACGGGATTGTCATCGCGAGTTCCCGATGGAGAACTGGATACACCATTAGGTAATGATAATCCACCTCTTTTTATTTTAAATTTTGAATTATTATCAGCAATTGGTTTTACTAAATCTTTCCACTCTTGGAATGCTTGAATTTCTGATTCATCTATAAATCCTTTATAATTGTAAACCGTGCCACCAACTCTTTCGTTTTTCCCACCTACTACAAATTCACTAGAATCTCCTTTTATGGTATCAAATTTATCATTCAATACTAGAGTTTGTTTATTATTTGTCGCTAATTCAGAATTGACAGTATTATTCAATAGAATATTACTACCCGATCTTTGAGAAATATGTAGAGATTCATTATCAGTTGTATTATTGATAACAATTGCTCCCCCTCTTTGGTTTAATACTGTGCGGTTTCTATATTTCTTTTTAGACATAATTAATTTTCGAAGTCAGATGGGTAATAAGGAGAAATGTTGGATTCATTATCAGTTCTATTGATAAGTGTAAGGCTTCTGTAATCTTGTATAACACCAAAATAAACAGGGAAATTTAAATCTCCCATGTAATGGAATACCCATACTTTAGAACCAACTTCAGGAACACCGATTATACCCTTTGTTTTATTACTAAATTTTTGTGATTTGTAACCAAATGAATATGTATTACACTTCACAGAGAATACATCAATTGGTTTATTGAAAGCGTCTCCCATAATGGTATCTTTGTTTTCATAGATAAATGCTGGTGAGAATGATCCCGTTTGTAATGTTGGGGGTTCTTCATCATTCACTTGAAACCCTTCTTCATAATTACAATCAGAAATAGTTGAAATACTATCTTCATCGTTTTGGTAATATCGAGCATTTCCCGATTCACCGATTATTGGGTAGCATGGGTCTGCCCATGGGAGGTTATTGGCTATTTCTTTAAATATTGCAATGTCGTTCCAATTATCAGTTGGATTATTGACACCTGCCATTTTAACATTGATTTCATCGTATTCTTCCAACCAATTGTCAAAAGGTTGGTTAGATAATTCGGGAATATAAATTTTTACTCTATTCAATTTCAAAGGATCATCGTTCTTCACGACAATACCACTATAAAATGATTCGTCAGTTCTTTTGGATTCTGCGCCTGAACCACTTCCCCTATTATACATATTACTATTTAAGAGAAAAGCACACGAATCAACCGTGTGCTTTCATATACCAATAAAGATTAAAAGTATCTTATTATTAATATCCTAGCAATCTCTTTCTACGAGCATCAGGGGTAGATACAGAGAAGGTTTCTGAGAATGCTGATGTTGGAACAGTCGTGACAGAACTCAGGAATGGGAACACAGAATATGAATTATCAGTATTCACGATAGCCATTTGAGTATTGTGAAGCGATGCTGGAATATTAAATCTTGAACCAAGAACATTTACCGTGACACTTGGATAAGCAGCAAGGGAGAATGCAGATGCGGTATTAACTGTAGAGCCTACTGAAAATTCAACAGGATCGAATGCAATACCCACATCAGTAGTGGACAGAGATACCACACCTAATTGTCTAGTTGCAACAACTACGTTAGCACCAGATAGGAATGTGACACCTGTTGCGGAGAGTGTAGTATTGGTAAGATTAGGATTACCAGTTTTTTCAGCGGAAAGAAGGTTTTGTTGGAACGTAAAAATGCTCATATTATTATTTAGCAAAATTGATCAAATTTTAGAAATTACGTTGAAGATGGATTTCTGTTTCATCACCATTTTTCTGTTCATCAGATATTTCAAAATTTTCAATTCGGGGAACTAGATATTTTTTATAAAGAGATGTTCGGTTATTACCTTTAGATGAAAAGGTTAAATTTTGAACTTCATAATTATCTCCATCCCATTCCACGAAATAATTTGTAATTTCAATTACTGTAGCGAATACACGAAATGCATTGCCTGTTCCCGTTTTTTCAATATTTGTTTCATAGCCACCATCTCCTTTATCTTTTTCAACAATCCCGAATGCAATTTCCCAATATTTATCGTTGTATCTATTTTGCTTTGCATACCAAATGTATGGAACACCTTCATCTGTTTTGAAATGTATTATTTGAGTTGGTGTAAGAACATCTTTGGGATATTCATCTCCACTATCATCCCAATCATCTACGACTTCTTCGGTTTTGAACGTATTCTTCCAAGGGTATGGATTATCAAGACTTTCGTGGATTTGGAAAAATTGATTGAATAATTGCATTGATATTATTTAACGTATAAACGAGGAAACCCGATGCTCTTCGGTGCATCGGGTTTCAAATTTGTTCAGCGTGTCTGCTAAATTAGACTTACAGGTAAGTGCTAACAGAACCAGGTGTAAACGCAGTACCAAGACCTTTGACAATGATCAGGTGATAATAAAGATTAGCACCGAAGATATTGTTTACAATACCATAACGGGTCATGAGTCCAACGCGAGGAGCGAAATCATTCGGTCCAATTGTGCGTTGCACCATAATCGGGATGTATGGGCAGTAAATAATACCTGTGTCATAGTATTCAGAACCTTTGTAACCCAATAGCGCATATTCTACACCGCTGGTTTGACCAGAGTAGTAGTTAGGGCTATAGAGTGAAGTGTTCTGAACTTCAGTCCGAGTATCACGATAAACCGTCCAGCGGCTACCAACAGTACCAACTTTTGCGATACCAACACCAGCCGTCGAAACGGTTCCGTTGATTTCGTAAACCTTAAAGTCAGGAAGCATTTCGAGGATGCTGCAAACGCGAGGAGTGGCGATAACAAAGTTAGCGGCACCTCTACGGTTACGAGCAGCCATACGACCACTTTCGATAATAAGGCGTTGATAGAAGGTAATATTTCTTTCAGCAGTCCAACGACCATCCGCACTAACAGGACTCCAGATGGAGAAACCTGCGCCAGCACCAGCATTAAAGGCTGTTTGGATCATACGCATCACAACTTCACGGTCGATTTCAGCTTGGATCTCATACGACATAGCATTCGTAAGTTCTCCATCGATATCGATGCCGTTCATGTTTTTGATGTCTTGTTCCAACTCAACACTCCAACGAGTTGCAAGTCTACGTGTCCCAGCTTCAACAGCAGTTTTGTCAAACTTGAGTTCGATTTGAGGGATTTTACCTGTCAATTCGTAATTACTCAATAGTTCAGCAATACCACGGTCTTGATCTGCGAATGTCCACTCAGCATGACCAGAGAGGAAACCAGCAGATGTGCCAGTGAAACGTGTGTCCAGTAATTGATAGCCCATTTCGTCGTTCGGAAGACCTGTACCACCTGCATACTGATCCCAAGGCTGGTTGCCACGGGAAGTAGAGGTGAATGCTTTGCCATCAACACCGTCTGCACCAAGGGTTTCGCCTTGATAAGCATAACGGAGAGCGAAGGCGAGTCCGACAGGACCGCCCATTGGCTGGACACCGACGATTTCATTAGAAATCAATTCTGGGAAAGTACGTCTAATCATAGGAATCAGAATCTTTGGCAAACGAGCATCACCAGCAGCATAGGAGTCGCTGTTAGCGATACCATTGCCAATGGAAGACGTTGCGCCAAAAACGCCGTTACTACCAGCGTTGTTTGATTCTTGAAAGCACCACTGTTCTTGGTTCTCAAGCAGCATAGCGGTTGTCTTATAGACGTGTTCGTTCTGGATAGCAGGAATCGAGTTCGAGCTATAGTCCAGCACTTTACGCCATTTAGCGACTGCGCGTTGCATTTTTGAGCCATTTAAATCAGTTTGTGGGATATTCATATATATTTGATTTTCTATTCACATTTGTTCAGGAATTAATTCCTCATAGTGCGGGGTGGAAATTATCTTCTGAATTCCATCGTTTGAAGGACACTCAGATAAGGATCATTCTCCTCTACATCATTACTTACTTGTTCCGTGATAATTTTTTGATTTTTCACGAAATCTGGCTTATGTTTACGGTTTTGGAGAGCTTCTTCCTTGATTACTTCAAGTTGTTTTTTCTCTTGTTTTTCAAAGAGACGCACGGTGTAATCGAAATTTTCTTTGATAAAGGTAAGGGATTTATCGCCAAGAGCTTTCTTGATGAAGTTCTTTTTAGATTCAGGATACTTGGAAGTTTTACCTTCGAGGAAGAGTTTAACTTGTGTGTTATTTTTCTCTTCAGTGATAACTTTGAGATTGCTCTTCAAAGAAGCGTTCTCATTACGAAGTTTATCCAATTCATTTTTACCTTGTAGAATTGCATCGGACACAGATTCTTTCATGATAGCAGAATCAATTGCAAACACTTTGCGGAGATTTCCCAACACGTTCATAGCGGTTTTATTCTTAACTGCTTGCTCAATATCTTTAGCAGGAATGGATTCACTCAAAAATTCTTCCAAATAGGCACTAACAGATTCAGTGAGTTGTTTTTTAAATCTAATTAGATCAACTTGCTGTTCTCTTTCGTATTTCTTAACAACTTTAACTAATTTGGTAGTCTTATCTTTATCAAAAGCTTCCATCAATTTTTTCATTTTGATGGTGCGATCTTTATCGAGCGATTCCATGACCGATCCCAATTTAGTAGCATACACTTCATCCTGTTCAACCAATGCAGCTTCAACTGCAAGATCTACTTTAGCTTCCAATGCTTTTTGGATAGCACTAACGGATTCGTCGGAAAGACCGAGACTTTTTTGAACGTCTTCAGAGAAAAGATTCTGTTTGTTTTTCTTCATAATATTATTTAGAGATTTGATATAACTTTTTTATGTTTTAGAACAAAGGTTTTTCAATTTCTTGAGAAATTTTCTCCTGAATCTTTTTATTGATGGTATCTTTCAGATATTTATGAGCATTTGCATGGTCTTCAGTCATGATAGCTTCAATAAATTTGATGATAGATGCTGATTCTCCGAGTGTTTCTTTAAGTTTTTTCTGAAGTCCTCCTTTCATTTCCATTTTTTGTGGAGGAGGTAATTTTTTACCTTTATTTTCTTCGCGCATACGCCTCAGACTATCTTTTTTCGCTTCGCTCGTTTCACCTTTTTTAAATTCAGCATCTTCTTCAGGTGGTTTACGATCATAAGAACCTTTACCTTTTTTGGCTTTATGTTTCTGAGTGCCAGGTGCAAATGGTTTGCGGTCTTTTACTTTAGGACCATCAAAAGTAACTTTACCGTCTTTTTTCATATCTTTGAATGTTTTACCCATATTATTATTTATCACGTATTCTTCAAATTCTTTATAAAGTTGTTTTTCTTCTGGAATTCCACCATGTGTCCATGGTGATGTAAATTTAGATAGATGATATTCCAAAGAACCTTCGGACAACCATTTTAACCTAGTTAGAAATTCTGGTTGTGATATAGGATCAGCGAAAAATTCTCCAATTTTCCCTTTATCAGAAAACCATTTTCTAAATTTCCAGAAAGGTAGCTTTTTCATTATCAAATAGAATTAATGAATTTTATGATTTGTTTACGAAGATAAGATTCAATATCATGCTTTGGAATAGTTTTGAGAGACTTTTCAAAATTTTCATATACTTCTTCAAAAGAACCGTCTTGTTCAACAACGTATGTTTTACTTTCCAAAATACCATTAACGAATGCTTTTGGATAAGATGGATCTGCAACAGCATCAATAGCTACCAAGTGCATATTTTGAACTAGATTGTAATCATTATTTTCCATCAATTGTCCCAATGCACGAGTGGACATACCGACTTTAACACCATCATTGATAAGCGCACGGAGGATCTGACCAGTAGGTGTTGACAAGACTTTCGCTTTACCAACAAAATAATCATTAACTTCAGTCAATTCTGTTACCAAATGGCAAGCTCTCTCCAGATTAACATCAGCACTAGTAGGGTGATTCAACTCACCCATCGCTCTACCTGGAAGAACCATCTCATTGATATATCTTTGAACTTCAGTTCTCGTATCATCAAGTTTATACATTCTTTTATTTTTATTCACGCTATTGCAACCGATGAACGGTCCTTTAACATAAAGATTGGATGTACTGTTTCGATTGGATTGTTCTTCGATAACTTCAAAGTTATCAAACACATCAGGATTTTCTGCGATTAATTTAAGTTTCAACGCCATAATATTATTTATGTTTAATGATTGTAAATTCTATTAATTTAATTCTTTTTCTGTAATAATAATAAAATCCATGCCATGCTTCTTCGCGAATTCTTTGGCAAATGCCCATTTATCACAATTATTCTTCCATGCTACTTGTTCATAAAGCAGATTGGATTTCTTTTTATTTTTAGTAGCTTTTGGTTCTTGAGTCTGTTTCCAAGGTTTAACTTCTATAAGATATTTTTTAATTTTATCTCCTTCTTTTATTTTTACGTAAGCATCAATAAAATACTTACGATTTTTCCTTTGAAGACTATCAAAATAAGGAATAGTAAATTCTTCGCTATTCCATTCCAAAACATTTACATTATTATCTGCCCATCGAAACAATTTCAATTCTAAACCAGATCGAAAAATTATATTATCCAATTTACCAATATACTTTTGAGGATTTTTAGGGGCAAAAAATCCTTGTTTAAATCTCGAATCTTTTTTTAAAGGTAGATTACCCATTACTGTATCATTGGCTCTTCGACAATAACTTCTGATTCAATGACATCTAATACTGGTGGCTCTAGAACTGGATTTAGATCTATGATAATCTCTGGTTCAGGTGTCGCCACTACGGGTATGTTATAAGTAAAACATTCTCCATCAAAACCATATCCTTCTGGCATTGTAACAGGCACACGCACAGTGTGTTTTGTTTTTGCCATTTGATAATTAAGAGCATTTCCAATTTCTGTATTAGAAGCGAATCGTGCTAATGTTTTAGGAACATTTTCGTTTAAAGATGCGATGATCGTTTCAGGTTGTCTGCCCCAAAATAATCTATAGCATTCCTCAAAGGTTACTACAGCATGGTAGATACCTTTGATTGCTCGTTGTGTTAGGAATTTTTCATATTCCTGCGATGTCATTTCTTCGTCTATTTGTTCGTTCATATGTTTTTTAATAAAGATTATGTTTTAAGTTTGAGCGTAAAAGAGTGCGTCGTAAAGCGCGGCAGATACAGACGTTACTCCGCTAGCGGAATTTGCAACATGCGCTTCAACGTATGATTGCGCGGAAGTTCCTGTCGCAGTGGGACCTCCAGTTGTCGTTATAGTTGACAATGTTCTTGATCCATTTGATCCAAGGCTGGCGGTAATAGTTCCACTTCCATTGCTCATCACGGATAAAGAAATTCGAGTTTGTAATATGTTTGCGTTCAATCCTGTATTTGACCATGCACTGTATGTTATTGATGTTCCGTCATGTCCGTACACTCGCCAATCATGCGAGGTTCCACGCGCTTTAATTTCCACGCCAAATCCGCGATATGCAACAGCGTCAACTCCATCAGCAACAGGAGTATTGTCTGACCCGAATCGCAATCTGAAAATGTTCAAGGTGTCAGTCGCAGCGGAATTCGCGATCCATAAAATAATAGAAACGCCCAGCTTTGAAGCAAAGTTGATGCCACCGCCTGAATAAGACGGAACTGTTGTGATTCCCCGTCCGATTTGCGCTCTGCCATAGCCACTATTAGAAGTTCCTGAGCTTAATGCTACCCATCGGTCACCCGTTCCTTGTAATGCCGCCGATCCAGTGCCGCTATTTGCAAAAGCTGGCGTTGCTGATACGCGAAAAACACTGCCGAGACTGTAAAAAGGCTCTAGTGCAACATCGTCTCTTGTCATCAGAGATGTAGCCGCTGGCGTTCCCGTTCCTGCCGATGTCGGGCGAGTTGTATCCGTAAAAGATGCCGTTCCTGCGATTGATGGACTCGTCAAAGTCGCGCCCTCTGCTCGCACGAAGCCGCCGCCTGTTCCGTTCTCGTCGGTGAGTGCCGATGCTAGATTCGCGCTTGTGGGAGTAGCTAAAAATGTCGCTACGTTTGTGCCGAGATCAGCACTATCGACTAGTTCCACCCAAGCAGAGCCACTATACGAATTGAGATTGCTTGTGGTTGTATTGTAGATGACCAATCCAGCGGGAGGCGATGCAATAGCGTTACGCTGCGTTGTATCCATGCGCGGGGGAAGAAACCCTTGTGTTGTTGAATCAACTTGCAGCTTCGCTTTAGCGTTTGGAGATACTACTCCAACTCCAACTCCCGCTTTTCTGACTGCAAGCAAAGACTCGTATGCTGCTCCATTGTAATACTGATAGTTCCAACCAGTGAACTCTGTTGGTGTTGCGAGAGTGGTATAAGTGCTGTTAGAGTACTCAAATGCAGTAAACTGAACAAGCCCAGCATTGCCGAATGAGTTATCGTTTTGCCCTATTGTTTGGTAGGTTTTAAGATACCTACTACCCATCCTAGTCTTAGTTATAAGCCCTGCGTTCTTACCTGCTGAGTCATCTGTGGTATGCCAGATAACATAAATAGGTGCGTCACTGGTAGTGCCTGTGCCGAATACGTTAAACTTACCTAAGCTACCATCACCACGGGTAGTTCCTCCTATAGTCATATACACCGCAGAACTTGAGAACCCTTGATAGAGTGCTTGATTGCCACTGAGCGTTTGACTAACAAAAGTGCCAGTGTTGTTACGAGTTACGTTGCCAGCACTTGATACGGTTAGGCTAGTGTAGTTTGCGGCATCATAGCCGATTCGCATTTGTTCTGTCAGCGCGATTGTGTGCAGAGTCGCTGATGGAGTAGCTGTGCCGATCCCTACATTGCCACCGCTAGGTTGTAGATTAACATAGCTCGTTGTCCGTGTGGCATTTGTTGTGCCTTGCAAAGTCAGGTCATCGTTAGCTGCAATGCCGCCATTGATTTGTGCTATTGTTGGAGTTGTGATAGTTGGCGATGTCGCAAAAACCAAGCTACCCGTCCCTGTTTCATCTGTCACCGCCGCTAGTAAATTTGCACTTGTGGGAGTAGCTAAAAATGTCGCTACATTTGTTCCTGGATTATAGTTAGTTGCTGTGACTGGAACAGTCAATGCCACACTTGCACCAGCATTAAGATTTGCTAATGCTGCTCCAGTTTCTAGGGATCTTGATGTGATTTTAGTTGTTGCCATATTTTATTTATAATAATTAACTTAGTTCTGTAATTTCCATATAACTGTTAGCGTTCAATCCTGCTGTTTCTACACCAGCAGGAACACGCGCCCCCCACATTACAGTTACGTTACCTGACGCTGTTGGTGTTAAAATAACCTCTGAAATTGTGCTTAGATTCTGCCCGTTCTGGTTGACCGAGTTTGTCAGCGATGTTGAGGTTGATGGCGTAATCGTTGAGTTGCCGCCACCGTTTGTAAAGTGACCTACGGTATCGCTTCCGCTTGCTGTGATACCAGGGTGGTCAATGCGTAAAACCATCCCAACTGTCGCGGTTGAATTTTTGGTTAGCGAATGAACTTTAATGCGATATGTCACGCCGCTGACGACTGACAAAACTAGTGTGTCATCTGCTACCATAGATGAGCTTGTTCTTGTTGCAAGAGTTGTTCTCCTGACTCTTCGCGTTCCAAGAGAGGTGTTTAGTGCTGTCGCTGCACCTGATGTACTAAAAGTAGTAGACCCACTTATTACGGCATTGGTCAGTGTAGGCGCAGAAATGCTCAACCCACTTGCTAATTTTGCACTTGTCACACTCCCATCTGAAGGAATCATATCAAGCACTTGGACAGTATTTGTAGGAGATACCACAACTGCTTTTGCTCCACTTGCTAATGGAGAAGTAAAGGTAATGTTTCCGCTGCCAACAGAGTAATCTACAGATGGTTCTTGTAGCGCACCATCAATAGCGACAATGAGCGCAGATGGATTAGTGAGACTTTCTGCTCCATCGATGGCAAACGATGATAATATACCGTTGCCAGATAGTGTAGTGCGTGTAGGAGTGACAACTGTTGCAACTCTATTACCATTTGAATAGATATCACCAGCAGAAAGCTTTCCGACAATAGTCAAATCACCATTCATCGTGCCACCATCTTGGTATTGAGTGGCATTCGTCCCTCCACCAGAAGCATAAACAGCTACATATTTTCTTAAATCGGTTTTATAATTTTCAAATTTATCGTGAATTTTTTTATTCCAATCCTTTTCAATGGAGTCCCATTCTTTAACAATTGGTTTCCCTGTTTTAGATTCTAAAATATATTCAATTGGCTTTTCATTTTTGATTTTACGAATCTCAGAAAGTAATCCATTTCTACTTTCTTGAATAAGATTTTGAAAATATTTTCTCGCTTCATCTGTAATATCTAATGTTTCTTCCTTTACTAAGGATAACTTTTCATCGAAATATTGCGTGATTTCTTGTTCTGTTTCTGAGATTTTATTATCAAATTTCTCAGAAATCTCTAAAATTTTCTTATCGACATTTCCTACACGAGAGAGGGCTTTTTGGACACCTTTGTTCAAGGAATTATTAAGTTCAATATTGGCATCACGAATTGCATCCAATTCCTTATTAACACTTTCAATTAAAGAAACATCAGCTTTTTCATCCAATTTATCGTTGAGATTTTTATCAATTTCTGATACCTTTTCAACAATTTCTTCAGCAATATCTTTTAATTCTTTATCAACTTTCGGGTTGATATTTCTTTCATATAATTCTTTGACTAATTGTTTGACAGACTTATCAATCAACTTAGAAGAATTTTCAAAGTTCTTTCCAAGAGATTCATTTAGATTGTCAGCAATATCTTGAATTTTAAGATCAATGCTTTCACGAATCTCATCAAATTTATAATCATTATCTGAAATTAATTCATTTTTAATTTTTCCAGAAATGATAGTAAATTCATCTACAAGATTTTCTCTTGCTGATTCCAAATACCCTTTGAGAGCTTTTTCCTTTTTCCTACTCTCATTCTTAATATCTTGAATATTTTTTGCTTTATTATGTTCTAAAATTTCAAGAGATTTCTTTACAGCATTTCTCTTTACTCTTTTTATTTCTTCAAGAATTTCTTGTTTTTTATCTTCAACAATTTCAGAATTATCGAAAGTTTCTTTGATAAGCTCTTCAACTTCTAAATCTTCATCTTCTTCATTCTCAATATTTGATTCAAAGATTTCAACTGGTTCGCTTTGCGAATTGAAATAAATTTCTTGTTTCCCTTTCAGAAGTAAGAAAGGATATTGTGCTTTCTCGTTTCCTTCCTCCACAAGAATAGATACGATTGGATTTCCGTTTTCTTCGGAAATCTTTTCTGCCACATATTTTTTTTCGTTTATCTGCACCTCGAAAACACCGAAAAAGACTTCTTGAAAATCTTTAACTTGAAGGATGTTCAGAGGAGAGTTAGACGAGGTAACTTTTACCTCTTCGCTAAACAATCTCATCTTTTATATTTAGTCAAATGGTTATTATGTCAATTATAATTATTAAAAAACAGAGAAAGATACTGGGTCGAAATCTCCGTACCCACCTTCAATTAAGAATTGTTCCAATTCTTTTTTCTCTGCAACACCTTCTGACAAAATGGAATCACCATTGATAGAACCACCACCAGGAAAACCCACGCCACTAATTTTAGTGAGAATCCTTCCCCACATGACTTTACACAAAGCAGTGGAGTATTCCAATACCCATTTTTCTTTTACCAAATCTCGAAGCGGTTTTTCCACATAACATTCCAATAAACCATAGAATGTGGTGTTTTTCGGCTGTGGTATCAAGCGTAAATATTGTGTTCTGGGATCGAAATAAATATCTCTTCTGGTGGCAAACATTTTTTCTCTGGTATCAATCCAATCTTTGACAGTATGCCAAGAAAGAATATCAAAACCATAATTCCCAAGAGAATATGCGTGATATGATTGTTGTGCCATAGTTTGTTCCACGGAGAACAATGTATTCACACCAGTCGTAGAACCTTCTTCAAACGATACGACATCAACAACTTTTCGATAATCCATGATATCATAATCAAACATATTGTTGTATGTGCGAACATCTTCTTGTGGTTCACATTGAACAGTGAAAGGTTTTTGATAAGATTGTTGAAACAAAGAACTCAAAGAAGGTCTGAACGTGGTGAATAAATTATAAGTGGTTTTATCAATAATTTGCATGGATGTAATACCATCGGATGGAACTACAGCACTCAAAGAGGAAGAAGAAGCAAAATAAGAATTTGGTATGGTGGATAAGGAAACATACAACACATCAGGAATTTTCACTTCATAATCAGGATTAGGTCCGATTTTCTTATCATTTAATTTTTCCGATGGTGTATATCCAGAATTTGCCACAGTGAAAAGAGTATCCAATCTGATTCCTTTGCCACTTTCATATAAGTTACTATCAAAAATTACATATTCTTTTGAATATCCAGCGTATTTTGTATAAAAATCCGTTGCCATTGAAATTGCTTCATAAAGTTGGTCATAATGCAATTCAACATTGATCATTGGATGTCCCAATAGTCTCAAGATTCTTTCTCCCAAACGTTGATAACACTCAATCTTTGAATTAAGATTAGTGGACATGAAAGCTGAAATTGGTTCTAATTGACAGAGACTCATATTATTATTTAATAAGCTAAATAATAATATGTCATTTGAATCCAATAATGGTTCTGTTTATTACCAACTTTCTTGTGGTGTTCCAACTGTTTCAGGTTGGAATCCTAATAACAATAATGGTTCCAAATATTATTACCTATCTTCCAACGATTTCATACTTTGGGGTCAAAGCACTATTTTCGTTCAGCCATCAGCTAATAATGGTAGTCAATACTATTTTTACGTGTGTAATAAATCAACTGATACTGGGTGGTCTCCACTATCTAATAACGGAACTAAATTTTATTATAACTCAGCATTTAATTGCGTCAGCTTTTGTGAATAAATAATATCATGGATTTATGGATTTTCTTAATGCAAAACGCGCAAACTATTTCAATTGTTATTGGATTGGTAAGCACCTTCTTGGTTTTTTTCAAAAAAATTAAAAAATTTATTATTAAAAAATATGAACAACATAAAATTTATAGTAAATCTAAACATGAAATACCAGAAATTTTACAAGAAATTAAATCGGGAATTGGTAATTTAGACACTCGATTAAAGAATGTTGAGTATGAAATCTCCCCTAATGGTGGTGGTTCCATGAAGGATTCTCTGAAAATCATCAAAGCAGAAATAGAAGCAATGTTTTGGTTGAATCCTAAACCATCTTTTCGCACTACTTCCAAAGCAATAAATATTCAAGTTAATGAAACATATTGTCATTTGTGCGCGACTTCATCGGAAGAATTACTTCGTTTGAATTGGAAAAATTTCATAGAAGACGAAATCCAGTTGGATGATTACATGCGTAGATGGGAAGAATCTACTGATGCATCTTCCCAATTTTCAGGTAAATTAAAATTTAAAAATTCCCGTGGGGAATATATGGGAGAATGGTTGATAAAAGTTCGTCCTTTAGGTCCAATTGAAGGTGGCAAAGATTACCTTTGGCACGGAACAATTTATCCGTTCGATCAGAAATCGAAAGAATGTGCTAGGAATTATAATATACCTTTGAATTAAACTGGTGGTGCTTCTTCTGCTGGAGGTGCTTCTTCTGCTGGAGGTGCTTCGCCACCGCCCAAATCAGCTTCTCCACCACTAATAGCGGCTCCTCCTCCTCCAAAGTCTGGAACGCCACCACCGCCACCACCACCGCCACCCAAGTCGCTCATGTCACCACCTTCTCCTCCCGCAGCACCTTCAGCTTGTTGTGCTGCAAGTTCTTTCCAGTTAGGTCCGTTGGCTTTAATTTGTTCAATTTCGTATAGGAACTCTGCTTCGTTTCTCAGGAAGTGACGATTAGCAAGAATGTCTGAATCTTTCCAATCCAAATATTTTTTCATAGCAAAGGTTTTGGAGACAAATTCACTGTTTGTAATACTGGTAAAGGTGTTAATTTTTAATTCAAGCTTTTGACTTTCTCTCATGTCATAGAAATTCGTCGGAACATTAAATTCCACTTGAATATTATCTTCGAAAAGATCATATTCTTCGAACATTTCTTTGAATTTGAGATGAGTGACAAATGCTCTTTTGATGCCTTGAGCAAATCTTTGTTGTTGACGAATGATCATCTTCGCAAATTTAAGCTCTTCACGAAGCATTTCTGTCCCATCATTATATCCCGTTTCATTATTCAAACGAGAAGTAGGAGTCTTCAGAGAACGATAAAGTTTCTTGATGAACCAATCTAGAGGCTCCATATTACCATCTGATTGTTGACCACCAAATGTTTCAACAGTTGTTGCTTCTTGTCCTTGTCTTTTAGCAAACCAGAAAGAATCCAAAGTAGACTGTGGTGCATATTTTTTAACGACATCACTTTGATCCAAATCGAAAGTCTTGGTAGACCAATATTGAGATTGTAATTTTCTCAGATATGCTTCAGCTTGAGGAACTGGTAATCTACCTACATCCACATTGAAAAGGAAACGGAGAGGTGCATGAACCATTCTATGGATAACCACAGAATCTTCGATCATCGAAAGCTGTCTATAAGCTCTACGGCAATTCTCAATGAAAGGAATGATAAAATCTTTTGTTTCATTATATTGTCCACTATTTACATAAAGAACTTGGTTCTTTTCAAATGGAATATATTCATACCGTTCAACTTTTTTATTATCGATGCTAGAAAAAATAGGCTTCTTATAAATAAATGCTTTGACTAACATCGTCTGGATGTTGTCATAAACAGGATCGAATTGATCAGCAGGAAGATTTTTAATGGCAACAACACCTTGTTTGATGTAATCATCTTTCAGAATAAGTTCAAAAAAGAGTTCACCTTCAACAAGAAATTGTCGGAAATAATGCCATCCATTATCATCCAAATCCAACATGGAACAGAATTTAGAAAATTCTTTTTGTATTTCCTCTTTTTTCTCTGATTCCAAATCAGCGTTACGGAAATCAAGAGTTACGATTTCCCCATCTTCATCAACGTTAATGGTTTCATCACAAATTTCATCCAAAGCATCTGCCACTTCAGAGTAAGCAGCCATCATACGGTAGTCTCTAAGACGACCTGGTTTTTCTTCCGATGCTTGGGAATACATCAAATCCGTAAAGGATTTGTCTTGGTAAATAGCGGAAAACGCTGTGTTATTCCAGTCGTTATTAAGAGCTACAGAGTTCTTAGCAATTGCTTCAGGTCTGCGTAACCCGATTTTTTGGAAATATTTATATTTTGTATTCTTTGCTTCATCAGGAGTTTGCTGAATAAAATTCCCACGATTCTTCAAATAAGATTGCATATTCCTATCGAAAGTGGAACCCTTACCGTCATTACTAACGTAGGATTTATTTGAAGATTGTGTAGAAGAACTATCGGAACCCGCCATACTTATTATTTAGGGGGAATCTTCAATTATTCAATTAAATAGATCAATCGTCCCCATAAATATCTTGATCAAAATCATGGCTGGATATTTTTATCTTTTTCGCCATTTGTAAAACAAACTCATATGCTGAATCAAAATCATCATCAAATGATTTATATTGATTATATTTATTAGCCATTTGCTCATTCTCAAAATATAATTCAACGCTTACTTTCCCATTCTCAAATTTTATTTCCAATGATAAATTACCAGTTGAATATTCTAATATTTCTCGTTCGGTGTTACCGAATCTATCATTTTTTTCTTCAAAATCTGGAAATTTTTTCAGTATGGCTCTTGAAAAAGACCCCCAATTTGTTATATTTTTATTATGGGCATCTGCGATAGACCCAGCCCAAGTATTTCCCTCCATATACAATTTAGCAATTGCGATCTGATCTTTCGTAGTCATGATATTATTTAGTCAAATTGTTTTTTTTAATAGGATGCTACCCACCCTGCGTCATTTGCCGTCACAAAAACATGGTTTCCCGACAAATTACTAAAATAATTTGAACTTAGGGATATTGTGACAATATTATCATTCACTACTGTGATCACATTCTCTGGTAATAGATAAGCGGAAATCGTGGGGAACTTGGCAGTATCAATCTCAGTGTAAACCAATTGAGGAATATTATATGCACCAGACAGATACCAAGTGTTATTGTAACCGAATCGCTTCCCATAGAATTGGAAATTTCTTTCATTCAACTCAGTTACAATCAAAGAATCTCCTTGATGGATACCATTGATGAAATAATTGGTGAATTCTGGATACGCACTAATCGATACGCTTTCTGTTTGAACACCTTCTGCACTGATAGCATCGAAGAGATTGTAATCACAAAATCTATTACTGACAGCTAGAGCATGGAAATCTGCATTAACCACATAGATCGGTGCTTGAGTTTGGTTATAATCTTTGAACAACCAACCTTTGATCGTGAATGATGTAGATGCAGAAATTCTCCATTTTGTATCAGGTGACAAATCTTTGGGATTTTCGTAGGAAATATCACCTGACCATTGAATTTCTGAACGAATCTCATCAATGAATGGCATGTTGAACTTTTCAGGAAATTGCCAAGAAACAATGATATATGGATTACAATTTACGACGAAATTCTGGATGATCTGATCCAAATCTTCTTTGAAATAACAGATGATATTCACATCCAGAGTGAGATTTACTGGAATTGGTGTTGGAATTTTCGCAAGTCTATTGGTAGAATCCAACTGTTTTCTATACAGAAATTGATCTTTATTTGAAATTCTGGAAGGATCACGAGCTAAACTTGTTTGCTCAATCGTTACTACTGGCAATGTCAGTGTCTTGGCTCGATCAGTGAGATCATGTAGGACACGGTGTTTAGGTCCGTTTACATACCGAACTTCAATTTTCTCCTTCGATTGTCTGGTTTTTGCATCATAACGATACACAAATGCATCGTCAAATGCTGCCACAAACATATTGAGGAGATTGGAATTTTCAAAAAAATAACTGTAATCACGCATTACAGTATTACTTAATTAAAAATTCCTAATTAAACTTTTTATGTAAAAATCATGAAAAAATCATTAAAATTTACTAAGTAATGATATATGGAAACAATAAAGAAAAAAATAGAACTCTATGTGACTTTGGAAATGAAGGAGCAAATTCGTAAGATTGCAAAGAAATCTGGTCTGACTATGACCGAATATATCAAAAGAATACTAGAGGAGACGTTGAATGAAATTAACTGATAAATTTGAAAAGAAGGCTGGTGTTTATATCATTCGCAATGAAGTGAATGGGAAGTATTATATTGGGGAAAGTATTAATATGTATCAGAGAGTTTGTGGTTATAGAAGTAAAGGAAAACAAATTATTCATAATGCTATAAACAAATATGGTATTGAAAATTTTGATATCGATATTTATTATCTCACAGATTTTGATAAAAAAGGATTACACGATTTAGAAGAACAACTTATTATAAAATTTAATTCACTGGAACCAAATGGTTATAATGTATTAAAAAGAGGACAGAGCATGATAGGTTTTAATCATTCGGATGAAACCAAACAAAAATTATCAAAAGTTAGAACAGGGAAGAAATTATCAGAAGAACATCGTAAAAAAATATCTTTGGGTGGAATGGGTAAGAAGATGTCGCCCGAAGCAATATCAAATAGGGTGAAATCTTTCACAGGATTCAAACATACTGAAGAATGTAAAAAACGAATGTCGGAATTAAAAAAAGGAACTAAAATGAGTGATGAAGCGAGAATAAATATGTCGATAGCTAGAAGTGGCGAAAAACATAATAATTATGGCAAAAAAGTTTCTGAAGAAGAACGTCAAAGATTGGCAGGGTTGAGGAAAGGAATCCCGAATGTTAATAAAGGAAAGAAAATGCCAGAGGAACAAAGAATTAAAATGTTGGAATCTCGAAAAAGAAATAAATTATTAAAAGAATCCGATCCGTCTCTCTTCAAATGAATTTTCAATGCTCACATCTTTTTCGCTGTTGAAAATCTCTGCTAACGTCATTTCTTTATCAACTTTCAACCCTAAATTACAAAAATTTGATAAATCTTGAACCTCTTCTTTTGATAACGCACCAAATTTGTATTCGAAAAATAATCGACCTTTTCTCAACAAAGCTGGATCGATCTTGTTTAGATCGCAGTTAAAAGTGCATATAATTTTCATCTGTAATGCATCTTTAAGAAATCCGTCACATATTGATAGTAGGTTATTTGTTCCAGAATTTCTATCAACTGATAAAATTTCCTCGGCATCTTCGATAATCAAAAAGTTTTTTTTGTTTTTGATCATGAATGAAATAAAATCAGGAGATGAAATCACTGATACCATAGAAGGTGGAACATAAATAACATCTTCATCCGTCTCTAAAATTAAATTCTTTAACATATTAGATTTTCCAGCACCAGGATCGCCATGTAAAAGCAAAAGACTTTCAGTGTTGTCATCTCTCATAAATTGTTTAAATTTATCAATAGGACATTTTTTACCATAATATAGATCATACCTCCCGTCTTTAATTTCAATATTATTGAAAGTGGTTTTTTGTTTATACAAACCTTGAGCATTCTGAGCGATCATGTAAAAGTTCTTCTCCGAATCAGGAATAAAAAGAACATTCATGTCGATTAACTCCTCTAGCAATTTTTCAATGGCATTTTTATTTTTAAGAAGAGGGCAAAACGATATGGAAACGACTCCACTTTCCATAGAAATAAATTCTATATCATCATCATCATCTTCTTTATTAATTTTGTTTTCAGGTAAACCGAAATTACAACGAACCATCAAATATAAAAATTCATTAAAATAATATCCAGATTTGAAATCATTGATTTTATATTGATGAGTTACATCAAATTTCCATCTTTTGAAAAGATCATGAATATCATCGAGTCTTCGAGCATCTATTAGATAATCATCAAGTACAATCGTATTCAGAGAAATATTACCAAATTTCTGTTCAAATTCTTGAGGGTAGTCGGAAGGGTTCTTAAATTCACCAACTGAATTTACCCAATAGGTTTTCTCCAGTGCTTTTTTGATTGTTTCTTTTAATTTGCTCATATCAGTTAAATCTGTCTAGGAAGAACTTGGGAAGCTTCTTCTTGTTCCTATTAATAGCATCAAAAATGCTTCCGTCAAGTATATATGTTTCACACCAGTCATCATGGGCGCGAACACTACGACCACAAGCCTGAAGCAGAGTCTTGAGCATAGCATTACCATACCAATCCTTATCAATTTTCATCAGCTTCTCTACTCGAACATCCTTTGTCGGTAGCCATGGTGCTTTGAGAATGATTTGGAAGCGAGACAAATCACCTTTTAAGTCCACACCATATGTCATTGAAGGAGATACCAAAATGGTCGGTTCACTGGACGATTCATGAGTTTCCAAAAGCTGTTCATTATTCACTCCTGCTTCCCTACAAAGCAAACGATCTGATTTTATATTTTCTCGAATATAATCTGCCAAATATTGAGTGTGAGTATGAATGATACCCTTTTCATCTTTATGATGTTCCATGATACCTTTGATCTGTTTCATCAAAGTTGGAAGCATAGATTTTAAATTTTGAAAATTTAATTTCTGTTTTGCCATGATATGAATCGGTGACTTCTCTGGATTAAAGTCTGTTCCAATGTGGATATATTCATGATCTTTAATACCAAGAGATTTGCAATAAGCATCGGGATCAATAATTGTCGCAGAAAGAATTACTACTTTTTCAGCATAATCAAACAAATATTTTGAAAGAACATCAACTTTTAAAGGAATAAATCGGATAGCATTTTCCAATCGTTCTACGATGTAATCGCTATCGTAGAAAGTATCAATCAATAATTGTAAGGAATTTTGAAGATTGGTAAGTTTGGTATATTCCTGTTTCTTTTTATTGAAAGTGATAATATCCTTTTTATTACTATTCTCACTAAACCAACTTTTGTATTCATCTAAGGAATTTGTTACGCTCTCTGTAACCTTACTAATCCACGCCAACACTTTGGTTTTGTTGTTATCATCATTGGGAAATGGTGTGACGAGTGTTTGAGTCTTCATAAGAAATGGGATATCCACTACACATGTAAATTGACCAACTAACTGCTCTTCTAATTCTGAACCCTCATCACATACAATAATCTGTCTTTTCTTGAGGTGGTTGGGAAGAGAGAAAAACATACTGTAATTCAAAGCGGAAAACCTTGACGTTAGCATATTATTACGAGAGTTGTAATAAGGACAACGATTAGCTTTCCAACACTCATTCTTTTGGTTTGCCACATAAATACATGGCGCAATATCAACTGACAGGGTATCATCCACATCACACTGGTAATTACTCTTACCTTTCAAAACTCCTGTATCATCGAAAGTATTCTGGTATTGATCTTGGAGTGATTTAGTAATTGTCAAAGAATAACACCCAAATGGATCAATATCTTTCATCAATTCTGCACCATTTTCAGCAAAAATACTATAATTCTTTACTATTCTTTCAAATTCAACAGGAACATCTTTAGATACATTCCCAAGGGTTTTAGCTAAGTGTGTCTTACCTACCCCTGTGTCTGCATGAACAATTACGAATTTTTTACCATTCTCAAATGCTTTTTCAATGGCATTAAGAGCTTTTGCTTGTTTATCACGAGGATTGAATCCCTCTGGGAAGTTTAATATTAAGTTACGCATTTTTTAAGATTTCAATTTCAACATCTAAGGACATTTATTATGGAAATCCTACCACGCAATTTTAAGATGTCAAGACGTAAAGATAATTATCGAAAAATTTAGAAATATCTGTTTTGTTAATTGCTTTCATCTTCCAATAAACCTCTTCAGTTCTAGGACAGAATGCACTCAGAGAATAATCAAAAATAAATCCATTTTCAATTTTTTTAATATCATAAGGATAAGAGATTTCCCATTCTTTGATGTCTCCATCTTCTTCAATTTTAAATCTTACAAAATTTTGTTTTGTGTTAAACATTTGTATTTTACCCCCTTTGATTGTTCGGGAATTCAATACAAATTTCACATCACGGAAAATTAATTTTTTTAAATGTTCTTCGATTCTATTCATGGGTAAGGGTCGAGATTAAGTTCATTGTCCATGTATCGCAATTTCTCGTTTGGACTCATGGGGAATATATTTTCATTGAAAAACTTCCAAAAGTTATCGTCTGCTGGGATTTTTTGAACGAGATAGCACATATCCATCGAGACATTTCTAAAGTCCTGCATGAAGATATCCCATGTAACTACTAAATTATGTTTACGCTCATCGACTTTTTTAGGTTCAAAGGAACCTGAAAAGTTCAAAGTTGTTTTACCATTATAGGAATTGAGAATCTCCATACTGTTCGTACACAACATCTGGCGAATATAAGGTCGTCCTGGTGAGCGTTCAGGTCGTCTACGAACAATTAATAAATCACAAATGTTATTTTTCAATAACGTTTGTAACTCATTTCTCTTTAATTTTTTTAGCATTTATATCACAAACGCCAAACATGCGCTGCTCGTTCAAGAACAAAGCGTTCTTCACTTTACCATGACCTGTTACTTCCAAGTTGGAGATTGGAATACCCATATTATTGGGGAACACTACGATATCACCAACTTCAGTGTATCGCACGTTTGGTCCTTTAAGGATGACTTTACCTTTTCTCCAAGCATTATGAACTTGAGCAACAGGAATCGCAATACCTCCACGTAAAATATAATCACCTGATTCTTCTCCTGTGACCAAATCACAATATTCAAGAAGCATCACATCATCAAAAAGTTTGGATAGACTATAATCATCCAAACCAAAATCACTTGGTAGTGCTTTATCACTGAGATCAATGTGGGATTTTTGAGGGGCTAAAACATCAATAGATACGGACATAAATATATTTATTGGTATTATTTATTTGTCAATGAATATTTTTTTATTATTAAATAAACAAATATGGCAATTCCTATTTCATGTAAATGTATCACATACGGACGAGTTGATTTATTAGAAGAATCATTATACAGTTTTTTAAATCAAGAATATGATGGTGATAGTGAGATGGTTATCGTGAATGACTATCCTGAACAAAAATTATATTTCGATCACCCGAAAGTTAAAATAATTAATTTCGATAAAACATTTGAAACAATTGGAGCTAAGGAAAATTTTGCGGTAGAAAATTGTAGCTACAATACAATAGCAGTTTGGGATGATGATGATATTGCATTATCGAATCACTTAGGTAATATAAACAAATATTTTCCAAGTTACGATTTACTTCATTGGAATAGAGGTGCGTTGGTTAATCATAATAAAATACATGCTCTGACTTCTCTGGGAAATTCTGGCATCATTTATACTAAAGAGATATGGGAGAGATCGAGTAAACATCCTCTTGAAAATGCGGGATATGATATGTCATTTGTTATTAAATTGAAAGGAGAATATAATTGTAGAGTGGTAAATGCTTCCCCACCAGATGAAGAAATTTCGTGGATGTATTTATGGGGCGGTAGAAGTTATCATATGTCGGGTCAAAGTAAGGATACACCAGATAGAGAAAATGTAATTATTAGACATTCGAAACACATTGATAATTTAAAAAAAGAGGGAAAAATTCCAATTGGTGATATTGAACTAAAGCCAAAATGGAACACCGACTATAAACAACTTTTAGAAAATTATTTGAAAATATGAAAACAATAGTCGTATTGGGAATGCATAGATCAGCAACCTCATTAGTTGCCAGAACTTTAAATTCTGAAGTTCATATGGGAAAAAAATTGTTGATCGGATTAGTAGACAATCCAAAGGGTCATTATGAAAACATTGAGATAATTAAAATAAATGATGAGATATTACACAATTCTGGTGGTAGTTGGTTTGATCCCCCACCAAGAGAAAAAATAATTGAAATTGGTAAAAATTATGAAGATCATATTAAACGGATCGTCGCTGATGAGGTTGCAACAGCACAGAGTAAAAATATGGAAAGTTGGGGGTTTAAAGATCCTAGAACATCATTGACCATAGATGCTTGGTATAAACATCTACCAAATCCTCAATTTGTTGTATGTTATAGAAATCTTAAAGATATTGCCACGTCCCTACACAAAAGAAACGGGATTTCAATAGAGCAGGGAAAGAACTTAGCAATTGAATATAATAAAAGAATATCACAATTTTTGGAATCTTTTTATATGGAGGATTGATCCTCTACCTGCGTTGGGAATATGCATGAATACGTAATCATTCATTGTCCACATTTAGTATTTTAATTTTACCATTTGGTAAGACATCAATCTCAATACTTTCACCCTTTTTTTTAAAAATTTCATCTAACAGTAGATATTTATTATATTCATCGAAGTCAGGCGTTATGATAAATTTTTTGTTTAATAAATTTAATTCTATTAATTGGTCATATGAAATTTTTTGTATTTGTAATTCCGTGGGTTGACACGATAAATGAAAATTAGATGTTGAAAATCCATAAACAAAATCGCGTTCATTTTCATTTTCATCTTTTTTAAAATTTCTTAATTTGTGATGTAATTCCGCATCTTCTTGAAAATTATTAGTGCTGCCATATCCTCCAACATCAAAAAACATTTTTTTTCGATATGATTTATTGTTCGTCCCCCCACTACACGAAGCAAATTTATCCGCATATATAGTATATGAGGGAAAATTTCTGTATGCTTCCACAGAAGGATCGGCGTATTGTTTCATATGATTTGATAAACGGTTGGGTAAGAAAATATCATCATCATCCCATGGATGTATCACATCAAAATGTCCGTATGCTGCCCCCAAGTTTCTTTTTTCCCCTACCGATATCTTTTTGGTCAAATTCATAACAGTGACATTATCATAATCACATTCCAATGTGATTTTTTTATCATCATTGATGATAACCAAATGCTTGTCATCATAGTCTTGATGTAAAAATGATGCTAACAATCTCCCCAGATAAGGGAGTCTTCCATAAGTTGGACATACAACAAGTGCTTTCATAGTATATTCGTATAATCTTTATATCCATTTTCAATATCACTAAAATTTAAATATTGTTTTGTCAAAGATGAACCGTCATCTTTGGTAAGTAAAAAACAATCATGCGTATTATGGATTTCTGCTACACTAACATCAAAACAAATATGGTTTTCGAGTTTTAGTAAAATATCATACATGGTGTGATTACATGCGTAGCTATGCAACGCATAGCTATAATGCAATTTGTAGATATTTTTTTCTATGTGCGTTGGGCGATGTATGTGATACCCTCCAAAATAAATCATATCCCATCTCGGAATATGATTTATATTATTTTCAAAAACGTTTAAAATATCATCGTCCAATACAACATCGTCTTCAAAAATCAAAACATTTTCAACATTATCGTTTTTACACTTTTCAATTATTCCACAATGACTTAATGTGCATCCGTATGCTCCTCGCTTAATATTTGGAGGTATGTTATCCAAATGTTCATGATCTATTGCAGAAAATCTCTCAACATTTATTCCAAATTTTTCAAATTGTTTGGAAGCATGTTCCCAACGATCAGGTCGTCTATCCAAATTTATACAATAGATTTTTTTGAAAAAATTATTTAAAGCATTCATTTTTCTCTTTTTTTGGATATATATTTGATATTTTTTCGTTTCAATTTGGGAATCACATTTTCAAAGAATCGAAATGCTTCTTCATCCGTATCGAATATCTGTGAGTATCTGTTCACTGTCTCATTAGCATAATTCAACAGATCTTTATCATAGAAACTCAAGTAACGAGTCACCATATAAGGAGAGAACTCTTCCAACAATTCATTTGTCATCTCCCCTTTCTTATCAAAAAGAATGTGATTTATTGTGTTAAACATAAGCGATTATTGATGATGTTTATATATTCCCCACTGATCTCACTACCAATGTAATTTCTATTATTTAGCTTTGCCATTTTAGCAGTAGTCCCACTTCCCATGAATGGATCGTATACCAAATCGCCTTCATTTGACCAACTTAAAATATGATCTTCTGCTAATTTTTCGGGAAAGATTGCTGGATGTTTATATGCGATTTTATCATCAGACCCATAACCACCTCCTTGTGTATACTTCCAAATGTTACGTCGAATACCAAATTCAGGAGCAATCTTACTTTCATATTTCTCACCCATAGTTCCATCTGCTTTTCTACGTTGGCGAGTCTTACCCCAACGCTCTCTCCATTTATTTGGTCTATCGCAAATAGGATTGAATGTTTTGATTTTATCTTTGGATAAAACAAACATATATTCAAATGCAGGGTAATATCTATTTTTCACTGGTGAGACACCACTCTTCTCATAAATGATGACATCATGTAATTTGAAGCCAATTTCTTTGAAGTAAAGAGCTTGTCGGAAACTCGTTCCAGATTTATCACCATCTTTTGTCTGATCACCAACTACCCAAACAACAACTCCACCTTTCTTAGTGACTTTGAAAAGCCCCTTGGCTACATTTTCAAAGTCGAAAGAATAACCATTATAAGTTCGCAAATCATCATATGGAGGGCTGGTAACAGTTAAATCAATGGATTCTTCTGGCATACTATTCATAGTATCCAGACAATTTTCATTATATATTTTATTAATTTCAAACATTACATTTAATCATTTTATCGTAGTAAATATCAGTCGCTTCTCCACCATCTGCGAACCACTTGGAAGGGAAATAAGATGTCTTATCACCAATCAAAGCTGCACACCAAGAAAAGGTAGAGTTGCTCCCCACTACGATATCACACTTTGACATGTATGCAAGTTCTTTAATATCAGAATCTGATTTCATTATAATAAATTCTTTGCCTTTAAATTCTTCTAAAACAATTTCGGGTGAATCTGTAAATACAAGAATTTTAGTATTCTTTACTATTTCAGGTGTGAAAATATCAAATAATTTATTAAAGTATTCGGTTCTACACACATAATGTATTGTTGCATGGTTCAAGTAATCACCTCGTCTTATATGAAATGCAATATTCAGATTGTTTCCCCATTTAGGAAGAACATCGACTTCTGGCAAGTTCAATAAAGAAATAAATTCATCTTTGTATTCTTCGAAGTATTTCAAAGATTGGAAATATCCATTCAATGATACAGAGCCTTCTATGAAGGGTAATTCATCATAATTAAATCTTTTTTCTTGAATAGGAACGACATTTCCACTATAATTACCATATTCAAAATTTTTAAAAATGTTATCTTTATACACTAGAGGATTAGACCCCTGACCAGCAAACCAATTATAAGGGTTGATGATCAATTTCTTACCATGTTTCTTGGCATAAGCATAACCAGCAGCTATTTGAAATAACTGATTGCCCACGCCACCAATAACATTTACATAGCAACTATTCATATATATTAAATTCTTTCAATTCTTCTAATTGTTGTTTCAATGATGCTGTCGGTATGCATCGCACATTTTGTAAATTTCTATAACATTTACCACCGATTTTTGGAGTTATTGATATTTGTAAATCAAATACATCGGAAATCATATTGATTAAATTATACTTCGATACGATCTCTGGTGAATGTAAAATACTAACACCCTCCCAAAACGATTTATATTCCAATAATTGATTTATTCTTTTACACAATTCTAAACATGTTACACCGTTCCAATAATGATCGACATATCCATAGACAGTTTGTTCGCGTTTAGACTTACACCACTCAAGTAATGATAATTTATTATTAATTTCTTCACCAATAATAGAAGTCCTAATGATTGATAAATTAGGTGCTTCGCCTAATAATTTAGATTTACCGTAATCATCTTCACAATCAGGTAAAGATGATTCATTATAATACCCATCTTTACCACTAAACACGCAATCAGTCGTTATATGGATAACATTACACCCATTTTCCATTTTAAATTTAGATAAAATGTGAGGAAATATAGTATTAACTTTATACATATCACCTATATCAGTGTTTCGTTGTTTAATAACACCAGCAGCATTAATTATAACATCCACACTAGAAACATTCGATATCAAAAAATTTAATATATTTTCATGAGATGATGTCAAATCTAACATTTCTCTATCTACTGGTAATACCGTATAACCTTTTTGTTTGAAAAACTTGACACAATAAGTTCCCAACATTCCAGTGCTTCCAAATACTATAATTTTCATGGTTTAAAATAATTTTTAGATTTTAAATATTTTTCAAGTTCTATATATTCAAGTGAACTATCTCTCGAAGAATATTCATTTTTTGAAAATTCTACCATATTTAAATCTTTATGTGGATACATCAAATAAATATCATCAGCATATTCATAACTCATTCGTCTAATTTCTTCAGAAGAAGCCATGATTTCATGAATTTTTTCACCAGTTCTAGGTTCAGAAATTTCATATTTTAATCCAAATTTTTCTTTATAAATATTGAAAAGATCGACTACAAAAAACGATTTTAAATCTGGGATAACATTACATCCTTTATACTTTAAAGATTTCAAAATCAAATCTACAGCATCTTCAACATCCAATAAAAATCTTGTCATTTCTTCTCCATAGAGAGAAAGTGTTTTACCGTTTTTGATATATTCCCATATCAAAGGAATAATCGATCCTGTGGAATTCATTACGTTTCCATATACGGCAGTAGTTAGGTTACAATTTGATTTACCTGCAATGAAACACTCACCAGCTACATATTTCATTGCACCATAAATTGTAGTTGCTGCTCTGCTTTTATCAGATGAGATGAAGCAAGCAGCTTTGAAATTATTTTCCTCTGCTGCAATTCTGGAATTGATTGCACCATCGATAATGATTTTTGAAGCTTCTTCATAATTGTCATTACAGGCTTCAATCTGTTTCAGAGATGCTGCAAAAATACCAATCGTATGATACCTTGATTTTCTAATCAATAGATCACGATTGCGAATATCCCCAACCACAAAATTTACTTTTGGGTATTCTTTTTTTAGATAATAATGTTTGGACTCATCGCGTGAATACACGGTGATTTCATTATCTTGATGTAAGCGACGAATTAGATTTCTACCAAGAAATCCAGCACCGCCCGTTATGAAAATTTTTTCACCAGTCATAGATCATTTGTTTCGTTCTGGAAATCTTTTTACAAATTGTTACTCCAGGATTGAAAGGTAAAGTTATGATTTCAAAATCATCTATTAAATTTTGTTTAATATGTTTCGCAGTTTTATAAACATCCTCGCATTGTCCTCTGTCAGTCATAGACCAATCCCAAGGATAGGTATCATGGAAGAAAATAAATCCATCTTCGATCACTCTATCTTTTACATTGTTAAAATCTTTCAAAGATTGTTGATGAGAATGATCAGCGTCAATAAACACGGCATCAAATTGTTCAGTAGTTAATGATTCAAAATAATCATCAGTTGTTTTTTGATGATATTCCATATTACCCTCCAAACCAAATTCAGCAGGAATCATATCCACTCCGACTGCTTTTTTGCAGTGTTTGGCAAGCGTGACAAAATTGCCTCCATGCCTCACACCAAGTTCAAGATAGTGTTCTGGACGAATCCATTTGAACAACAGATCAAAAAATTCGGTATGGTTGAATGTTTCGGCGGGGGGTGGGATGTTTCTTAAATGGTTGCATTATCTATATTCTTCTTTAACTTTCCAATCATTATGGAATATTGTCCACAATGCTCGCTCAATCATATGAGCTTCTCCAACAATAACATCCCATCCGAGAATATCAAGAATTCGTTGATAAAATTTTCTCGAATATTTCAAAATATACTCCTTTGGGATGATGTAATTAACACCTGGTGCAAATCTAAACCAAGGTGGAATCTCAGGATTTTCATACATGTCATTGAAAAAATCATTAATATTTGAATAATATTTTCCCTGATGTTTTCCAAAATACCATGAAGTATTGCGCTCAAGATAACTATTTTCAGGTCCAATAGCATTTTCGATATAATTTATCCTCCAAGGCTCACTGGTGAAATCTTGAATCTCTGTAAATCTAGTGTTGTTAGCAATATCAAGAAAAAATTCTTCCGTGCAATTTCCATTAGAGATGATCCTGCCATTTTCATCGTATCGTGGAGTTCCAGTATCCTTTTGATTCATTAGACACGCACGACAAAACAATGTGGAATCGGGAAGATTGTCATAATTTTCTAAAATAAAATGGAATATATCATAAACATTCTGCCCCACATTTTTCTGATGCTTTACTTTTTCAGATTCGGGAAATCGATGATAACGATCATAAATTAGATAATTTTCACACCATTTATCAACCCAAGAATCTTCAAGATTTTCAGGTAGCCAATTGTAATCACTGACAACTACAAAATTTTTATTTATTTTTTTCATATTTTTAACTTATTTTTTTAACAACTCCTATAATAAAATTCTTATTCCCATCATCGTCTTTTACAGTATGTGTTTGATAATCTTGATATTTGATTATATCAATCTCGAATAAATTTTTGAAAAATTGATTAATGGTATTCTCTGTTATGTAGAATGTCTTATGAAATCTCATCGATGCTTCTGATTGTTCTTGATTATAAGGAGTGGAAAAAATTAATTTACCATCTTTTTTCAAGGCTTTGTGAAAATTTGTTATGACTTTTTTCAAATCATCTGGAGTAAAATGCTCCAGTGTTTCAAATGAGACAATCTTATCAAATTTATTTTCAACTTTTAGGTCTATTAAATCTCCAACAACAAAATGGATATTTTCATTTTCGTATCTATTAGCAACTTCATTGATAGTGATTGGATCAATATCGACAGAATAAACTTCTTTACTTTTTTCTAAAAGCATCATACTACCATACCCAGAACCACATGCCATATCTCCGACAATATCACCTTCGTTCATTAAAGTTTTAGCAAATTCATATCTTTTATAATGACTTTTCTGATAAATGTCAAAATTTTCATACTCCATATTGAAATAATCAATATCCATTCTTTCTCCATTATTTTCTATATTCATATTATAATATTAATTTCTTATTTTTTAATTTATCCATATTTTCTAAAATGAATATAGGCAATCCTACTTCGTCTATTCTATATCCATTTTTTCTCATTTCCATGTATCCACTATGATATACTGGATGCTTAAAATCTTCAATCTTTTTCTGTATTCCACCCAAAGCATTAAAATGCCATCCACCATTCTCTATAAACTTATAGAGATGTTGAAATTTTTTCAATACTCTTAAATGACACATTGGATTAATATTTTTAATATTTTCATATCTAGTGATTATAGGACCAGTAAAATATGTCCAATTTTCATTTGTTTTAACGTTAAGATATTCTATATAGCAATTATTAATTAATGGTTTCAAAATTTCTTCCCCATTTGGAGATAATGATATATCATAATTCCATATTTCATCAACATCAGAAATTATGCAAATATCGTCATCTTCCAAATTAATTAAAGCTTTTTTAATAGATTCTTTCTGATAAAATTCAACGACCCAGCATATATGTTCTCGTGTTACCATATCACTGTTGAGTGCCATCTGTAAGATTTCCTGATCGCAATTTGGATCATCAAACGATGTTGGAGAATCTAGAACCTTGTAATGAATAATCTTGTCATGGAATTTCTCAAAGCGTTCCTTATTCTCTTCGTAATACAAAGGCTTATCAACACCACTGAAAGTCTTATCCGCTTCTACCAATACAAATTTATCCACGTAGGGATCGAGAATATTCAATCTCAATTCCAACATGTCAAGTTCGTTATTAAAGCTAAAAATGTCGTAGATCATTTCCAAAAATTGGGGTCGCGTTTCTTATACTCTTCAAATTCTGCCACACATTCATCATATCCAAACAATGTTCCTTCCCTATCAATATAGACATGATCCCTGAAAATGTTGTAGCCACATGCCCAATAACCATCTGATATATTATAGCGACCCCAATATTTAGGAGCTAATATATACTTTACAGTATCACTTAGTAAAGTGGCAAAATACGGGAAGCTGGAATTTGATAAAATCAAATAATGAGCATTCTTGATAATAGTGAAATCTGTTCCAATATCATAATGTTTCACTTCAAAATCAGGGAATTGTCTGCTTGCTCTTTCTACATCATCAGTGATAACAACGAATCTAAAATTTGGGTTAATTTGTCTCATTCTGGTAATCGCATCATCCCAATACTTTCCATTCAAATGAAAATCGGCAACACTTGCATATTCCCCGCCACGATAATTAATGATGCAGATATTTGGATCAGAATAATCATAACAATCCTTTTCTGGTTTAATTTTCAACCACTGCCTAATTTCATCTTTGCGGTGGATGATACGATCTTCCGATTGAAAAATTCCGATAATTTGTGTGTTATCTTGAATCAATTCTAAATTAGGATCATCGATAGTTACATTGGAACCATTTGAGAGATACAACCATCTTTCTTTGAAAGAATGTTGAATACCATCTGGTAAAGTAATGGGTATATCGCCTTCTTTTTCTGAATATCCACCTATCACGGGTAATCCAAAATCTAAATCCATAAAATCCAAACATTTAAATTTATGGGGATTCATAATCCCAAAATCAAATCCCTTATCTTTGGCAACGACTCTTGTTGTCACGTAACAAGCAAGTTGATTACCTAATCCCTGTCCATTGTATATTTCAGTTACTATCATATTTTTCTTTACAATATTTTATCTCGTCTTCTAAATTTCCTGAATACCTGCTACTGATCTGATTCTCATGACACCGATTAGTAACCAAGCAGTCTTCAATCACCGTGGGTAATCCGTGGTGCTTATTCATTCGATAATAGTATGCCACATCCATGAGCATTGTCAAGTTCTCATCAAACAATTCAATATTTTCATTTCTAAAAGATAGCACGGACGGAGAACTAATTGTATTCACACCTTCCAACAATCTATCATTCCAAGACGGAACCATGAATCTATCAAAATTCACACCATCTCTCGTATGATTACACCCACAAACAGCCCATTTATTATTTTCACATTGGAATGCTTTATCGAATTTCTCCAAACATCTACGATCAAACATGAAGTCATCTTGAAACATGATCTTGATGATTTCTCCTTCCGCTCTTTTCAGAGCATTGTTGAGATTGGCAACACCATTACCATAATTTTCCTCGTATTTGAAATATCGTAATATATAATCTTTCTCCGATTCCGCTAAACAAAAATCAAAAATATCAAAATTTTTACTATGATCAGAAATCACAATCTCCCAATCCTGAAATGTTTGGATTTGGATTGAATGGATCAGATCTTTCAAATACTGAAGACCAAATCCGTGCTGCTCCCAAACGGGAACACATATGGAAAATCTAGGTTTCACAGTGTCCAACTCCAAATATATTTTTCCAAATCTTCCCACTTAGTATTACCACAAACGAAATCGGAGTGTTTCCGATTATTATCATAGTATTGGTGTTTTTCTCTCACTGTATTTTCATGAGGTAGATGCCACGCTATTGCCTCTTTATTACCAACTCTCAAAATCCCCCATCCCATTTTTTGAAATCTAGCTAAGATCTCATCATCTTCATAACCCCATCCTCTAAAATTTGGATTATACCCATTACATTCGGTAAAAGCTTTTTTACTAAACATAACCATTCCTCCCTTGCTTTGGGGATGTGCAACGAGAAAATTCTCATCCTGATCGTATGGGATTGGTTTAAGTGCTTTAGATTTATCCAATAGATCAACTAAGGATTGATCTGCGATGAATTTTTCAAACATTGGTTGCTTCAAATGAATGAACATTCCATCGTAAGGATACACGATCCCCACATTATCATCGAACAATTGCTTCGCTTCCAGAATATATTTTGGATCAACGATCACATCAGTATCTCCCGCAATCAGATAATCAACTTCCAGAATCTTAGACATTTCATTGAATGCCTTGGTTCTCCAATAAACATCATGATTTACCATAAAAAGACCTTTACAATCGTATTGCTTACAGAGTCTTTTGAAGTCCCCATCCAATTCCTTATCATCATTCAGAATGGCGATTTGGAGATTTTCAGAATTTTCACGATAGAATTTTACAACCATTTCTAGATTGCGAAATCGATCATCCACGTCCCTACGGAAATGAATCATCAAGCCAATATTATTCAAGTCGGATTTCATTTCAATGATTTATAGTATTTTTCAAAAATGTCAATACTTCCTGTTCTCTCGTATCTAGGACACCATCATTCCCAAACGGGAATACGCCAAATTTCTCTTTGAAATACTCCATGGAACTTCGAATATTATCACTCCATTTCTGCATGGATTCAGGTGTCTTGATGGACGAATTTTCCTCTGAACACGCTTGTTCTTCAATATAATCCAAAGAATTTGCCAGATCAGCCCACCACCAATAAGGAGTGGAATAACCCTTTAAAGCGAGTTCATAACTATGGGAAACATGATCAAAAGCATTACGAAATTTTTCATCGATTAGACCGACATCTTCTAGACACTTACTGGAATAATAACAAAATGCCCCAACGCAATGCTGATTAAATGCGAGAGAGAAATCCCCATAATCAACAACCAATCGAGGATATGGTTTACCACGAGAGATTCCATTTTTATTAGCTGGTCCATGATAACCAAACATCAAATGTTGAATACCACTTTTCTTAGAAGCGTCGATATATGCTTGGAAGATGTTTGGATTTTTAATAAACATATCATCTTCAATCAGAAAGATATGATCACATCCTGCATCAAGAAGATGCGCCAATGCGCTATTCTTAGCTTTGGCGACACCTAAATTTGCAGTTGGGGTGAACACTGTGATGTGTTCACCCTTCCAAGATCTTGCAATATCGACAGCGTAATTATCATCATAACTGCGATTGGTTTTAGTATCCTCAACCACATATAAATAATCAATTTGTTCACCACAATCCAAAAGAGAATTGAAAAGCTTCTCAAACATGGATTTTCTTCCACATGTGATAATACCAACTCCGATTTTTTCACTCATATTTTAAAATTCTTAATTTGATTTGTGATATTCTTGAATTCATTATCTTTTTCCGTCCATTGACTCTGATCTTTTAGCATTTGTTCCATCATCTCCAGATTTTTAGGATCGAGGATACTGTCCTGTGTTTCAATTAATTCGCCTTTTTGATCAATAAATTCTCCTATCCAAGCAATTCGATCATCAAGATTCGGGATATTTTCAATGGGAATAATTGCTGGCATATCATCAGCAATGAAGAATGGTGTGTTCTCAAGCTGATCTGAATATTGTTCATAAAGACCAGCAAAGATATCATCAATCTCTTGAATATAATTCAAATTAGTATCCCGTAATCCGTCTGCTACAACTTTGATAGTGGGATCGTATTTAATCCAAAAAATAATATCTAGATTTTTCAGAGAACGTCGAACAATATCTACAGTAATTCCGAGAACATCCTCCGATATCAAATCTTTCTCAGCAGCATGAAGAGTATATGCCAAATTATCCAAAGTACAACGATCATAGACGACATATTTCTCATCCTTATTAACTTCTAAAGTCTCTGTCATCCAATCCAAAATAAGCAATTGTGTTTCGGCTGTGGTATTGGAAGAATGTTTCAAATCTTTTTCTTTGATAATATCTCTGTATGTTTTCGACGGTGTTTTATACATTTGCCATTTTTGTAAAAATGACTTAATAAGTGTCGATTTTCCAGTATTGTGCGCCCCTGCGAATGCAATTTTCATATTAATTAATTTACCACCATATTCTCAAAAATCAAGTGATTTTCTGTTAAATAATAATACATATGTCAGTAAAAAAGACACCTCCTCGTAAGAGGAAAGAGCGGGATGTGACGGAGGAATATACCGAACACATCAAAAAGGGGTTTGATTTATCAAATTTATATTTGAAAAATAATTATCCAATGACTGATAACCAACAGAAATTTTATTATATGTCGCAACATCCGAAGAATAATATGGTATTTGTCAACGGACCAGCAGGAAGCGCAAAAACGCATTTGGCTGTATTTTCAGCCCTTGAGCTTTTGAAGAATGGGCATGTTGATAAGATCATCTACATTCGTTCTGTGGTGGAAAGTTCTTCACGTTCAATTGGATTCCTTAAAGGTGATGAGAATGAAAAATTCTTACCTTATATTATGCCAATGTTGGATAAATTAAATGAAATTTTATCTAAAACAGATATTACTCACTTGATGGAAAACGAATATATTAAAGCAATACCAGTAAATTTTGTAAGAGGTCTTACCTTCCATCGCTGTGCTGTGATAATCGATGAAGCTCAAAATATGACGAAGGGAGAGATAACAACTATCCTAACACGATTTGGTAGACATTCTCGATACTTTGTATTGGGGGATGCTGCTCAAGCAGATATCAATGATTCGGGGTTCACTTTCGTGTATGATGCATTTGATACTGATTTCTCAGTAAAAAACGATATTCAATGTGTCAAATTTGACATAAGTGATATTGTGAGATCGCAGATATTGAAGCATATCACGCAAGTACTCAAGGTGTAGTGCGCATTTATTTTAGCAATAAATACCAATCACTTTGTCCCCCAAGAAGTGCCATCAAACCATGAATGACCTTTTGGATTTTCCAAGGTTGGTTGTGGTTTTTGTGGTGTTTCTACTTTGATTGGTTGCTCAACAGCTTTCGGTGCTTCTTCTACACCGTCTACAATTTTAAAATTCTCATCCTCTTTTACTACGATTTCTACGTTCATAGTGATATTTATGAATAATTTGTGGATGTCAATACCTTATGGTCGAGTAGTTGGTGGAGGCGTAGTAGATGGTGGAGGCGTAGTAGATGGTGGAGGCGTAGTAGATGGTGGAGGCGTAGTATTATTAACAGCACCCGTTCTTCTTTGTGCTGGTTCTGTTAGGAATTTAAACGAATTGCTTTTTTTATCATGGAGGATTATAGCAATAGGAAAATTATATCTTTGAACAACTTTACTTTCACCTGTATTTGGATCAACGTCTTTTTTTCCAACTTTGACTCTCCACTGCGAATCACCATTTGGAAAACTTTTGAGCATTTTAACTTCTGAATCATCAGGCATAAGACTGTAACCATCTAAAAATTCGATAACCCTATCTTCCATTTTTCTACCAGCTTGTGAAATATTTTGTTTTGCGTCTCTGTATTTTTGAACAATAGAACCAACTTGAGAACTAGTATTTGGAGCAACTACTTTAGCAATTTCTGCCCCGAATTGACCAACTTTTCGAAGCCCTCTACCAACTTTGGAATCCTTAAACTTGTCCCAAAGTCCCTCTTCCAATAATTCTCTTTGTGATAACTTATACATCGACTGATAATTTTTTGTCTGCTACATTGTTTAATGCTACATCGATCAGGGCATCCAATTCATTTTTGATAAAATCTTTTCCGATTAAAACCTTGTGGTCATTAGTAGATCGATTACTAATAGAAAAGGGGATACTTTTAAATTTTTTACCTCCTATAACACAATCAAAAAGACACACAGGTCTTTCAATAGTATTTCCTTCTCCGATATTAATTATAATTGTGTCTTCTGTAGGTTTTTCTAATCTCATGGAATTGATGGTTGTAAATCTTACTATCTTCTCGCCTGTTTTTTTATCCTCTCCAAATTCAATATCTTCTCCATGTAAAACATTGTAAGCACCGTTACCAGTATCCAATTTAGAGGAAATAGTTCCGATACCATCAACGAAAATATCTTCGATTAGACCGAATATATTTTTCTCCACAAAGAATTGTTTGAAATTTGTCATTCATTTATCAAAATTATTAATAATCATCGGATTGTTCAAATCCAGTGTTTGCAAAATCAGCTTTAGCATCAAGGCGATGCCAAACATCGGAAACATAAGTCGAAGAAATAGTAATCGCTGAAACCATCCAATCTTCAAATTCACAATCGTTTCTCATTTCATACAAACGATCAGCATATTCAGCGAGTTTTTTCAACTCTGAAAGAAGAACTTCATTAACTTCGTGCTTCTCAACAGGACTAATTGGGTCAAATTCCATGACCATTCCTTGTGCTTCAGGTTGATCAAAATCACCTTCGTCACCGAAGTCATCATCTCCAAAGTCATCATCACCACCGAATTCATCGTCGTCACCGAAACCATCATACTCCATGGCATCACCGAAGTCATCATCCATCTCGTCATCAAATCTTTCGTTCATAACTTTACCACGGAAAGATTCCCAAATCACTTTATTTTCTTCACCTTTGAATTTCATAATATTATTTAGCTAATTGAGTTTAAATTCTGTGCTTCTTCTTTTTCATTCTGGATTCCCATAATAATTGGTAGGATTTCTTCTTCATAAAATTCTTTACCAGTCTTTCCAGTCTGTTGTAACAATTCTTGAGCTTCATCATCATCCTGTAAAGCAACTTCAAGTTCCTTCAGATTTGATTTATCTGCTTCCGATACATTAGTTGTTGTTGCGTATAGCAATGCCATCACAACATGTTTAATGTAATTAATTTCTGCTATGGAAGTGAGAGGAACAGGATTAGCTTCTTCCGCTGGTGCTTCAGGTGCTGGTTGCCCTTCTTGAGGAGGTGCTTGCTCCATACCAGCATTGGGATCTTGTTCGTCTTGTTCAAGAAGACGAACATATTTTTCAATTAATTGTAATGTTTTTGATTTCATATTAATAAGTTCTTCCAGTTGCGGTTTGTTTTACTGATTGTAATCCTTTTTTAATTCTTACGGAACCTTTTCTATAAGCATCAACTGCTTGATTGGCAAGATTTTGTCTTTCTTTCACTGCTGATTTTGCTTTTTGTGCAGAAGTGCCAAACAATTTACCTGCAAGACCTTTCAAACCACCAGAAGCTTTACCTGCCAATCCTTCGACTTCTTTATCGACTTCATACGTACCTGTTGTAGCATTGATAGATTCATCCTCTTCAGCGTATTTTTTCTTTTTGAATCGTCTTTTCTTTTCATGTAAAAGCATTTTAGCTTTGAAAGCATCTTCTCTTTTTTGTTCATTAGCTGGATCATATTGTTCCAGAATTTCTAAAAATTTGCTTTTTTTAGCTTTGGAAGAATCAACCATTCTACGCTTAGTAGCTGGATCATGTTCTTCAATAAGTTTCAAAAATTTACTCATAGCATTATTTAATCAAAATAGTCATCTTATTAAGAACTTCTTGAAAATATTGCTCATTGAGAAAAGTCAGACCTTCTTTTTCCAGATATTTAGAAATTTTTCGAAATGAAGGTGTTTTTCTATTTTGAAAAACCGATTCAAATTCGGAAATTACTTCAGCGTGTCTACATTCAAGATAGCTTTCCAATTGCTCAAATGTGTAATTTTTTCCCACGATATTAATTTTGAAAATTCGGTGGATTTTAGCCAAAAGCTGATTACGGAACTTATCCTTTGTTAATGTGTTGGAGAAAAATACAAAATCACCGTTGAGATATTTTAGAAATTCTGTGAATGTCTTGATAAATTGATGGGTGTATAGCTTTTTGTTATTTCTTTTAGAGAAATCGAAAGTTGCTGTCAATCCAAGATTTTCCAACAAATAATAGAAATGTTCATTGGTTTCCTTAAACACTTCATCAATATCGATGATCTGTTTGTTTTGAAATGAAATCCTACTCACAATTCGAGAGTAACAGGATCACGTTCGATGTCAACATAATTTTTGGGAACGACTCCTAAGCGGACATTGATAATGCCGTTCATGAATCTCTTATCAAATAATACTTTACATTTAACCTGCCAATCCATTTCCGCGAATGACATATGGAATTTTGATTGACAGACTTCTATCACTTCTCTGGAAAAATGCTCAATACCGTATTTCTCAATGTCAGCAAGCAATTCTTTGGACGATCCCCAATACTTTTCAACATCGTTGTCCACATAAGAAATTCTATTGCGCGTCTTACCTTTCAATGGTTTGCGCTTTACTTTCTTGAGTAGCTTCTTCTGCCCAATGTAATATTGAGGTTTGTCGGTATTGACGACTTCTGGATGATCATTGCGAATGAGATAAACAAATCCTACGACACCTTCCGTATCGGTTGGGAAATTTTTCCATGTGCTTTGGGGTTGACTTTCTGATTTTTGCATTTATATTTAATTATAATTGATTCTGATTTATTATATTTATTGTACATTAATCTTAATCAATAGATAATGATAAGAAGATTGATTTTAATTAATTTTTTTTCTTTTGTTTCTTTCTTTAGTTATCTTTAATCATAGTTAATATCTAATCTATATCTAATAATAAGATAATTAATTATAATAATAAATTGACTATTGACAAATGAATATAGCGAGTATAATTAATGGGAGGGGGGTGGGAATAGATGTACAATATAATAAAGAAATTTAGTTAAATTTAATCGCCAGAAAATTAAAAAACATCCGTTTGACATCCCAAAAATCTGTGCTACTGTCCAAACATGAACGTGAATTACATCAAAAACATTGACGCAATGGCTGGATTGAAGGAATTGCCTGACAAATCGATCCATTGCAGCCTGACATCACCTCCCTATTACAACCTTCGTCAATACACAGATGATGAAAATGAATTTGGATTGGCTGAGACACCTGAAGAGTTTGTCAATGGATTGTGTGATTACTACGATGAAGTTTATCGTGTTCTACGAGATGATGGTGTTGTTTTTGTGAACTTAGGGGATACCTATCTTGGAAGTGGTAAAGGTGTTTGGAAAAATAAGGATGAGCTTCAAAAAGAATCATTCAAATTTAATGAAAAACCCAAAGAGAAATTGGGAGGATGGAGAAAACCAAAACAATTGGCATTAATTCCTTTCCGTTTTGCCATCGAGATGCAGAATAGAGGATGGATTTTGAGAAATAATATCGTATGGCATAAAGGAAATGCCCTCCCCCAGAGCGTCACAGATCGTTTTGTGGTTGATTTTGAATCAGTATTCATGTTCGTGAAAAGCAAATCGTATTATTTCAAACAACAAATTGAACCATTTGCCAATTCTTCCAATCCTGATGAAGTGTATACAGGAGAGGCTACAAAGGATTATGAGTCTCAGAAGGCACAGAACCCAAGTGATACGAAGAGAAGGATTCTGGACGCAATGCGTAAGCGAGGAGGACGTTCCATGAGAGCAGTGTGGAAGATTAATACCAAATCCAACAAGTCCGTTCACACAGCCACATTTCCTGAAGAATTGGTAGAACGTATGTTAAAGAGTGGATGCCCTGAAAATGGTATCGTATTGGACTTCTTCATGGGTTCAGGAACAACAGGAGCAGTTGCCAAACAATTAGGTATGAATTATATTGGATTTGATTTAAATTCCGAATATTGTGAAGTAGCGAGAAAGAGAATTAATTCTTTTTAATTTTCTTCCTGCGTTTTTTATTTTTCAATTTACCTCTTCTGGTGGTGACACCCATCCCATAAGGATTCCTAGCATCTCCTGGAGCAAACCAATCGGTGTTTTCAATACCAGCATGACCAGCAACATCCCCCCCATACACGCCCCCAGCAGTCATGTCCTCATTCAACATTTGTTGATAAATGTTGGCGATTTCATTTTTATCGTTGACAAAAGGTTGGTTCATGTTATTATTTAACTAAATGATGAGAGTAGTGAATAAATAGCTTTCATGCTCCTGATAAACACTATGGAAATATCATTGAAAAATTATGAGTTACGAACTGATTAAAAAATATCAAACACAATATGAAGAATTTGCTAAGATCACAGACTTCAATCTCGAAGATGTCACACGCAGAGTTCCTTCTGAAAAGCACTTTTGGGTATGTCGGCTCATTGATGCGAAGATCGAGAAAGATAAGCTCTACAAATTAAAAGCATCTACCAAACACATTCTCCAGAAAAGAATTATGGAAGAGTCTCCTGTGGCTCTTAATAAGCAGGTATTGGATGATTTGGATAAGACTCCATCATTGGAAGCAATCAATCAAAAAATTAAAGAACAGGAATATTTGATTGAATATTTGGAAAAATTGGTAAGTCAGATTACATTCATTGGTAACGACATTAAAAACATTTTGGAACTGCGGAAGCTACAGGAAATGTAAATGATAACATTTGATTATAAACCAACTAAGCGACAGGCGCAATTGATTACGGATTCCGAAACACTCAGTATGATCCGTAATCATTTTTCTGTTAAGAATGATGGTGCTTCTTTTGCTAAGAGGAAAGGTCATCGTTTTGTAAAAGATCGTAAGTATGCAATCACACCCACTGGTTTGTTTGACTTTGGATTTTATGGGGAGATTCTGAAACATCTAAGAGATAACCAAATTACCGATATCACATTCACCGATGAATTTCGTAATAGATTGAAATGTGGCATTGGGAAATTCGAGTTCAAAGATGAACTTAAATATGATGCTCGTTATTATCAAAAAGATTCTATCATAGCTGGACTAGAGAAAGGTTATGGTGTTTTTCTATTAGCAACAGGAGCAGGTAAATCTTTAGCTCAAGCATTACTGATAGAAAATTATATGGAAAACGTATCAAATGATACATTCAAATGTCTTATCGTAGTTCCAGGTCTTTCTCTTGTAAATCAGTTACAAAAAGATTTTGAGGACTACCAAGTTACATTTTCATATTCAGGTTGGACTGGTGAAAATCCTTTGCAAGATACTCAAGTTGTCATATGTAATACTCAGAATTTAGGTTCCAAATTTACTGATAATCCTTGGATACTTGATGTGAATTTATTGATAGTCGATGAGTGTCACGGTGTCAATAGTGATGCCAATTTGTCGAAAATTATTAATAAAATTAAAACACCAAACAAGTTTGGTTTTACAGGGACATTATCTGATAAGCCATTGAATCAATGGAAAACGCTTGGTGTCTTTGGACCAGTGATTTATGAGAAGAAATCCAAAGAATTGAGAGATGAGAAATATTTATCAAATGTTAATATAAATATTTTAAAATTAAAGCATCCAAAAACACATAAATTAAATTATAAACAAGAATTAGAATACTTATATAAAAATGAAAAACGGAATGATTTTATTTGTAAATTGGCTAGTAAACTTAATGGCAACGTTCTTATCATGGTCAATCATTTGGAACATGGCGATTCTTTATTATCTGTGTTGTCTAATAGATTGGATAGACATATATATTTTGTCAAAGGTGAAGTTGATGTTCAAGAAAGACAAAAAATAATTGACATGATGGAAAAGAATGATAATATCATATGTATTGCAATGTCATCTATCTTTTCCACTGGTATCAACATTAAAAATCTTCCAAATATTATGTTTGTTGGATTGGGTAAGAGCTTTATCCGTGTTGTCCAATCAATTGGTAGAGGACTCCGTTTGCATGATAGTAAAGATAAATTGAGAATATTTGACATCGTGGATAATACCAAATATTCATCTTCTCATGCTGAATACAGACAAGAAATTTACGATAAAGAAGATATCCAATGGACAGAAAGAACAATTGAAATAAATGAGTAATAAAAGTGAGTATTATGTGAACTCCAAAGAGTTCCGACAGCTATTAACCGATTATTATCAGTCTGACAATATGACTAATGATTTGGCATCTAACATTGTTAAAATAGCAGAGGGATTATCATATAATCACCGCTTTATTCGATATTCTCGAAGTTGGAAAGAGGAAATGGTGGGAGATGCAATTGTAAAAATGTATCATGCTTTGGAGAAAAAATTATATAACATTGAATCAGAATTTAACCCATTTTCTTATTTCAATCGTATTGCATGGAACGCATTTACCAATCGTATTAATAAAGAAAAGGGACAGCACGAAGGTCTGAATGAATATAAAGAAATGGTATATATGGATTCAATGTCTGGTCCTGATGCGATGGGACATGTATATGTAAAACCAGTTATGGAAGGAGATGAATATGACGACAATGATTAAGAAACCTACAGTAGCTATTTTTTCCGACCTTCATTTGGGTCTATATGGAAATTCAACGGAGTGGCATGAAATCGCTCTCAAGTGGGCAGATTGGATTGTCACCGATCTAAAGAAAAAGAAGATCACTGATATCTTTTTCCTTGGTGACTTTTTCCATAATCGTTCAGAAATCTCTGTGCAAACCATCCATGTGGCATCAGAATTGATTGCAAAGTTCAAGGGCTTCAACATGTTCATGGTAATTGGAAATCATGATGCTTTCTATAAAAATCGTAGTGATGTGCATAGCTTGGGTTTCCTCAAAGGTCATGACAATATTACTATTATCGATCAGAACTTGGAATTTGAGGCATTTGGTAAAAAAATATTATTTGTTCCTTGGAATCACGAATTGCCAGACGGTAAATTTGACCATATTTTCGGACACTTTGAAATTCAGACATTTCAAATGAACAATTATAAGGTTTGTGATCACGGATTCCAAGTCATGGATTTCTTAGCATCCCGAACCACCAATGTTTGGTCTGGTCACTTCCATACCAAGAGTATTAAGAAATACAACGAAGGAACGATTCGATACATTGGTAACACTTTCCATCACGATTTTAACGATTGTGGGGACGACAAGGGTTATCACATTCTGAATCTAGAAGATGATTCTGTCGAATTTGTAAAGAACACGGCATCTCCTGAATTTATTAAAATTCCTCTGACTAAGATCAAGAATTACAAAGCGGAGGATATCGAAGGAAACATCATCAAGCTCATAGTTGACAAAGACATTGAAGATGATAAGGTTGAGAAGTTCAAAGTCTACCTGTCTAACTTCGCTCCTTTCCGTCTCACCACGGAATACAATGTGGCAACCAAGACAATTGGTGATGTTGAACAAGTGGATTCTGTTGATATTGTGGGAATGTTTGATGAGTTCTATGAACAACTCAAGCTGGGTGATGAGCAATTGATGAGAGTGAAGAAAATTAACGATGAGTTATACGAAAAGTGTAAATGAAAAAAATCTTATATAAAAATTTAAAGGGGCAGAACTTCCTTAGTATCGGAAATGACCAGATTGTGATTGATTTCCAATCTGGTTTTAACCTGATTACTGGAAAGAATTTGGATAATCCTGATCGTGTGAACGGAATCGGGAAAAGTTGTATTGCAGAACTTTTCTATTATGCATTGTTTGGTAAAACCATCCGTGACATCAAGAAAGAATTCATCATCAACAATATCACCAAAGGAAAGGGTGCTATTGAGCTTACGTTCGACGTAGAGACTGACAATGACACGCAGACATACACAATCAAGCGACAACTCAAACCAAGCTCTGTGACGCTCCTGAGAGGCGAAGAAGACATCACCAAGGACTCCATTGCCAATACAGATAAATTCATCTGTGATTTGATCGGTTCCAATCCTGTGATTTGTCGTAGTTGTGATATTCTATCTCTTTCGGATAACATCCCATTCATGGCAAAGAAGCCTGAAGAGAAGCGCAAATTCATCAATGATATTTTCTCTCTGGAAGTCTTTGGTAAAATGAGCAACGAATTGAAGAATCTGATTCGTGAGAACAAATCAGATATGAATATTTCCTCTGCTAAATTGGAAGAAATTGACAACACTTTGGAAACTCTGAATAGACAACAAGAAGATTACCAAAAGAAAGTCGAAGAAATGGAGGGTCGTCTTGAGGCGAGACGTATTGAAATTCAAGGGAAAATCTTTGATATTGAAAAAGAGATTGATAAAACATCCGTTATGGATGTTTCTACGATACAACAAGAGCAAGAAAAGTATCATGAAGCATGGAGAAAGCTGGATGGAAAGATCGGTCATGTGAATGATGCGATTTCATCCAAGGAGACTTTGAGAAAGCTGAAGGTGAAAGAAATTGATAAATTTTCCTCTGTTGAAGATGGTATTCAGTGTGATAAATGCCTCCAAGATATTCCCCATACCCATGTGGAGCATCTGGAGAAGATGAAGGAACAATATCAATCCGAATTGGATGGTATTGTTGAGGAGATTGACAAATTGAAGGAAGAGAAATCCCAATTTCATTCCAAAAAGGAAAAGGTTCAACAAAAGGTAGCGGAATTCCAAGATCAGATCAACGAAGCGAAAGTCACCAAACAAAAATTAGAAGGTCTGGAAAACAGTCTCAAGCAATACAAAGAGTCTCTGGACAATTTGAAGCTGGAAGAATTACCTAAACCAAATTTCGAAGAAAGTATTCAAAATACTTTGGTGAGACAAAACGCTGAAAACGACAATTCCCGAATGTTCAAACAGAAATCAGATGATTATGAAATCTGTAAATTCGTGCTAGGAGAAGAAGGTGTTCGTAGCTTTGTGGTGAAGAGACTTCTTTCCATGATGAACGCAAGCATTCAGCAATATATCAACGATCTTGGTATGTCCATTCGTTGCAAATTCGATGAATACTTTGATGAGCAGCTTTCCAATGATAAAGGCAAGGAGATTTCTTACTGGAACTTGAGTGGTGGCGAACGTAGAACGGTTGACCTCGCGTGTGCGTGGGCATTCAAGGATTTGAAGAGAAAGATTTCAGGCGTGTCATCTAATGTGGAATTTTTTGATGAATACCTTGATTCCACCCTAGATTCCATGGGAATTGATAAGCTGATCGAACAGATCAAGCATAGAACTGACAAATATGATCTTTCTGTTTATGTGATTTCCCATAGAACAGAAACATCCAAACATGTTACTGGTGAAATAGTCTTCCTTGAAAAAGAAATGGGAATGACTAGAAGAATAACTAATTGACAAATAATAGCAAATGGTTAATTATTGACATGTTTAATAGTCAACCGTTTGCATCTCCTTTTCCAACAAACCCCTTTCAAGTCCAAAATAAAAATAAAGAAGAACCCAAAAAAGGTAATGTCTATTTAAATTTTGTAGCAGATCGTCAGGGATGTGGTCAATGGCGAATAGGTTGGCATGAACATCATATCAATATGAATAATCTTGGTGAGTCCACATCACTTACTAAGATGATTTTAGATAAAAATTGGTTTAGAGATATTAAAACCGTCAAATTACAAAGACAAGCATCTACCCCTCAAAAACAATATTTTGAATTTCTCAAGAGCATTCAAGCAGAAATGGGATTCAAGATTATCTATGAAGTAGATGATGTTGTATTTCGCGAAGAAATTCCTGATTATAATTCAGGAAAACCATCGTTCGATAATGACGAAATCCGTCAAAATTGCGTTGACATGATGCGAATGGCAGATGAAGTCACAGTCACGTGTAAGTTCATGCGTGATTTGTTTATTGAAAAAACAGGTCAAGATAAAATCTCTGTGATTCCAAATTTCCCACCTGAATGGTGGATTGGACATTATTATGATTCTTATAAAATTGCTAAAAATTACGATAAAAATCGTAAAAAACCAAGAATTTTATATTCTGGCTCAGGAGCGCACTTTGATGTGAAAAAAGGAGGGCAAGACGATTTTTCCCATGTTTTGAAATTTATTATCGATAATAGGTATAAATATCAATTCATTTTCATTGGTGCATTTCCTCCACAATTGCATCCATACATTCAAAATGGAGAAATTGAATTTCATCATTGGCAGACATTGACAAATTATCCGAAATTTATTTCCGAACTAAATGTGCAATTAACTCTCGCACCTTTGATGGATAATAATTTCAATAAATCAAAGTCAGATATCAAATATATTGAGGGTGCTGTGTTGGGTATCCCTTGTATGTGTCAGGATTTGGTGACTTATTCCGATGTTCCTGATTTTCTAAAATTTAATAATTCGGAGGATTTAGCTGTAAAAGTAGAACAATTGCTGAATTACAAAAATCGTGATAGGTATCACAATTTATCCAAAGAATTAAGAAAACTTGGTGAAACAAGATTTCTGGAAAGACCTGAAAACATTGGTGCGTTTCTTGAATCGATGAACACACCTTGGGGTGATCAGTCTCGTAGATTTATGAAATATTGGAATGATTAATTCTTTGTGAATTGTGAATATTGAGCAAGAGTTGGACGAAGACGCTCAAACATTCCTTTCAAAGCTTGGAAGCTGTTCATATCTGAAGGGTTGTTGAAAAATTTTTCTTTATTATTTTGATAATAATTGATAGTACCCTTCAGATAATTTTCAATATATGAGCAAAGTTCATTTGCTTCTGCCTTGATTTTTTCGATTTGGGGATCATATTTGTCGTATGACGATTCGAAATCAAGATTTTCGTAAATCATACCCAAGTCTTTAAAATAATCATTCATATCATTATTTAATAAATGATGTGGTGAATTATAATTTATCGACTTATCTCTTCCCAGTCCATTGAGCCATGAACAACTTCTGTGTTCGTACTCGCTGTAATAGCTAGAGTTAATTCATAAGGTGTGCTTGTAAAGCTATTTCTCTCAAGTTGGAATTTGAATAAAGCTGCTCCGAAAATGTCTATCGTTGTTGCTCCTTGCGCGTTGGAAGTGAAATAGCCTGAAGCTAATATTCTACCTCCCGATACACCAGTTCCATCTAGCTTGTATTCTACAGAAGAATTAACTCCAGCATCAGTCCATGTACCACCAGAAGTTGTTCCAGAAGCAATTACTTGCCACTTGTAGATACCTGTAGCGACCCCCATTACCGACAACGCAGTTAAAATTACGATACTATCTAGTCTTGTTGATTTTAATCGTATCGAAACAACAGGATAAAAGGTTCCTGCTGTCGCAAGAGCTTTCGGCGCAGTTATAGCTGTACCTGCTGCTTGCTGTAACCCTCTTAATTCATAACCACCTTCGGAAATAACTGTACTACAAACTTGCTTCAATTTACTTGGACCTGAAGTTGCAGCTTTATTTTCAATTTCATATCTAAGCGGCAGTGATCCCGTTGTAATATATGTTGTATCAATTATGTTAGCATGGTGGAAGTAATGGCAAGCTACAAATTGACCATTGATGACAAATCCTGTTCTCACGGTACCCAATCCAAGCCATTCTATATCTGCCCATAAAATTTGAGCCTTTGTAATATCAAGTGTAATACCAGATGAACCCGACCCATCCAAGCGATCTACATTCCATTGTGATTGGGGAATACGAGTAGATGAAAGTGAGCCTGATGTAATGCTGCGCTCAACCATATAAAGAGTAGCATCATCCAATTCTAAGTAAATGCCATTATCAGTGCCAAAATACCCAACACGTTGTCTCAGATTTGTTTTAGCTTGGTTAAAAATAAATGTATTCAAAATTAGTAAACTTTTACCAGGTTGATAGGCAAACACCTTTGTTGTTTCTCTGTATATTTTAGAACCACTCAGAGCATCAACTTTTAACTCTACAAGACCTTGTGTTTGAATGAATTCAGCAGAAGCAGAGGTTGTTGTAGTTCCTCCTGACAATGTTGACCATAGATTATTATCTGAATATCTATGAGACGAATCAAAAAGAGTCAAGGGACTTGATGTTCTCGTTCTACCGAAAGCATCACTAGCCATGTTGAAATTACCGCTAAAGTTGCTTGTCGTATCATCGATATTTTTTACCAAAACTGCATATTTTGGATATTCGATTACTTGAGGGGAACCAAAAGATGGATCTGTCATTGCCGATGTTGCTGGAAATCTGATATCATTTACGATTTCAACAAATTTCCCGCTTTCGGTATTTGCAGCATTTGTCCATACATTAGTGTTAATTGCCATATTTTTATTTAATCATTTGATGGGGTTAATATCGTATTGACTTTCGCATTTCATGGTTTATCATTTTTTTATGTATAGGAATTGTATTTACAACAACCGTGAACGCAAGGTTTTCTTGTGGACATGGAATGAAAATGGGGAGCGTGTGAAAGAAGAACACGACTTCAAACCATATATTCTACTGGAAGATAAAGCGGGTAAAGAGAAATCTATCTATGGAACTCCTCTTAAAAAGAAAGAATTCGCTTCTTCGTATGACAGAAATAATTTCGTAAAAGATAGTAATATCAAGCGAATCTATGAAAATCTCCCCCCATACCAACAATTCTTGATTGATAATTATTGGTCGGTTTGTGAGGATGACAATTTCTCTCAATATCCGTTAAAGGTTGCTTATCTAGACATCGAATGTCCTCATCCTGATAAGTTTCCAGAACCAGAGTCAGCGGAAGCAGTGGTAAATTTGATCACTGTATTCGATTCATTTTCTAAAATGTATCATGTTTTCGGTTTGAAGAATTATCACACGACAAGAGATGACGTAAGATATTATTTTTGTAAATCAGAAGAAGATTTGCTCAAATCATTCATCAAATTCTTTAGAAAAGAGGAATTTGATGTGATTAGTGGATGGAACATAGCAGGATTCGATATCCCCTACCTGATCAACAGAATCACATTTGAATTGGGAGAAGAATGGGCAAAGAAATTGTCGCCAATTGAAAGGATTTATGAAAAGACGAATCCGAATGGTAAATTTGGAATGCCTACCAAAGAGTATGTGATCGAAGGAATTTCTATTTTGGATTATTATGTGATGTATATGAAATTCAGCTTAGAGAAGCAAGAATCATACAAGTTGGATAATATTGGAGAAATTGAATTAGGTATCAACAAAATTCAACACGAAGGTAATCTATGGGAATTGGCTAAAAAAGATTGGTATAAATATACTGACTACAACATTCGCGATGTGGAAATTTGTGTTAAATTGGACGAGAAAAAGGGATATATCAATCTTCTTCGATTCCTTGCATACACAGGATTATGTGATTTAGAAAATGCCATCAAAACCGTTCCACCGATGAACGGTGCTATTGCTATTCGTGCGCGTATGCGCGATGAGTATATTCCAACTTTCATTCGCCCTGTCACTGATTATAAAGCACCTGGAGGTTATGTGTCAGAACCAAAAGTGGGGTTTGCTGAAAATATCGTGTCATTCGATGCCAACTCGCTGTATCCATCAGTCATGATTTCTCTAAATCTCTCCCCTGAGACAAAAATAGGTAGAGTTGAAAAGGATGGCGACAAAGTGAAAATCCATCATGTATCAGGTAGGTTGTTTGAGATGACTCCTGAGAACTTCAAGAAATTCATTGATGAGGAACAAGCTGCATTAACCAAGGCTGGATTTCTATTCTCTCAAAAGAAAAGAGGTTTGGTGCCTGAATTCCTAGACAATCTTTATACCAAGAGGAAGGAGATGAAGAGTAAGATGATGGAATGCCGAAAAAATGGAGATAAAGCGGGAGAGCAGAAATTTGATAGTATTCAATACGCTTACAAAATTCACCTCAATTCCCTGTATGGATATATGCTCAATAAATACGCTCCCCTTGGAGATGAGGATATCGGAACATCGGTGACATTGACAGGACAAGCAGTTATTAAAAAGAGTAATGATTTGTTTCAGGATTATGTGAGAGAGAACTTACCAGATGTATCGGAATCTTTATTGCAAGCGAGTTGCATTTACGGGGATACGGATTCCTTCATGGTTTCTCTGAAAATGTTTGGATATGATGCTGGTTCTGATGAATTTTATACATTGTGCGAAGATATTGAGGATTATATCAACAATAGCATGACAGAATGGGCAAGAAAAGCTCTGAGAAGCACTGATCCGCGATTCGTATTCAAACGAGAAACCATTTGTGATAGCGGAATTTTCATCGGTAAGAAATATTATGTCCTGCATGTTCTGGATGATGAGGGAACAAAGGTGGATAAGTTTAAATATCGGGGAGTTGATGTAGTGAAGACTACCATGCCTAAAAAGGTCAAACCATATGTTAAGAAAGTCATTGAACACATGATCATGACTCAATCCTTGAAGGAAACTAATGATCTGTTCAATGAAGCATACGAAGAATTTAAGAAATTGCCTATCGCAGATATTGCAAAGATCTCTGGTATGAACAATTATTCAGAATATTCAGCTAGATGTAATGGAATGAATACCGTGAAAGGGATGCCGAGTCATCTAAAAGCCGCTTATTTCCATGATCTAATTGTCGGACAGAACGAATGGTCTTCCAAATATGATAAATTTAAAACAGGAGATAAAGTTCGTATGGTATATGTCAAGAAACCCAATAAATATAATTTGGACATGATCGGTTTCAAAGGAGATTGGCTCGAAGAATTTAATAATATTTTCGTGGTTGATTACGAGAAAATGTTTAGCAAGATATTCCATGCCGCAATCGAGAGATTCTATGAAGCAGTCGGATGGAAACTAAGAAAACCATCAGAAAATCTTACAGTGGAATTGGAAGATTTGTTTGGATTGTAATATCTACTAAATAATAATATGCAATTTACGATTTTATTTGAAAAACTTTTAAACGAACTTGTTGATACTCTTTTTCCAACCTTTGTAACAAAAAGAGCAGAAGGAGCGAAAAAAATAGAAGAATCCGCAATGAAAAAAGGTTCTTTTGCTATCTTAACTGCTTACCACTTTGCTGGTAAGGTGAAACCATATGCTGATGCTTTGCGAAAAGCTAAGAAAGATGATAAAGAATCCCATTTCAAAGCAAAATATAAAGAAGCTTATGCTAAACTTAAAAATTTGGATTCTCTTTCACAAAAAGAATTTCAAATGATCACAGGAACTCTTGAAGCATATGGTGAAGTCTACATTCAAGCAAAACATCCAAAAGATTATTCGAAATAATACTTGCATTCCCCTGTAACTAGGGTATATATTCTTATCAGGCACAACACCCTGATTTTACACAAACATATGAACACAAGCAAAAACGCATACGAGATAAGGCTCGATATATTGAGCATAGCACATGGTGATTTAATGACAGTTTTCCACGAGAAGCTGCATAACGCCAAAAAGAGAATGGTCGGCAACCAAGACGATAGTTGGGTAGAAGATAAAATTGATGACAAAGTTATCAGTGATTTGCTTCCAACTTCAGAAGAAATCATTAAACGAGCTAAAGAATTATACGCATTTGTAGAGAATGCATAAAGATGGCTGATAGGTCGCTCCTATCTGATCTGGAATAAGCAGGAGAAAGTCCAGCGAGAATGTATATAAACCCTGCACAAATTTATTAATTATGACAATACAAGAAGCATATGTGAAGGGGTTGAATGATTCAGAGAATCGAATTATTGAAAATTTCATCAATTTATTGAATGATAATGAATATAATGTAGAATTTCCAAACCCAAAGTTGGAAATCGTTCGTAAAGTAATCAAAGAGCGATCTGATTATTTCTTTAAGATGGCAGAAGGGAAACATGGAGTAGCATTAGGATTCCAGAAAAAATTACAAAACAACAAATTAGAACTTGAAAAAGCAAAATAATCTATTAAAATAACACAGTATATGAAAACAAACAAACACGTAGCAATCATTGACCAAATCGGACGTAATATCATCGGTAAACTTGTAGATGAAACGGAAACCACACTGACACTTAACAATCCAGTCATTCTATTCGTTCAACCAGAACAAACAGGACAGATTCAAGTTCAGAGCTTCCCAGTATTCTTCTTTGAATTTATTAACAAGGACTTCCGTGGTCAGAATAATTGGACATACAACAAAGCTAATGTCGTGACAAGTGATGTGGTTTTGGATGATAGAATTTTGCTTCAATATGAGAAGATTAATACTCCTCCTGTTGAACAAAATACACCAACATCCTCACCTAAAGTTATTTCGATTGACGATCTATAATATGTCACCAGAACAATTTACATTTTGGTTAAATGGGTTTTTTGAAATCTCTGATACCAATAATTTGAGTGAGAAACAAGTTCAGATCATTCGTGATCATTTGAATTTGGTTTTCAACAAAGTAACACCTAAAAGTAGCAAAACATCGAATTATTCAGAATTCTTTGATTCGATAATGAAACCCTCAAATTCAAAACCTGATATATATTGTTAATATGATTGAAAAATTAGATAAAGATATTTTAGCGTCTTTGAACGCTTTGGACGATGTAGTTCCATACTCAGCATATCTGAGTGATTCCACTCTTTCCAGTGTAAATGACTGGATTGATACGGGGAGTATGGTTCTCAATGCTCTGATTTCTGGCTCATTGTATGGTGGTATTCCAAGTGGACGCATCACGCAATTGGCAGGACCATCAGGTGCATTTAAAACGGGACTTGTAATGCAAATTCTGGCAAATGCACAGAAGAAAGGTATGATTCCTGTCATCTTCGATACTGAGGGTGCAATTGATCCCGAATCTGCTGCTAAATTTGGTTTGGATATTACCAAAGTCAAATATGTTGGGTGTGAATCTGTGGAGCAAACCAGAAATGCAATCTACAAATTCCTGAAGAATGTTCGAGAGAGAAAACAATTTGGTAAATTTATTATTGCTATTGATTCTCTTGCGAATTTGAACTCAGAAATTGAATTGTCTCGTATGGACAAGGATTCCATGTCTGCTGATATGGGAACATTTGCAAAATCTGTTAAGAGTTTGTTGAAGACATGCACAAACATGTCAACTCTCACTAAGACTCCTATTCTGATTACTAACCATGTCTATGACGATCCTAGTGCAATGTATCCATCTTTGGAGAAGAATATGCCAGGTGGTAAAGCAGCAGTGTATCTCCCCTCTGTTACAGTGCAACTTGCTAGAAAATTGGTAAAAGATGCTGATAACAAACAAGTAACTGATAAATTGGCTGCATCACAGAAGAATTATTCAGGTGTTGTTATCCGTGCTTTGACAGTTAAGAATCGCTTTATCAAGCAATACCTTGAAGGTGAATTCTATCTGTCCTTTAGTAAAGGGTTGGACAAGTATTATGGTTTGCTTGATATCATGAAAGGTATGGGAGTAGTCGATAACTCAGGTTCTTCTTATACCGATTGGACAGGAGAGAAACTTGGATACTATTCCAAATGGTCTAAAGATATTACCTTATGGGAAAATAAATTTCTTCCCGAACTTGAGAAGCGAATTAAAGAGCATTGGGCTTATGGCTCATCTCCTGATGATGATAATTTGATTGAATTAGAAGAAGACGAGAATATCAATTCGGATTGATAAAGGTATTCATCTGTTTCATGGTGATTGCTTGGAAGTTCTAAAAAAACTTTCAAGCAATTTTTTTTATATGTAAATTAATGATTGATTATATTTATTGATCATTGAGCCATAACCAATGAGCATAATTTTTTGGTTTTTTAAAGCCTCTTTCTTTATACTCGCCTTTTTGATTTAAAAGATTATCTTTTTGAACTTGTTCAGTGAAATAATCCATTACACAATTTTCATACACAGATATTTTTTTGTTTTGTCTGGTTTTTCTTCTTTCTAAGTATTTTTCCATATATTCAATAAGATCAAAATCTGGATTATCTGAAGTATATGCATCATAAATCTCATTTTCAATTTCCTCTATTTTCATATCTTTAAGTTCTTCGAGTTTATCTTTATACACTTCACGATTACCTTCTTTCTGCGCTTTCCTTTTAGCAGCTTTCTCATCCCACTCTTGTTTCTTTTTATCGTATTCGTCTTGTTGCTTACCTTTTTCGATATTTTTTATTAATATTTTTTCTCCTTTAGTTTTGACACCTTGTTTTTTTGTACCAGCAGCATTAGCCCATTTTTTCAGAGTTTCGCGATCCTTCGAATCGATTAGACCTTCTTTCTCCAAAGATTTCAAAAGATCATCGTCTAGCATATCAAATATGTTAGAATACTCTTGTTTTTTCATAACACTTGCTATATTACCAGCTTGTGAACCTTGTAATAATTGCTCATATGCAAGGTCGAATTCTTCGATAAACGTTTCTTTAATATCGTCAAATAAGGGGAAAATTTTATTTTTGAGAGTATCTAAAGATGTTGGTTTCCCTTCTTCAATTCTTTTACTGACAACATCCAATGTTTTCTGAATGATTGATATATCGAAATTATACAAGCCATCTTGATCTTCACTCAACTCTTCCCTATACTTGACAAGCACTGCAATTTTTTTCCTTTCATCCAACAAGATTTCTAATGCAAGCTGTGTAGCTAGAAGTGGTATCATACCTGTGTTTAAAGTCTCGTCTCCTTTTTCATTCGAGATTACGAGTTCATTTACACTAGGTGCGCGGTAGATAGACTGGAACAATCCTTTGGGTAATTTTTTCGACTTTCTGAGTTTTTTGAGCAACGCATTCGCATCGTTTTGTAATTGAGCGTATTCCTCTTGACTCATACCGAGCAATGATTCCTGTTTTTTTCTCATCCCCGATGCGTAATTTGAAGTAGCTGCTGTATCCATTGCGCTAGTTTGACCCTTTTTCTTATTACCAGCTAAGTATTCATCGATATTCTTTAGATCAGTGACGAATTTTCTAAATTTATCCGATGTTGCCGCTTCATAATTATCTTCTACTAATTTAAAAAGAAAATAATTCTGTCTTGGTGGATCAGAATTAACACCTTTTGGATTAAATTCCAAATATTCCTGTGTTGGTCGAACTGATTTTTTATCTGTTCGTTCTTCTTTTGGGATTTCTTCAAATGTGGCTTTTTTAAATAATTCACTATAAACACCTGGCATTTTTAAAAATTTCATAAGCATACGACCCATATATGGAATTCTTTTATGTGAAACATCAGCATCTGGGTCAAGCTTTTTCACTTCTGGTTTCATAACTTCGTGAGTTTGTTGAATAATATCATAAAATTCTGGAAGCTGTGTCCAAGTCTTACTTTTTCCTTTGAGTGACATTTCATTCAGTGTTTGCACTTTTTCCACCAAATATCCAAAACTATAATTTCTCATAATATTATTTAGTATTAGTTTCTTTTTTTTGTTTACTATTAGGCTCCCATCTTGGTTCATTGGTATCCATCAACTCAAAAATTTTCTTCCTGTATACTGGATTCAAATCTAAAAAACGTTCAACCAACACTGCCCACATTTCATGGTAATCTTTTAAACCGTAAGAACGAGGAAAGTCGGTGAGTTTTGCTAAAACATCTCTCAGTTTTTTATCATTTTTTAATCTGGGATCATTGTTTGTTAATTGACGATAAAATCTTTTAACCGCTGTGAAAAAAGATTCACCTTTATTAAACATCCAAACATGACCCCACTCATGAATAATTGTTTTGATCAATTGTTGGTAAATTTCTTTATTTTTTAATTGTAAACCAATTAAAAATTTAACATCGAGAGTGATGTATTTTAAGTCTTTTTCATATTTTTTCTTCCGAGGATCGCCAAATGCCTCTCCCGCTTCATCTTTTTTAGATGGTTTCGCAAACACTGCATTTACATGCATTGATTGAAATCCTGTTTTATTAATTTGTGTTTTTGCTTCTTGAAATGCTCTTGTAACTTCATTCCATAATTCTGCATTTTTGACATCTTTTAAATTAGAATCTAAAAAAATTGAAAACATGGGAACATCCAGTTTATGGATAACTTTTGAAGACTTTCGGAATTTTCCCTCAGTCAAAACTTTTTCAAATAATTTATCAAATTCGTTCATCTTAATATTTAATAAATTGACACTTGTAGTATTCATGTTAAGATAATTCCATGTCAAATTCTAATATTTGTATCTTCACCGCGACCAAAGGCAATAATTGGCACTTTCCCCTAGCTAAAACAGCTTTGGATTTGGATTTGGATCATTTTATTCGCCCAAAGTTCAACAATCGCCAAGGACTTGCCAAGGTTTATAATGAATTCCTAGACATAGCCATCAAGGAGAAATTTGATTATGTGATGTTCATCCACGATGACGTTCATCTGGAACATGATCCTCGACCAAAGCTGGAGAAACTATTTCAGGAATTCGATATTGTGGGCGTAGCAGGGTGTTCTCAAGCAGAAATCAAGTCTCCTGCACTATGGCATCTAATGGGGCAAGGACACCTACACGGTGCAGTAGCGCACAAGCACGGTGATAAAAAATATATGACCAGTTTTGGTGCTTATCCACAAAGAGTGGTGATGATTGATGGTGTTTTCATGGCATTCAATCGGAAAGCGATTGAAACTGTGCGGTTTGATGAGGATTGTCCATCAGGTTTCCACTTCTATGATCTCTGTATGCAACAAAAAGCTTTAGAAAAAGGCTTGAAAATTGGAGTAGGTGATGTTATGATTACTCATGAATCTCCAGGGTTGCGAGAATTCACTGAGGATTGGAAAGCTGGTGAGAAATATTATTTGGAGACATATGGACAATAAAGAAGAAATAGTTACTATTAAAGGTGAAGAGTGGCGAATGACGATGATTGATGCTCCCGATTACACTGGGCAACCTGATAAAATCGATTACAGTGGTAAAATTCGTCAAATGCAAGAAGGTGATACTAAAGAATTAGTACAAAAAAGTAAAATTATAGATGTCTGAAATAGATTTTGATTATTTTGAAAAGGTTCTTGTGAAGAACGCGATCACGAATGGTGCTTATCTGGCATCCATTGCTGATTACGTCCAACCCAAGTATTTCACGGATAAAAATATTGCGAAATATTTTGAGATTGTTGCAGATTTCTACGAGAAACGACAATCTCTTCCCACATTCACAGAGGTGAAGACATATCTCACGACAGATGAACTCAAAACCAACTTCAAAAAGTTAATTGAATCATTCAAAGAGATCGATTCCAATCACAATCAGGATGAATTGTATGAGAATACAGAAAGATTCCTCAAGGAACGGGGCATGTATCACTCCATTTTGGAGTCAGCAGAAGAAATATCGGAAGGAGAAGCCGATACCGCCAAGATCGTGGAGAAATTTGAGAAGATTGCTGGTATCAATCTCAATGTTGATAAAGGAATTGAGCTTTATGGTGATGTTGAAAAGGTCATTGATGACATTTTGAGTGATGAAACCACTATTTCTTCCAAATGGGCATGGTTAGATGAGGCATTGGACGGTGGATTTCAAGAAGCTGGTAAGGCATTGTATGTGTTTGCGGGTCAATCTAACATTGGAAAGAGCATTTTCCTTGGTAATGTGGCGGCAAACATGGCATCCCAAGGTAAACATGTGCTTGTTGTGACTCTGGAGATGTCGGAAACGCTCTATGCTAAGAGAATTGCTTCGAATGTGACGAAGATTCCCATGAAGGAGTTCCGTAATTGTGTCCCAACGCTTCGACATGCCCTTGAACAAGAGCATAAGAACACTGATGGGCGCATTTATATCAAAGAATTCCCCCCATCTACGATTACACCTAAGCAATTGGGAGCTTTTATCAAGAAAATGAAAGATTCTGGTATCAGAATTGATGCTATTGTGCTTGATTACCTTACTTTGATGACTGCTGCTGGTAGTAACAGCTATGAAAAGGGTAAAAACATCTGCGAACAGGTCAGAGCATTGTCTTATGTCTATAAATGCCCTATTATTTCAGCTTGTCAGTTGAATAGATCTGCTGTTGGACAAAATAACCCTGATATGTCAGGTGTTGCTGAGTCTTTGGCTATTGTTATGACTGCTGATGTGATTGTATCTATCTTCCAGAACGAAGAAGACCAAGAAATGGCAGTAATTCGTCTGGGAATGATGAAAAATAGGTTCGGACCGAGAGGAATGACACAAGCCATGAGAATTAATTATTCCACACTTTCTATATATCAGGCAGATGATGAGGAAGAAATTATGGATAATAATGAACTTAGCCTTCTTGAAAAGTTGAGTGATTAAATAATGGAATGGTATCGTTTAAAATATTTTTTGAAGAATTTGTCACAAAAAAAAGGGAAGGTAATAGACCTTTTGGAACTATGTTTGATCGAAAAGATGATAGCTTTTCCATTAAAGATGTTGCATCTTATAAAAAAAATCGTGATGATGCAGTTCAGTATAAACAAACTATGGGAAGTGGAAGTATTACCCAAGATATTCGTAACGATGAAAACGAATATCTGGAGCAGGTGATGAAATATTACGGATTTTATTTGAAAGAGGGGTTCGACTCTTTACCTAAAGATGGTTCTTTGGTGTATAGGGGACATAAAAATCCCGACCCCTTTTCCAAGGGTGAAGATTCCAAAGCTATAGGAAATTCAGTCTATTTTTCATCCAATCCAGCATATGCATATTCCGTATATTCGGTTGGACATAATCCTAGTTCGACACAAGTGGGGCAACGCGGATTTAATAGCCTACAAAACAGAGTCCAAGAACCAAAAGAAAACACCAAATTTAAAATTGGGTTTTTTACCACTGCAACTCCAAAAAATCCTGATAACATTATGTGGTATTTAAATTTTGGTTATGAGGATGGTGATAAAGGATTCACAAGATTGGAGAGAAATATTAAATATATTTACGATGCTGAATGTGTTGAACGCAAAGAATCATTTTCAAAAATAAGAACATATTTGATGTATAATAAATCTATGATAGGTTTTGATAGGTTGAAAAAAGTTCAACCTGATTTATATAACAAGGTTATGAGTAGCTATGTAATTAAATCTAAAAATGAACCAAGAGTTATTTGATTTCTCTTAATCCTATTCTAAGATTCTTATATGGAATCACCTATTGACAATTTTATAGAAATTGGTAATTATAACATGCAGCGAATTTTTGCATGGGTCAATAGCGATTTGGATGGAATTGGATCAACAATTCTTTTGGGGAACATATTTAAAAATTTTGAGTATCGTCATTGTTTTTTTGGTAAGTTTGAAGAGCAATATCTACCATGGGCTAAAGAAAACGCAGAGGATTATGATAAAATCTTTATCGTCGGCATGGTTCTAGATCAAAATCTTATCAAAAAGATTGATGAGGAAGAAATTATGGACAATGATGAATTGGACTTATTGCAAAAATTATCAAATGGTTGACTTTCTTAAAAACTAGTATACAATACAGACCTTATGAAAAATAAAAATAAAAATAATACACAACGTCTAGCTCATCCACGGCGCAAACAGAGTCCGAAACAATCAAAGACGTTTTCGCCGTTGGATGGAGCGTCTTGTTCGGCTTCTTCATTTTTTTCTAGGATGTGGAGATTTATTACAAATGCTGACAAACGAGACACTGAAAAAGAATATCAAGAATCATTCAATCGTGAACAGGATAGAAAAGTTAAAGAGATTATGGATTGGTTTGCCCGTAATTCACTTACAGATACTCATGATGGTTGCAAATGTCGTAATCAAGGTGCAAACACCGACAACCCAAGATAAAATCTCCACTCGCCTATTCTGGATTTTTGTTAGTCGGTTTTGTTCTTTGTTGTCATCGTGTAAAATTGACATTAAGCTACCCAACTTACCAATTGCGGTAATAACGCCGATATGATTTGGGTAATTTGTTACTAAATCATCGATTGTCTTCTGTATCCCATCAAAAGTGAGATTTTCATCAAAATATCCTTTCTTTGTATTATCTGTCATAATGTTTGTTGTTTCTCTTTGTCGTCGGGAGGAGGGGGGTGGGGGATTATTTTGCCGAACGTCTAGCTCATCCACGGCGAACGTAAGACTCTGAATACGAAACAGACGACTTTGAGCCGTTGGATGGAGCGACATGTTGTGTTATTATGATTGACAATTCTTTAAATCCGAGTAATTATGACATGCAACGTATCTTTGCTTGGGTCAACTCAGATTTGGATGGTATTGGTTCTACAGTTCTTTTAGGTAATTTATTTAAGAATTTTGAGTATCGTCATTGTTTTTTTGGTAAGTTTGAAGAACAATATCTACCATGGGCTAAAGAAAATGCAGAAGATTATGATAAAATCTTCGTAGTCGGCATGGTTCTAGATCAAAATCTTATCAAAAAGATTGACGATCATCGTGTGGTGTTCGTTTCAGACCGTCCCGAAGACTTCAAAACATGGGATTCAACCATGATTCAGGAAGAATGTTCATCTTGCACCAAGATGTTGTATAAAAAATTCAAAGAAAAGGTGGAATTTACGAAAGATTTGAAAAAATTCTTCCTATACGTCGATGATTACAATTCATATGATCTAAAACACGAAGAAACCAAGTATCTCAATGCTCTTTATCGTAAATCTGGTGGAAATCGCTTTATTAATTTTGTAAATCGCTTCTGGAACGGGTTTGACGGGTTCACTACCACAGAAGTTAAGCTTGCTGAAGGTTTTTTCAAGGAATTAGAAAAAGAATTGGAGCAAATTCAACTATTCACAGGAGAATGGGAAGGATTTAAGGTCATTTCCACGATTTCTAAGTTCTCCGTGAATGAATTGAGCCATTCCATTATGGAAAATTATAAAGGAGACGCTGTAATTGTAATGAACCCTGATACAAAATTCGTTTCTTTTAGAAAATGTAAAGGATCGGAGGTTGACATTGCTAAAATGGCTGCTAATCTGTGTGACGGTGGTGACGGTGGTGGCGGCGAATGGGCATCAGGAGGTAAAATCACCAAAGAATTTTTGAAATTCAGCGAAACACTTACAGAATTATGAGCTTTGATCCATCATCAGAAATTGTGGAAGAGGAAACAAATCACCTCTTTCTATGCTATTGTTCCTTTATAAATCATCTTAAAGGAAAAAAATTATCCATTCAGAATGTTTTCGTGACTACTCTCCAAGAGGAAAGGCTAAAAACAATTTTGAAAACCATTTTATCTCTTGACTCTGACCAAGAACTTGTTAAAGTGTTTCTAGATTATGATCCTACTATTTCACGTAGTAAGTTCATCACGAAATACATTAATTCAGAGCAGAAAAAGAGAAAGAAATGAAAAAACCAGAGGATATAATTAATTTTGGGAAATATAAAGGTAAATCTTTTGATGAGATTGCTGATATTGAACCATCTTATATTTTATGGCTATCTGAACATGTTGATGGTATCAATTTTAATAAAAGATGGTTGGAATCTGTTGAATGGGATATTCGTGATATGACAGAAGACGCTTGCATGGATGCGTTCATGAGTTATAATGATAGATATTAAATGATTGATATGACAGACTTTCAAAAGAGAATTTACAATTCTCATCTCGCCATCTCCCGCAAGATGCGTGACAAACCATTTCGGATTCGTAAGGATTTCTCCGACATGGATCAAACCAAGCTAGATCGTCTCGCTTCTCTGGAAAGATTTTTCAATAGTTATCAAAATATTAAAATTGATGATTATTTCGCTGCCCCTTACGTAATTTTTGAGGATGATGACTATTTTGATTTGGATTTTTACTTGACTTCCAAAGCAAAGAAGGCATACTCTCAATACATGAAGAAAATTGAGATGGATGATCCTGATTCGGAAAGTTCTCTCAATCGATTGGTGGATAGTCTTAAATTTGTCAAAAATTTCTGCAAAGAAAAAAACTTGACTTTGAAAGAATATCCATTATATATTGAAGACGCTCTACCGAACATGATTGACCATCTGAAGAACCATCATATAAATATGTATGCGCTTCATGCTTTAGGTGTTACAAAAATCGAGGTAGAGAATCGGATTCTGGATTTTATTTTCTCAGACTTTTGGATTACGTTTCAAAAAACGAAAAACAAATTCTATCTGAGCAGGAAGATGCGGGATTTCTCAAAAAAAGCAATTGACAAAATAACAAATCAACTACAATAACTAAACAACAATATGGCAACAAAAACAAAAAGCAAATTCGGTGCTGCAATGTTCGATTCGATCAAAGCAGCTTTAAACAAGGGTAATGAATCATCTGGTGGACAATTCTCAAATATTATGAGTTTTCCTGCTGGCAATACATACACTCTGCGTCTGATCCCTAATGTGGAGAATCCTGAAAAGAGTCTCTTCCATCATTGGGTGAATGGTTGGAATAGCAAAGCAACAGGTTCTTATATGAGCTACATTGGTCTTCAAACTTTTGGTGATCGTGATCCAATCTCTGAACTTCGTTGGAAACTTTGGAAAAGCTGGAAAGAAGCTAATCCTAAAGCTGAGAACAAAGAATACAAAGCAGAAATTGCTCAGAAAGAGCAGTGGCTTGTGAATGTTTACGTGATCAATGATCCTGCTAAACCAGAAAACAATGGCACTACGAGGATTCTTCGTATGGGTCCACAAATTAAGAAAATCATTGATGATGCCACCGAAGGGGAGCGTTCCGATGAACTTGGTTGGGACATTTTCGACCCGACTAAAGGACATGATTTCAAGATCGTTGCTGAGAAGAAAGGTGAATACACCACATTCGAATCTTCGTTCATCACTACCAAGTCCAAGACTGTTTTGGATGAGGAAGAGATTGATAAGATTTGTGAGTCTCTTCATGATCTTGAAGCAGTTTATCCCGTGAAGACTTACGATGAGCTTCAAGAAGTTCTGAACGAACACTTCTTCGTTGGTGCAGAGAAAGAAGAGCGCAAGCCTCTAAAACAAGCCAAAAAAGAAGTAGTAATCGATGAAGATGAAGATGAAGATGACATTCCCATGGTTCATGTAAAGTCGAAAGCGACATCGACCCCAAAAAAGAAAGTAGTTGAAGATGACGATGATGAAATTGACGATCTTCTTGCTGGATTAGATGACTAACCCTACTAACCCTCTCCATCAATCGGTGGGGAGGGTTTCCCTTTAATAAATTATGAATAACATTCCCGAAGAAATTGAAGCAATGGCATTTTTGATTGGTCAATCCAATCAGATTGACCAAATGATGGTTGATAGACCATCAACACTTATCACATCAGCACAGACTCTGAAAAATGGTATGAACGAGTATATCCAAACGCAAAGACAACAAGCTCCTCGCCCTGTTCAGCATCAACAAGTCCATCAACCCCCAATTGTTAATTTACCACCCCAACAATTACCTCAAGTTCCCCAGTATGCACCAATGCCACAAAAAGTGGATGATGGGCAATTGGAATTGAATTTGGAGCCGACTAAAGTGGAAGAAATTATTATTTTGTTGAAAGAAATTTCCAATAAGTTGACAAAGCAAAATAATCTGATAGAAAAGACGTATGCAAATCAATCTAAACAGAAAACCGTTTCAGAACCTATTGTTAAGCTTGTCGCAAATAAGTGACACATGTGTTCTAGAAATGACAGATGATGGCATACATGGGATTTCCTCTAGTGAGGATAACTCCATGTATGCTCATGCATATCTAAGAGGTGATTTTGAAGAAAAGAATTTAAATCTACCTTCTTTGAAGAAACTTTCCAAAGCATTAGACATGGTATCATCTGATACTGTAAAGCTAAAGTTGAACGGAAACCATTTGGAGTATAAAGATAAGCAAATCAAATTCAAATATCATCTCCATGAAGAAGGAGTCATCACTAGACCCAAGTTATCTCTGGAAAAGATTCGTAATTTTGAATATAACATCGAATTTGAGTTGGACTTTGATTTCCTTTCCAATATTCTTCAAAAATCTTCCATCACAAACACCAAGAAATTATATATTTTCACAGAAGATGGTAATTTGGTGTGGAAAGTTGGAGACGAAACCGTTCCAAACAGTGATACTCTGAGTATTGTAGGGGATGAAGTTGAATTTGAACTCAATCCTTTCATTCTAAAGATTGACAATTTGAAATTATTGTCTAAAGTATCGAAGACTGGTAATGTATTCAAAATCAATTCCAAGTTGGGAGTTGGTTGTATCGTCACGAAGAGTGGTGATTTTGAAATGGAATATATTTTTAGCTCACTGAAGAATTAATTATGGACGAAGAAACAAAATTACAAATAGAGGATGCGAGAGCAAATATTCAAGCTCTTGAATATCAACAAAAAGAAATTTACAACAATATCAAGAACTTGGTGAACCCTGATATTGAAGATTATTTATGGGACTACTGTTTCAATTGTGAAATTGGTGACAGATCGGAATTTATCACAAGAACAAAAGAAATTATTTATGGCGATTAACGAAATTACAGGAAAAGTCATTAAAACATCTCCTCAGAATTCTGCATATTCTGAAGGATGGGAAAAAGTCTTCGCTAAGAAATCTGCAAACGAATGGCTCAAGACGATGCCAGATGTTCAGATGATGGACCCTGATGGTTGGAGACAGAATGATGGTGTCGATATGGATACACCAATCAAATGGTCTGATTTCCAAAAAAGATTAAACATTTCAACAATACTTTGTAAAATTCCTAATGTATAACTTATTCTTAGACGATATTAGAACCCCGAAAGAAGCATTTCTTTATAGGGAAGGAAAAACGTTGTGTGGATACTCTGATATTCCCAATGGTTGTTGGGAAATTGTTAGAAATTATGAAGACTTTGTAAAAATCCTCAACGAAAAGGGGTTGCCACGAGCAGTTTCTTTCGATTGTGACTTATGTGAAGACCACATGGTTCATTACATGAAAGAAACAACACGGTCTGAAATTTACGAATGGGAAAATTTTGATACCAAATGTGGTATCCACTGTGCCAATTACCTTAAATCATTATTAAAAGGTGGGGAAAATATTAAAATCTATGTCCACACCGCAAATCAAGTAGGAAGACAAATCATTAAACAAATATTATCATGCTAAATAAAATTTTCATAGATCTTGACGAGACATTAATATCGGGATCACCATCATCACGAAATCCAATCGATTGTGATTTTACTATCGCATTAGAATACAGCGGTGTTTACGACATCAAAGTTCGACCATCAGCACTCGATGTCATTAAATTGGCACGTAGCTATGTTGGATTGGAAAACGTGTATATATTGACAATTGCGTCTAGAGATTACGCGACAAAAGTATCAACATCAGCTTGTTTTGACTTTCCTCCTGAAAATATAATCCCCAGAGAGGATATTCACCAAGCAACATTTAAGACAGCATACGATGGTAGAAATTATGGGACTAATACTAAAATATTACATTCTGATAATGTTTTGATCGATAATCTTCCTTCTAGATTGAATGAACAAAAAATGATTTATATTGGTATTAAACCTGATCGTTATCTTAATATTACATCTTATTACGGGACGAATTTTGAGAATGACAATTTCTACTCATCAGTAGAAGAATTTCTCTTGCAAAAATCAAAATAACAGTAAATATTTCTATGAAGAATAATATTACCACACAGGGTTATTTTGTTAAAAGATTGAGAGATTCTGGTTTCGTCGTGGTTAAATTATTTGATCAATATGGTCAACACGATCCTCGTAAATGGTCTGTGATGGTAGATCCAAGTAATACATCTGTAATGATTACTTGTTATCAAAATAAAGAGTTCAAAGGTGATATTTTATTCGAGATTAATGACGGTGGAAACCGTTTTATTAAAAATTTCAACCTCAAAACACAAAGTATGGAGATTATTATCACCATTTTGATTGAAAAGGGCATTGGACAGATCGAAGAAAATTCAGTCTATAAAAAAGACTAAATAATATTATGAAAAAGGGAGATGAACCCCCTGATGAGGTATTTGTTGATGAAAGAGTATTGGAAATTCTTAGAGAATCTTTAAAACAAAAACTCAAAAGAGATAGAAAAGGTAGTAAAAGCGTAATTAAAAGTGCTTTAAAGGCTACAATGCAAGAATTTTTAACATGCGGTAAACTCATTGGTTATGATTTAGATGGAAATGTTGTGGAAATCTCATTTCATTCTAATAAATTAGAAGATAACGCCATGCAGAATCTCTTTATCCAAAAATTTGGAGAGTTTATGACTAATAGAATGAGCATAACAGATGATATTTAATTTTTTAAAACCAAAAATAAAAAAAGGCGATGTTTATGCTGTTCAAGCAGGGGACTTCGTTGGTCAATTCTTTAATTTTATTAAAAAAGATAACGATGAATACGTTTTTCTTTCCACACCATCGATGGAAATTCGAAGAGTCCCAAAAGAAAAATTTGACTTTGCACAAGAACAAGGTATCATCGAATACATTGAAACTCTTCCAAGAAATATCTTCCAAGTTATCAAAGCGGAATACCAACATCAATCAAAGAAGATTGGTGGAAGTTCCAAGTGATTACGTAGTATCCAAATTTTACGAATTCGGGTATAAAGTAAGTCATAATACTCATGGGAACACGTATAATTGTTGTTGCCCTATTTGTAGGGAGGGAAAAAGCTGGGGTCATAAGAAGAGATGCTTCTACATTCCAGAAAATGATAACATTTTTTGCCATAATTGTGGATGGTCATCTAAACCCTATAAATGGATCAAGGAAGTTTCGGGAATGTCATTCAATCAGATAGTCGATGAGATTGAAAAGGGTAATTTCGGCATGATAAATGTGATGGATTTAGAAGAAAAAGAAGAAAAACCAAAGACTACATCGTCTTTACCAGTGGATAGTATTAATTTATCTGATAAAAATCAGACAGATTACTACAAGAATAATAAGATTGTCAAAAAAGCCTTGGATTATATCAAGGAGAGACGATTGAATAAGGCTGTAAACCGTCCTGATGCATTCTATTTGTCGTTGAAAGACCGTGTGCATAATAATCGTCTAGTGATACCATTCAAAGACGAGTCAGGTAAGATAATCTATTACCAATCCAGAAGGATTTTGGATGATGAATCTCCAAGTTACTTGTCAAAAGACGGTGGAGATAAAAGTGTCTTCGGTATCGAGCGAGTATCGTCTGACTTAGATAAGGTGTTTATCATTGAAGGACCGTTAGATGCTTGTTTCGTAAAAAACGGATTAGGTATTGGAGGTATTACTAAAGGTGAACAATTGTTTACTTTTAGTCAACAAGAACAAATGGATGGTTTAAAATTCTTTGAGAGAATTTGGGTGCTTGATAGTCAATGGATTGACAAGACTGCACGAGAAAAGACTTTAAAGCTCATTGAGATGGGGGAGAAAGTCTTTATATGGTCTGAATACGATGGGAAACGATTCAAAGACATAAATGCCGTATGTATGGCTTATGAAATGGATGAATACCCAACAGATTTGATTCTGAAGAACACCTATAAAGGGTTAGCAGCAACAGTGAAGATGAAAATGATCAAATGATCAATTATTTATTCGCGTTTTTTAGCAACAGACATGTCAATCGCATTAGCGAATTCACTAATATTATTTAGAATTCTTTCGATTGATCCTAACTCACTCGTCAAATCTCCAATAATGGTGTTATTACGTGATTGTGAAATGGATGCCAAAACAGTATCTCTCAGATAACTATCGATTTTTTCTAGATTTGCTTTCCACGTATCAACAGTGGAAATCATTTGCTGATTTTGAGAATCTCCACCATCATCCATACTATTCATAACATTTGGATCTGCTTCTGTATCCACACCATACTCATCAAGATTAATTCCATCATCTAATTGTCCAGCGGCAGCAGCTTCTTCAGCAGCAGGATCGAAATCGAGTTCAGGTGCTTCTTGTAGTAATTTAAGGAATTTGGCTTGAAATTTGTTTCGCATATTATTATTTAGCTTAAATGATTAAATAATCTATGTATGGCTGCTTCAAATTCTCCTTATTCTACTGCAATTGCCTCTGGTGCTATTGATCTTGATTTCAAAAATCCTCTAAATCCTTCTGAACAGATGAGAAAATATAAAACGGATGAGAAAATGGCGCAATCACCAGACACTCTCCCATATGAATTTGAAGGACTGCCTCAATATTTAGCTAATATCCAAGACAGTGCATTTCAAGCGTCTTCCAAATTGGAAAATATCATTAAAATGGAAAAATATCAAAAAAATGGTGATCTAATTAAGCTGAAAGGTAATCTGGAGAAGATCATGATGTATTTGATGAAAAATGGTGATAAGATATTGTCGAATTATACTATTGGTAATAATTAAAAACTAGAGTATAATCGGGGCATGTTTGAAATACCCGATAAACAAAATTTAAAATTTATTACAGAATACAAACCTCTCGATCAATTAGAGATTTTGCGAGATATTGGTAATCGAATTTACATCGCAAGACATATTTCTTTGTCGGAAGAACAAATGCGAGAAAATTTAGAAAAAATTGATATGTTGTTTAATTGTAGGGAGAATTTTAATTAATATGAGCAAGAAAAATAAAAATAAAAACCAACAGAAGTGGCTAACTGACAATCTAAAAGGTGAATGGATAGATAAAGACTCAATCATCGAAATTGTTCTTTTTGATTCCTTGATTCACTATGTGGAAAAAGAAGACGGGCTTAATGACACTTGCTATGACTTTTCTGAAGAGTTGCAAAAGGGACATGTTAGACAGGATACTGTGGATGCCATCAAACTCAGACAAAAAGAACTTAACGATGTGTATCTTTATCTGAAAAATGAGCGTCCTGCTTTGAAAAAACAGGTTGATGAATGGGATGGGACTAATATTGATGAATTTATTACACTGGAAGATTCGTTTTTGAATAAAGATACAGAATTGATGAACACTATTGTAAAATATAGAGGATACATGTGGACATGAAATCAAATTATAGAGGATTGAGAAAATGAAAGATAATAGTATTGAAAATCACGAAGCATATAAAAATTGCGAAGGAAAGCTGATCTGTCAATTGATCGGTGGTTCTACTTTGTATGGATTGAACACACCAGAGTCCGATGTTGATTATCGTGGTCTATTTGTTGCTAAAAATAAGCGATATTTAGCCAATTTGGATAATATCGAATCGATTGTCCAGACTGATGACATCGACTCTACTTATTATGAGATCACTCGATACTTAAAATTATTGAGAAAGAGTAATACTCAGGTATTGGAGATATTATTCGCTCCCGACACAGCATTTACATACAAACATCCAATCTTTGATGAGATCGTGTCCCATGCTTACGATCTAATCGACACTAATACCCTTAAAAATTCACTAAAGGGTTATGTATTCAGCGAAATTCGATTGGCTACTGGGCAAAGAAGCGGTCAGTTAGGCGGTAAAAGGAAAAAAGCGGTAGAAACCTATGGGTTCAGTCCAAAAAACTTTGTTCAGATTCTTCGATTGTGTAAAGTCGGTATTGAGTTCTTCACCACTGGTAAATACATGGTAAATGTCAAGGAATTTGATGAGAAGTATTGGGAGAAATTGATGGATTTAAAAACTAGCCCACAATACTACACATGCGAGCGATTTGAACAAATGGTAAACGAAGAATTTGGCAGGTTGGAAGGAATCATGGAGTCATCTAAGATCTCTTTCAAATTTGATCCAGACATTGCAGCAGATATCATTTTAAAAGCAAAACAAATATGAAATACGGAAAACAAATATTATTGGGAGTAGTGGCTTCAAGTGCCATTGCTTATGGGATATCAGATAATTTGGAGAAATTCTCTAAATCATTTGTATTAGCTGGATTAGGTTACGGGTGGGGTTATTACTTGCTACAAAACAGAAAGAGCAATGATAAAAGAGTGGAAGAATTAGAAGAACTTTTAGGAAAGAAAAAAGTTGATGAGCGTGTTACGAATCTGGAGAATATGCTTCAAGAATCTGATACAGTAATCACTGAGCAAGAAGAAGTTATTAAAAATTATGAGGAACTATTGGACGAAGCATCTGTTAAATTCCCCTGTAATTGTGGTAACAACATGTTCGATGGTATTTTTAAACCAATGGAAGAATTTGTGGTTGAATGTGACCACTGCAAAAACAAATATTCTGTCACACTTAAATTGGATACTATACTGATTACTGAACCAATCGAAGAACTTAACATTGATAAACTAATTAAAGAAAATACAAATGATAAAAATAGAAACTAAAAAAGGGAAAGTGGAAATGACATTGACTGAATTTGCAAGATGGGCATGTTTAGCAGAAGCATTTATCTTTATTGAAAACAAATCTGAAGAATTAAACATTGATCCCATCAACATGATTAAGCCATTGGCATTTGAAAAATACATTAATGAGCGATATCATGCAATGCTTTCTGATGTTCAATATGAGTATGATCTAGGAATTTTGAAGTAATCCTATAACTTCTTTCTCAATTTCCGATTGTTTATCTTCCGATAATACGTCTTTGAAATGTTCTTTCAATTCGTTTGTCGGAAGATTTAATTCGTGAAATCCTATCATGTAATTACGAAATCTTTCATCATATTTATTTGGATAGGTAATACCATTTGGTCTGTTAAAACGGTGTAACCATCTTAAAAACGGTAAGCATAGTGTTTTTCTACCATGTTTTTTGTATTTTTTATGGATATACCCCTCTTCTCCTCCGAATCCACGAAATTCTTTGTTGAATCCCAACCAAGAATCCTTCCTACACGAGAAAAGACCCATACCTTGAGAGGGGATTTCAAATGGATCATTGTTTTTATCTGATCCTCTTTCATCTGTTTGCCAAGTTCCCCACATGTGTCCTCCCCATGTAAAGTCGAAATGTGTGGAATAATTTTTCAGATCATCATAAATGATCGGTCCTTGTAGTAGATTACCATCGTCGAGTTTATTATCGTAGAAACTTATTAATTTTTTTAAAGAACCTTGTTCTAAAAATACATGAGAATCCATACATAAAACGTAAGGGGTGTCTGCCAATTCAAAAACTTTATTTTTAACAGTAGTGGATTTAAATTTAGTAAATGGGAGATATTGAAAGGGTTCTTTGATCCAATTGGTCAAATCCCTAACTGCTTTACCATGGCTTGAATCGGGATTATTGTCAATAATGACAAATTCGATATCATCCAACACTTCTGCGTGATACATTCTAATAGCTTGTATTGAAAAATATAATCCATCATAATCATCATATGTTGCCATTCCAATGGTCAATTTTCTCATCAAGATAATTATCAGAATCCCAATTTATTGCAACTATTATCCAAACATTTTGGAATTAAAATTGTTGGAATAGTGGTTGTCGTGGTTGTCGTGGTTGTCGTGGTTGTCGTGGTTGTGGCTGTTATATTGATATTTAAAGGGTTTAAAGTGGTTGGTGGCGTAATTAAAGTTGATAATGGTAATATTGAAATTGTAGTGAAAAGTGGTAAAATAGGTGGTAAATTTACTGTGACTTCTGGTGGAGGTACGCAACATTTTTCAGTGGTGGGTGGAGATGTGGTAGGTGGAGGTGTAGTAGGTGGAGGTGTGGGTGGAGATGTAGTAGAAGTAGATGTAGAGGTAGATGTGGAGGTAGAAGTAGAGGTAGATGTAGAGGTAGATGTGGAGGTAGATGTGGAGGTAGATGTGGAGGTAGAGGTAGATGTAGTAGGTGGAGATGTAGGTGGAGGCGCAGAGGTAGTAGAAGTAGAGGTAGAAGTAGAGGTAGATGTAGAGGTAGATGTAGAGGTAGATGTAGTAGGTGGAGATGTAGGTGGAGGCGCAGAGGTAGTAGATGTAGAGGTAGAAGTAGAGGTAGAAGGTGGAGATGTAGGTGGAGGCGCAGAGGTAGTAGATGTAGAGGTAGAAGTAGAGGTAGTAGGTGGAGATGTAGTAGGCATAGGAATTGTAGATATAATATCCCATAATAGGGGATAAATTTATAAAATTTACTTTTTAAATTACATTAAAATATAATTATCATTAGTTACTATGTAGAACGTATTCGCATCCCGAGTAGTTGATAAAGTTGAAAAAGTTGTTCTATTAGTGCTTACTAAATTTGTTATAGTGCTACCAAAAACAGATATTTGAGTGTTACTATCAATTCCTTTACCTCCAATAGCCTCCCAATCGCCAATATTAGCTCCAGTGCCACTCTTCAGTCGATATAGTATTTTAGTGTCACTATTATAAGCAGTATCACCAATTTCTGCTGGAGCGACACTGGTGATATTTGTCACTGTCCCTTTAAATAGATTGCCAGCAAGGATACCACCAGTCGTCACCCCATCACCAATAAATAATCGTTTGGTATCAGTAGTGAAAGCAGGTTCCCCCGAATTAAAAATTATATTTTGGCGTTCATTATCAGTTCCTTGACGGAATAAAATTTTTAATAGTGTGTTATTGAAGATTTCTATACTCATGATTAATATGCGAAAATTGGAATTGCGAATCTACCAATTGGTTGTCCTGTTTTTGAGGTGGAATCACCTTCATAAGCTAAAAAACCAGCAGATGTTAGTGTTATTGTTACCGTGCTGATACCATTTGATGATATTGCCTCAAATTTAGTTAATCGAAGACCTGATATAGCACCTGTGATGGTGTGTGCAGGTGTCCCATTGAAAATAGATGATAAGCTATTTGTCGCATTTAATGTGGAATTACCTGTCAGTGTCGTGAAAACAGATCTCTGAACTGCTTTTGTATCGCTAATGTTCGTCCACGCACTTAATTCGGTAGCAGATGAGCCGTTCATTTGGTATAGAACACCATCGAAAGTTGATACATCATTACCATTAGCACTTAGAGTTGTTAGAGAATTGTATGTGCTTACTGGTGGAAAAAATTGTGATTTACCAGAAGAGGAACTAATTGAATTATATAATGACGTATAATTGGCAGTCAAAACACCGCCGACAAAAGAAAAATTCGTCGGATTAATTCTCAGAGCAATTGTATTACCATTCCCACCGCTCAAACCATTCCCAAATGATGTTGACAATAACTCTCTAGTAGTGATCGATGTAGCATTTATCGATAATTTATTAGCTGAAAGTCCGAAAAATGTTGGATTATAATTGACTTGTAATTTATTATTGTTAATAAATAATCCACCATCAACTGTATTTGGATTTATTTTAGATGCCGATAGACCACTCAATTTCAAATTGATTGTTGAAAAGGAGTCATACTCAAATTCTTGTGATACTTTAGTAGCAATTTTACCCCATTTTGTGATATCAGTATAAGGGTTTGCCGTCAATTGATACCAAATATTATCAATTGACGCTATATCACCTACTTCCGAATATGTATTAGATAAACTATAAAAATTAGTCAGAGGTATATGATTTTTTGCCGTTACTGATACTCCACCGCTCAATACACCGTTTCCGATGTATAAACGATTGGTATCAGTAGTGAAAGCAGGTTCCCCTTGATCCAAACGAACCGATTTTCTTTGGTCGTTTGTACCTCTGCGAATTTTTATTTTTGATATGTAAAAGTCAGGCATAATTATGAAATTCTTTTCCAGACATAGACACCGAATGATGGTGGTGTATTATCGATGGGACTACCACTACCAGTATTATTTAAAAATACTTGACCATCTAATTTCAATATTTTATTTGAATCGGTAGATGATGTATGTCCACTATTTTGATGATTAAACGATTGTAGCGAATCTAGTAGAGTTGGTTCACCATCTGTTATAGCTTCACCACCACTTCCTACAGTACCTGTAACACCAGTGTGGGTATGACTTGGTAACTGATCTACGGTTAATGTGGTTTCATATTTACCACTATTATTACCGCTTGTAATGTTTTTATTATTTACTCCATCATTACCCAAACCAACACCAGCCAAAAATTTACCTTCTGCCACATTTTGCCATGTGGTATTTAAAAATCTTAATTGTGGATTGATATTATCAATTGAGAGATAAATTGAATTTACAGGATAAATGTAATCGATCAAAGATGCGTATCCTGTTATCGCGAAACCATCTGCTGATAATGTTCCAGTGAAAGAAGCACCACCACCTTCAGAACCAATTTTCATGGATGTTTTATTACCCAAACCATCATAAATTTGTGGTAAGTTGGTTTCACTAACAGGTACATTTGAGGTATGTAATATTCCTGCATAAGAATCTGCGATGAATTGGTCAGTAAGATCAGGTAGCATAATATTATTTATTCGGAAGTTGTTAAATTGGAAATTAATTTTTGCTGAATTTCGACTATTAATGTGAAAATTCTCTGCATAGTCGTTGTGTTGATGCTTTCATTACCATTAACTCGTAAATTATCAAAGTCGTAATTGATCAATTCAATATTATTTAATAATACTTCATCTTTTCTAAAATTAAATGAATTTGACGCTTTGGTAAAGAGTGTCAATACGTCTTTCAGAATGTTTAAAAGATTTTGATTGAAAAATATACCGAACGAATAATCTCCACATGTTACATTTTTGAAATTTTTCGTAATATTACTATCAATTGCAGTATATCTATTATCTTCAATAGGTTGTTTTAGAGCATATATTCTACCAGAATTGTGTAATATTGTATAATTCTTATTACCTTTGGTGATTTCACTGAATAACAAATTATAAAAGTTATTAGCATTCATTCTATTGGTATTCCACTTAGTTGGAGTATTACCAAACTTATGATAAGTGTTTTTGAAAAGATAATCAGGTGGATATTTTAAATTAAATTTCTTGAAATTATTGGCAGTATTACGGGGATTTGATATAAATCTTGTTTCAATATTTTTCACACTTCTTATGTAGAAGATATTAGAATCGTAAGTTGAAAAAGCGACATCATAATTATCTGTATCCAAATCATTTATTTCATAATTAATGAAAGTAGTGGAGATAGAATAAGGATCAAATGTAAAAATCGAATAAATACCGTTTTTTTCGTGTAAAATAATAACAAAATCATCGACATTTCTGATATCAATTGCCACAACATTTTCTATGTTATATTCGAGTAGATTTACCGTTCCAAGTAATGTTGAAGATTTTTTATTCCAAAGATAAAGAATATTTTTATCAATTACTGTTCTTATATTGTCACCATATTTCATAAATTTCACATTATTGGAATTTATGTTAAAAAATTTGTCATTGAAATAACCAAATGCTTTTGAAAATTTCTCTTTAGCACTCCATTTTAAAGAAATGGTGTCAACATTGCCGATTTTTATACTATCAATTAAGATTAAAGTTCCACATTCGATATAATTCAATCCTTCATAAGTGTTGATGACATCATTTATAATTATATTGATTTTATTTTCAAATTCATCATAATTTATGCCATAAACTTCCTTACCAAATTCCAACTCTTGGATATCATATGTCAATAATGAAGTATCATCAAATGATCCATTTATTGTTATCAATTCTTTACCAGTGGAGCAGAGATATTTGAATGTTTGATCCGATTTTACGATAAAATCACCATATTTTACTTTTTCCAAAAAATCCCATTCACTAGAATAGTTAAAATTATCAATATGTGTGACTACATCTTTACCCACCATCAAATCATCGTTTCTTTCATCTCTAATTGTTGATGATAGCCCATAAAAATGGCAATCGTTTTCATCGAAATCCACAATTTGGGGATTACTAATAATTAAAGATTTAAAAACAATCAAATTATTAGTGTTGATTTTATCGAAAATTTTATCTAATTCATTTTTATTTAAAACATCAAAAGCATTAGTGAAATATGGTGTTATGTTTTGAATCGAATCAAATTGATTATCAAATTCTAATTTTCTAAGATAAAATTCTGAGGAAAAATTATTTTTCGATGTCAATTCTTCAGAGAATTGGTCTTTGGTTTTACCTGTATAAGCTATACCATTATCAACATTAAAAAATCCTGAATAATCAATACCATTTGAGGTAAAGGATTCACCGTTTGTATATTTAAAATATGTAATCATTATTCAATAAATTCTATGTTATTTACTTCCGAAGTTAAAGGTGAGAAGGACTTGCATGTTTCCGTTACAATCCTTTTCAATTCATTTTTGATATTATCAGGGAGACTAATATTTTTAATCAAAATATCAACATGATTTGATTTGAAGGTTTGATTATTACAGACACTTTGTAACAATTCGATTTCATCTTCGCTATTTCGCTGTCCAGATGGAATAGTGATAACCAGAGTATCTATACTTTGCAACCCATTGGTATATGGCAATATTAAAGATTCGTCGAAATCAATATATCTGGTATATATTTTGAAATTTTGGATATGATTATTATCAACAAAGTCTCCAAAAAGTATTTTCTTACCAAAAAATTGTGATATATCAAAAGTGAACTCTTTGATACTTGTGCCATTCAGATTAAAATATCCTCGTCCATTAATAGTATCGATGGCAAATACCAACGTGTTAATTTTTAATTTTTTAAAGCTTGCAGTAGCATCAAAACTAGTAGTATTTTCATTACTAGGATCATACAAATTTAACAAAAAGGAAATGTTATCACTATTTTTATCAATATTCAACCCACCATCAATATTATTGCGTTTACTAAAAAATGACCAATTGGTATTATCACCGCTAAAGGTGAAAAATATGGAAAAGACACCATCTGTATTTATATTTTCGAAATAATTTATTTCGTTGAAAAAATTAATATCTTCAATTTTACACACTGGAATCTCATCTGGAGAACTCACAACAGGTAAAGAATTCAACCGTTCATATACAAATACATCATTTGGTTCAATGATGAAATCACTTTTTTTATCGAAAACTTGATAAGCTGACAGACTTTGTTTGATGAGATCATTTCCAGACACCAATTGTTCGACCAAATCAGTGTAAGTAATATTAAAGGTTGAATTGGTCGCTAATGCAGATGCCTTTTCAATCCGATCAGGATAGTAATATCTATCTACCCATACTTTATTGTTACTTAAAGGCGAACCAGATAACCAAGTGCATAGGTAATTTTGTCCATCGGTATATCCATTGTTATTATCTAATTTGTAAACTTTATCAGCATAAAGAGGTGTGGTATACGAAAATGCTCCCGATTCCACAAATTTTGTATCATTTATGTTGATTTTTATGAAAGGATTTAGATCGTTTGGAGCTTTAATCGTATTTATACCACTTTTAATGATATAAGGTTTATTGTAAAATACATAATTTAAAGACAAACTTTCGTCTCTCTCACTATCAATATCATTGAAAATCGATGTATACGATCTCATCTCTTTCATATAGAAAGGAGAATTGTTTGAAGATATCAAAGTGTTTCCAGATGTGAAAATATCTTCCTGAGTCAATTGGTTTTTCAAAGTGACGATCTCAACATCATCGTTTTCAGAATGTAATAGATAATTATTAGATAAATCTTTTTCTATCAGATTATCTGGAATGGTGTTACTCTCATCATAACCAACCAATGAAAAATTCTGATTGTTGTCAATATTATTATAGATTTTTTTATCAATTTTGATATTGTTCAGAGGAGCCAAAACTTTATTGGCACTTGTAAACGGAACCAAAGTTAGTGTATTACCTTGTTTTGTTAGTAACTTACAAGATCCATCATTTCTGAATAGGCATAACGAGTTATTAGAGCTAGAGTAAATGTAATTGAAATCTATACCAGACAATCCTAATTTTCTAGTGTAAAAATTAACAGTGTTGTTAGAATCTTGCGTTAGATAATATTTTTTATAATTGTAAATTTTGTAAATGTTGCAAACATTTGAATCTTTCAGATCAATTATAAAATTGGTCGAATCTGATGTAATATTGAAAAAAGAATAATCTCCATAATAATCATAATTGGTATAAATACCAGATAATCCCAATTGATTCGTATCTTTTGGTTTGAATTCTAAATAAATTTCTCCAAATTTTAAAAATGTCAGAGACTTTTCCAATTTTATAACATTTTTATCATTAACAGTTATGTCAGACAGCTTACGCTCATCAGTCAAATAGAAAATGCTGTAATTTTTATATTTGACATCTCTGATGTTGGAAAATGCATTATAAAAATTAAATTTATACCCCCCATCGTAGTATCTTTCAAATTTATCGAGCGTGAAATTCTCATCATTGTATGAAAATTCACGAGCGTTACAGGATGATATTTTACTTATAAAGGTATCCACATTAGTATTTAATTGAACGGTGTTTCAAGCTCAATCAAATACCCACCATTTTTGGTCACAAATTGGTGTATTTTTTTATCGAATTTGCTAATGGTGTTTATCAACGTCAAATCTTCAATACTTTGTGAATAATTATAATTAACAACACTGATGGGAACGGTGAAAGTGGAGATATCACCATTACAATAGGATACGTAAAAATTTGCCGATAGATTTTGACTTGTTGAAGAAACACTTGGGTAATACACATGACTATGAGTATTGTTCAATACCTCCGAATACCTACTAATCGGTGAAAAAATGTTCAACATGACATCATTTTCAAAAAAATCTTCAACATTATCACCCCAATTTATTCTTAAAAAACAAGGTAAAAATTTTTCTGAAACACCAGTCAAAACAACATTCAGTGTTGTTATGTCATTCAACACCACCAAAGGTAATGTTGTTGTATTGGATGTGTTAATCGAAGATAATGATAAATATGAGGTATTCATTTTTGATTGTATTGTGAAATATTTATTATTTCCAAAGGATTCATTTTGAAATCCATTTCACTCATAACAAATTCATTTAGAGCATTCTTAATCAAGAATGATGTGGTGAATTTATCATTTTTTGGATTGTAAGCCAATGTTGGAGATTCAAATGTGGATATTGAAGGTGAATTGACCTTTATTGGAGATAAGGAATAATCATCATATTCCAACAAAGTATGCTTTTCAGTGTCGAATTTGAATATCGAAGGTCTTACAAAGACGGAATCGACATTATTACTCGACAAGCTTCCAATAGTGGTGAAATAAATATTGCCGTCTTTGCTGTATCTATTTGAAATATTCCCATTATGCTGGACGGTGTATACCTGTTTGGTTGGAGTCGAAAATTCACCATCTTCAAAAATCAATTTAATGATAATCAAGTTGTTTTCCGTTTCAATTGTCAGAATATCAGAAATAATATCAAATCTCTTGACAGCACTTACCGATTCAGTATACACTGACAATGGAAGAACACTTGTCAGATAACTCAATTCAGATTCAATAGGTAAAATCTCCATTGTATATGAGTTCCTAACATACAATTTGCCATTCAAATTAAATCTATTATAAAGATTCTGAACAGGTGCTGACGATAATACGTATTCGCTCGATTTTAAAGTAGTATTATCGTAATATATTTGAGATAGAGTCGGAGAAAAATCTGGATAATCGCTACCAAACGAAGCACCATCAATCATAAATGTGCTTAATTCGTTGGGGAACACGTTTCGAGTCATGTTTGCTGTTATAGTTGGAAACCCAGCATCCAACAAAGCTCTCCTCAATGGTAAAGAAGAGTTAATACCACCCTCAATCAGTCTTGAGTAATAGAAATTACCACTCAATTCAAAAGAACTCAAATCAGACGAAGCAGCATCGATATAAGGCGTGTCTCCATCCATTATGAACAAACCTTCCAATGTTTGAAAATTTGGAAGATATTCATTTTCATAATAAAATTGATTATTGTCGAAAGTTCCACCGAATATTTGATAATACAGATCGATACTAGAAAAACCACTGGTGAATGTGCTTAGTCCTGATCTACTTGTATAGTCATATGTGGTATTATCAACTGTTGAATAATTGAAATTGAAGCCTTCACCATAGAGATAGTCATAAAAAGTATGACCATTCAATATCTGATAATATATCGGGGCAGATTCATAAGTAGAAATAGTTTTTGTGAAGCTATTATCATCTTTAAACAATCCGAATAAATTATTGTAAATATCGCGTTTAGAATCTTGTAAATAACCGATATTTGGCAATCTATCGAGGTATTTATCAAAATTTGGTTCGATTTTTGATATGTATCCGTAATATTTGCTGTCATTTCTTTTACTTGATGGTAATATTTGCGATTTACCAGAAGTGAAATTTCTACGAACATAGTCATTATCATTAATAAACGTGACAATATCACCATTATCACCTCTTATAGATGGATCGGGAAAATAATAAATGGTATTTGGCTCTAGATTCTCAGTATTGAAAGAAAAGCTAAGTGTTTTCCCATCAATATTGATTATCGAGGTTTTATGGGGTCGAAAATATCCAATATCTTCTTTTGAAATTAAGATTTTTCTATCTGTTGATGCGGTAGTTGGATAATCGACATTTAAAAAATTTTGTGATGGATCATCAGCTAAGATAGCCAAACCAGATACAAAATTATTCACAGTTGAACCAGTGGACAAATAATAAAAATCACTACCGATGTATTTTTCCGTTAGTCTTCTTTTATTGTCTAAAAGGTCATTTATTTCTTTGATACCTAATTCCGAACTAGACATATTCGAAAACACGTCTGAAATAATTTCTGAATTATTTTTCAAGAATATATCAAATCCATAATCTAAATCTTTATTGTCATAAATCTTCTCATTCGGAGTTTGGTTGAAATACAAAGGGTATGAATCATACAATTCATCAATATCAATATCAATATCGTCTTTGATTTGTTGAATATCATAATAAATTTCACCATCAGAAACATTTTCCAAATAATTTATGATATTATTTCTTATCTCTTGTGACAACAGATTATTGGTACCAAGTAACTTTTTCTTTGTGACTTGATATTTTGCTTCTTCTCTCTTTTTATTGTAATAATTAGCAATCTCTATTAATTTTCGACTGTAAAAAGGTATTGCTACCTCTAAATCTAACGGATCATTGAAATCTAATTGCGATAAAAATTTTTGCTCATCTGTTGTGGAATATTTTAAATTTATTTCTTTTATAAAATCTCTATATCTCTCAATAATAGTCAAAGAATCTTCCGATTCCTTTACACTTTTCACTCTGTTCCATTTTTTCAGGTATTGAATGTAAACATTTTGCAAGTTATCAACTGAATCTTCTATTATTTTTATAAATTCTAAGAAAGAAAATGGTTGTGACGAATCCAAAGCATTGATAATATCAACATTTGGATTTGTGATGGACTTGGGAAGTGTGATGTTTAATACGTTCTCCATTTTTATTATTTAACCAAAGATAATGATTGATAAAGCGTATCACGTAATACAATTCCCATTGTGAAGTCTTTGTAAGACGGTGTGACATATTCACTGAAAATGTAATTACCGTTTTCATCCAAAATCGGATCATTATCATTATCTCTAATGATGTTTTCCCCCGATAACATGTCATATAACGTATTATCTTTGATTATAGTGTTATCATACAGAGTATTATCGAAAGTATCGACATATTCAAAAAATAAGTAATATTTTTCCACATCTTCAAATTGGAAAGTATCAGGTAATACCAACGGCCATCCCCAATTTTGATTGTAGGATGATAATGTATAGACGGTATTTGTAGTATATTCAACAGGCTGCTCAGTATTCAATAGAGAGTATTTATTACTAAATTTTTCAAGTGCTACAATAGGAGTTCCAGCAGATACCACATAAGTATTCGTGTTTATCTGATCTCCAAGATTGATACCGTATACACTCTTAGATGAATATCCTCTCAAATCGAAATTTTCTTTAAATTTGTTATCAATACCCAACAATTTATTGTTGCTGATGGAAAAAAGATCCAAAATTCTTTTAATTTTTTCTGGATAAGTGAAAGAATTGTCTTCAAACACATTATTCGATGTATTCAGCATTTTCATTTGTGAAATTAATGGGAATATCTCATTCTTATCAACATCTTGAATATTTTGAACAAAATTTGTTATTTTTTCGTATATCTTCTTACCAAGAGTATCATAAGATGAAGTCAATGTTCCAAATATAGACCCAATAAACTCATCAAACAGCATACTATCATCCAAAAGAAATTCTTGGAATCGTAAATCCTTAAACATTTCAGTGGCATCGTAACTCTCATTCTTTTTCTCAATTGTTAAGAAATTCTGTGGATAAACATCAAATACAGATGTCTCACCATTCAAAGAGTATGCGCTACCTTGGACAGATGATACTGATCCAGATACCGTGATTTTAACATCATTTATTTTGTTTGGCGAAGTGAAACGTATGGTATTTCTTATTGCACCACTGAAAGAATCTTTAGCTGATATTGTATAATATTGAGATGAAATAACTTCGTTTGAAGATAACACCGTATATACCAAGTTTGAAGCAGAAAGAGGTTTAAAATTCTTAACTGTAAAGTGTTCCGAATCTTTAACTTTGATGACAAAGGGAATATCGACGTTTGAAAACTTTTGAGAATCTATATTGAAAGAATTTTCAGCATAAAATTCGCCATCCATACCATTTGATGTGACACTAAAATTATCTACTTCATTGTTTTGAATAATATTAGCAGATAGAGACACTTTCAAATTATTATCCCATATGTTATTGTTTCTTTTATCAAAGAAAAGATCGATTTGCAATTTGTTGACACTATCGTCTTTGAAATAAACTTGCTTATTACCTGATAAACCGACATAAAACGCTGATACATCTGTAGAATTAGTTAGTATAATGTTATTATTTGATACCTTAGCATATACTGGAACTGTATCTATTTCAATTTTATCAATCTCGATATATTCATATTGCTTTTTTGTCTGATTGTATATCTTTTCGAAAAAAGAATATGTGTTTCTTAAATGTCTGAATTTATCTGGAGTATCTTGGAAATAATACTCACTACCACTTCCGCTTATTCTGTAGAATATGGTGGAAGGAGTGACATTACTTGGGTAAGTTGCCGAAGCAATTAAAGGACCTGATATCTTTCCATTTTTCCATATAATATTGTCATAATACGATGCATCTTCAAAGTCTATTTTAAAGGTGTTTACCAAATAGTCTTTGATATTAACTGTTTTGATCGTATTTGATATGATAGCGTTTGAATAGCAATCGAAAATTGTTAGATTGGTGTCATATTTCCCAGCCTTGTCATAATATTTGTTAGCCGTTAATGATGTGGAATATGTTCCATCACCAAAATCCCACAATACTCTAATATAAAATAAATTCTCAACATTCGGTATAAATGTTAATGGTGTTTCTTTTAGAGCATATGCACTAAGAACTTGTTCATTTTTATAATCAATGATTTTAAAATCAAATTGTTGGTAATTACTCATTTACTATTGAAATTTTTTGATATATTGATTGAGGATTGAAGAAATAAGGGAATTTGAAGAATGGTAATGTTGTCGTTTGATTGATAATAAGATCATCAACGTCTTCATAAATAGCATTCCATGATACAAATGAAATACCATTGAAAATCTCATTACCATTTCTTGTTCTTATATTGGCAACCCCTTCCAAACTTAATATGTCCGATGTCAGCGATGAAATATCTAACTTTTGACCTAAAACATTTCTTGAACTATCGAAAAATGATAAGATAATATCGCCAACTTTCTTTTTCAAATTTTCAGGATTTGTTTTAGAGTCGTTTTTACGAACAATTTCCAATTTGCTTGTATTTAAGACACTTTTATTAGCAACACCATTGGTATATCCAATATCGAAAGCGACATAAATTGGATCACGAGGAACTACTTCATGACTTAAAATTTTTCTATCTTTTGTTTTTTCAATGATTAAATTTTTCAAACTATTTGATAGAAAAGGTGGATATGCGCCATCATCTTTTAGACTAAATTTAGGAACGCAAAACACGTTTACATTATTGAAGTCGCAAGAATCTGCAAAATTTACTTGATTTATGATCACTCTGTTTGATTTATTGGGATCAACACAGATTTTGTAGAAATAATCAATGTAACTATCAATAAAAATTTTGTTATTGACAGTCTTGACAGAAGAAATGATATTTGATATCTCTTTGTTCAAGAAAGTATCATAATCATCCTCAGTTACCAATTTTATTTGAGAATTTAAATATTTGGGAACGTTGTTTTTGATTTGCTCGACACTTTCTGCTTCCGATATAGCAGTGGAATTGTCTGTATTGGTGAAAAACAGAAACGAATTGTTTACAGAATCAATTACATTTTCACTGTTGGAATTTGTAGTATCATTATAGATTTGAGTAAATCTAGTGGAGTTAAAATTGAACAATTTGTTACCATTGATAGCACCTTTACTGATAATACCATTGAGGTTATCACTCAGGATGTAATAAATTGCGACTTCATCACCAGATTCAATTTTTTTACCGAAAATACCATTACCGAATTTGACTTCATAAAATCCTGAATCGTTTAGACGAACACTGTAGTAACGATCATCGTTTTTAGCGAGGAAAATATTATCCAATTCTTGATATTCATACCATTTACCATCACTCTTTTCTTTGACATACACACTGACAGTTCCATCGGAAATAAATCTTGTATCATTGGTATCAACTCTATTAACTACTACAATCGGAAGAGTTTCAAACTCATCGCCATTTGCAGTGTATATTGGGTATTCCCCAACTGTACCTTGATAAAGGATTAAATTATTTTTAATGCTATCAATATCCTGTGAACCAGTAACTGATTTTTCAAAATTAAAATCTTCCAATATTGTGTATTGGATTTTATCAATCAAGAAATATCCATATTTTCTTAATGTGTAATTACCCACACCCAAAGAATTACTCGCCACACATGACACAGGAACTAGAGATGTTTGTTTACCAGTAGGTTTATACCCAACCAAATTTACAATTTTGTTAATATTCTCATAAATCGTAGCTTGAGAAAACATACTCTCCGAAGCTGTCTGGTTCAAATAAAACAGTAAAACATGGTAACTAAAAGCAATGATATCAATAAAAGAAGCTAAATTACTCCCTTCATAATTCTGATCAGTGAAATTAGAATTTTCATTCAATTTTTGAATGATGAAATCTTTGAGAGAAAGCGCATCAAAATTGATGTAAGCATTTTTTGGTAAATTATATTCAATAGATTCTTTCATTTTTTATTATTTAGAGGATAGTGTAACCGATGGTGTTTAATTTTGATTTAATACTTAAACCTTCCACATCTAAAGATGGGATATTGATTTGTAGAAAAATTCGATATTCCTGTGCATCGGGATCAGCAATTACTGAAACATCTGTCACTGTAATTCTTGGTTCTAAAAGAGGTAATCTTCTTGAGATGTCATCTTCGATGATTTCCGAGGTATAATCATCCACAGGTTCAAACAGAAATCTTCTCAGATCGATACCAAAGGTAGGATTCAATATCTTTTGACCAGGTGCAGTCAAGAAACAATTAACAATACTATTTTTAATCGCTTCAACGTCGAATATAGCTTGAATATCCTTCAAATTTTCTTTTCTATTCAATTGATTATTGTAAGAATAAGCTGGTTTGAGGTCAAAATTGACATCTTTATACAAATATCCAGAAGAACTTGCATTTTTTTGTGCTTTTGACTTTTGAAGAGATGATATTTTAATACTCACATTATTATTTAATTGATGACTAAATAATCACATGCCTAAGATTTCCCAATATGATCCAGCAACAACACCCCTATCTGGTGGTGAGACTTTTATTTTGAATCAAAAGGGGGTAACATACAATACTCCTTTAAGCTCTATCAAAAATTATACGGATACCACAGTTCGTAGCTTATCCTCTGACTGGCAAAGTTCTGCAACCACAGTTCGTAGCTTATCATCCAACTGGCAAAGCACTGCGACTACTTTCCGTGCTAATTCTGCTAATTACGCGAAAGTGAACGTTGATAATAATTTCTCAACGACTCAAACTTTTGCTACAAGTGCGATCAACATAGGTAGTTTACCTATTAGCGCAACACGCGCAGGTAGCTTTTTTGTAGGCAAAAGTGCTGGTCAGAGTGCTACAGGTGCAAGTGGTTCCAATTTCTTGGGTAATTGTGCTGGTAGTAGTGCTACGTGTGCAAGTAATTCTAATTTCTTAGGTTATAGTGCTGGTAATGGTGCTTTTTGTGCAAGTAGTTCTAATTTCTTAGGTTATAGTGCTGGTAATGGTGCTACGTGTGCAAGTTATTCTAATTTCTTAGGTAATAGTGCTGGTAGTGGTGCTTGTTGTGCAAGTAATTCTAATTTCTTAGGGCAGAGTGCTGGTAATGGTGCTACGTGTGCAAGTAAGTCTAATTTCTTAGGGCAGAGTGCTGGTAGTAGTGCTACAGGTGCAAATAATTCTAATTTCTTAGGTTATAAAGCTGGTAATAATGCTGCAAATGCTTCCAGTTCTAATTTCTTAGGTGATAATGCTGGTTCTGGTGCTACAGATGCTTGCAGTTCTAATTTCTTAGGGTATCAGGCTGGTTCTGGTGCTACGTATGCTTGTAATTCTAATTTCTTAGGTAATAATGCTGGTTTTGGTGCTTTTTGTGCAAGTAACTCTAATTTCTTAGGTTATAATGCTGGTAATGGTGCTACAAATGCATGTGTTTCCAATTTCTTAGGTAACAATGCTGGTTGTGGTGCTTATAGTGCATGTAACTCCAATTTCTTAGGTAATGGTGCTGGTAGTAGTGCTACGTGTGCAAATAACTCCAATTTCTTAGGGCAGAGTGCTGGTAATGGTGCTACGAATGCAAGTAGTTCTAATTTCTTAGGTTATAGTGCTGGTAATGGTGCTACGAATGCAAGTAATTCTAATTTCTTAGGTAATGGTGCTGGTAGTGGTGCTATTAATGCTTGTCACTCAATTTTTATAGGATATAGATCTGGCGCATCTTTATCAGCATCCATCGCTCTTGGATCGTGTGCTATTCCAACAAGCCACAATCAATTAGCATTGGGGTCGGCAACATACCCACTATCAACTACAAACGGTGGTACATGCCTAGTAGTAAATATTAATGGTGTGATTAAAAAAATAGCATTGATTTAATCACAAAGTTAATTAAATCTACGCATGTTGAAAAACGCGCTGTTCCATATTGAAGGTGGTTTGGGAAAAAATATAGCTGCAACCGCAGTAATCAGATCTTATAAAAAATCTAACCCAGATACTGATATAATTGTCACTACTGCTTATCCCGAATTATTTAAAAATGATTTTAATATCAAAAGATCTTTTTTAATGGGTAGCACACCATATTTTTACGAAGATTATATCTATAATAAAAATATTGATATTTTTGCACATGATCCATATAAAACAACAAACCACATTACCAAAAAATTACACGTAATTGAATCTTGGTGTGGTATGCTTGACGTTGAATTTGATAAGCAGTTACCGAACATCAATTTTAATTTCCGTGAAAAAGAGATGGCTTACAAATTTTTACCGAATACCGATAAACCATTATTGATATTTCAACCTTTTGGTGGTCCACAAAATCAAGACATCCCATATTCTTGGATGAGAGATATTCATCCGAAAATAGCTCAAGATATAGTCAATCATTTCAAAGAAAAATACACAATTTTACATATCTGTTACCCCCACCATCCCTCATTGCAGAATGTGGTTAGACTTGATCAATTCTTAAACAAAAAGATTTTATGTGCAATGATGGAATTTTCACAGAAAAGAATTTTAATTGATTCATCTTTACAACATGCTGCCGCTGCAATGAATCTTCCATCAACTGTGATGTGGGTCGGAACACAACCTGAAGTATTTGGTTATAACATTCATAATAACATAATTCCAGAAAAATCTTTTCCCATGGGTAATATAAATTCATATTTATATGATTACAGTTTCAATGGATTGGTTCATGAATGTCCATATGATAATATTGAAGATATCTTCAATATTGAAAAAATTGTAGCATGAAAAACATACACTATGTTTCGGGATTACCTAGATCAGGTAGCACATTATTGATGAATCTCATGGCACAAAATCCAAAAGTTTTTTGCACCCCCACATCAGGATTATTTCAATTATTACACGATATTAAAGTTTCTTGGAATAACATCATTGAACACAGAGCAGATAAAAATGCTGGAAAAGATGATAATTTAAAAAGAATTTTAAAAAGCACTTTACAGAATTATCACGATACTGATAAAGAATTTGTTTTAGATAAGTGTAGAGGTTGGGGAGGCGGTATTGAGATGTTGGAAACCATAACCAATAGAAAAGTTAAAATTATTGCACCTGTGCGTGATATAAAAGAAGTATTGGCTTCTTTTGAAGTTCTCTATAGAAAAGGTTCTTATAAATTTCCACCCCAAGGACCGATGCCGCAATGTATAAATACTGAAGGTCGAATGATGCATTGGGCTAGTTTAAATGGTGAAGTTGGGGTCGCATATAATATTTTAAAAGATGCCTTTCAAAGAGGATTGGGTGATAGATTTTTATTGGTTGATTACGATTATCTTACGAATGAACCAGAACGAACTATGAACGTAATTTGGGATTTTCTCGAAATACCTAGATGTAATCACGATTTTAAAAATATTATAAATCAAACAATAGAAGATGATGGTGTTTATAATTATGTTGATTTACATAAAATTAAAAGCTCAGTTATTCCATCAAAACCTAAAGCAATTGAAATTTTAGGGGAAAATTTATGTAAAATTACAGATGGATACGAATTTTGGAAAAATTTAGCTAAATAATAGCATGTCATTATTAGGAGACAATACAATACCATTACGAGTGCCAGTGCCAAAGAAGATTAAACTGGAAAATACAACCAGACGTATTAAACAATTATCAAAAAATTGCTTTAATAATTTGGTTAAGACACAGAGAGATGGTATTGATATCATGTGGAATCATGAAAACTTGACTCCTCAAGAAATTATCGATGAATTGGGAGTTGATGTATTCAAAGTTTTCCATTTTCACGCTAAATTGACACAATTAATTTCAGAATTGGCACAATTTGATGGTTCCACTGTTGAATTGAAATATCCAACTAATTCATTCGATATGGATGTTAATGCTGGAACTGTAACTGTAACCAATAAACCATATCAACCATAATTTATGAGAAAAAAACAAACAACACTAGGAGATGTTTACGGAGAAATGCTTAAAAGTGTTAAAACCGTTGTGAATGAGAATGCTCAGGAAAACATCAACAAATCGAAAAAAATTCCTAAAATGTCAAAAAATGCATTTAATGATAAAATGGACATTCAAAAAGGGGGACCGACAGAAAAAGGTGGTTTCCATAAAGCATTGAATGATGATGATTGTGGTTGTGATGAAGAAGACAATGAAGAACAATATAGTAGAATTTCTGAAATTGAAGAAAAATTAAAAAATCCTAATCTATCTGATACAGAAAAAGCTTCTTTTGAGAAAACTCTCAAAAATATGAAAAAAAATATGCAAAGAGAAGAAGCTGAAGAAAATATTGTTAAAGAATCTAAAAAAATTGCAAGAGAAAGACTAAATACTTTTATGATGAAAAAATCTACATTTGATAAATTGTTTGAATCTGTTATGGGTAGCGATTTCTCCGAAGACGCTGAAAACGCTGCATTGGGTCTTTCCGATGCTCCTACTGATGATGAATTCGGTGATGACATGGGTGATGACATGGGTGATGAAGATATGGGTGATGAAGTTACCTTTACTCTTGATCGTGCTACTGCTCAAAAACTTCATGATGTGCTTATGGGCGTTCTTGGAGGTGAAGAAGACCTTGGTGACGAAGGTGATGATCTAGACTTCGATATGGAAGGCGAAGAAATGGACGAAGAAGGTGATATGTATGACGACGAAGAGGAATACGAAGAAGATGAAGAAACCTTCCCTACCGATAAAGTTGGTAACGATGGGACAATTGGTGCTAAAAACTCCAAAGATGGTTCTCACAAATTCCAATCCAAGAATAACAAAGTTGGTGGTCGCCCACAACCTAAAAATCAAGGAACCAAAGTAACGGGAGTTACTGATAAAGTTGGTAACGATGGTGATTACGGTCATGCTCTACACGGCGCAAAACAACCAAACATGGGTAAACAAAACAAAGTGTCTGATTTGAGAACATCGGAAGACTACTTCCGCTAATAATTTCTAGAAAAAAATAAACTCAAGAAGGGAGAATCGTGGTGATTCTCCCTTTTTTTCTTAAATAATAACATGGAATCTTTTCTGGAATTTTTTGAAAAACACAACGGTGTCATACTGGAATACCGACACAAAGATGCTTTCGGAAATATCAAACAGAGTTTAGTAAATCCTAGAAACAAAAAAGGTGGTAGTGATATTGCTCGCATGGTTAATAGGAAAAATATTTCAACTAAAGGACCATATCAAAAGATCAGAAGTAATGGACAAATTTTAATTGGTGATGAATTATTAAAAGAGTTGGGATCTTTGGGTGGCATCGAATTTGAAGATGGAAAGGAAATCAAAAGAAAGAATTCCGATCAAATGATAAAAATGTTTACCAATCTTCATGGTCAACAATGTGGAAAAATCGTAGAAATTAAAAAATAATGGCTGGATGTCCTACAATACCTTTATCGTGCTTAACACCTGAAAACATTTTCGCTGGTGTATATCGTCCTAATTGTGGTGGATTTGCTGATCCATCCAATTTCCAAGCAGAAAGAGCAATTTTCAATTCTCAATTTGGAGAACTTATCAATAATTACGGTGTGACGATTGGTTACATGGTCAATACTTTTGAACCAGACCAAATGAACTCTATTTACGGTGAACACACCACGATGTATTGGTTGAGTGCAATGGAAATCAAAGCATATATTCAGATGGAGAACGGTTCTCCGATTTATGCTTTGGCTGGTATGGATTCTCCTGATACACTAACACTGTATCTACACATTGATGATTTTGAAACAAAATTTGCATCCTTGAGTTATTTTCAGAATCATCCATTGGAACCCAAATCACAGGATAAGATTATCGTTTATCCATTTGGTTGCGATAGACCAAATGGTAGAAGTGCTAAGATATTTGAAGTGACAGAGGCGATGGATGAGGATCAATCAGAACTCAATCCAGCAATGGGTCATTATGTGTGGAGACTAAAAGCTGTTCGTAGTGAACACAATTTCGTTACCAATGAACCTAGAGAAGCATTCAATCAACAAATTGCTGATAATTCTTACTTTGGTAAAATATCTTCAGTATTGTTCCCTGCATTGTCTAGTGCTTTGAGTGCCAATAAGATTTATACGGAAAATTCAGACGATATTGTGAGAAATGAGATATTCCCACCATCTACAGGAGGTAGTGATGGGAGTGTTTATGGCAATTATTTTTAAGTAATACCAATGGCTGCTAAAAAGAAACAAAATTATATGGGTAATACTAATTTACCCAGCGCAAATTCAGCGTTTGAATATACACCAGAGATGGTGGTTGAAATTGAAAAGTGTAGGAATGATATTATTCATTTTGCAGCTAATTATTTTTATATAATCGATCCTGATAGTGATGTTGGTAAGGTTAATATCCAACTTTATGATTTCCAAAAAAGAATTTTAAAAGGCGTTTTTGATAATCGATTTAACGTAATTCTTAGCCCCCGTCAAGCTTCTAAGGCATTGGCTCTTGATACTCCAATACCTACACCAAATGGTTGGACAACAATGGGAGAACTCAAAGATGGTGATGTGGTCTATGGGAGAGATGGTAAACCTTGCAATATTGCCATGGCGCATAACATTAGATATGATAGACCGTGTTACGAAGTTGAATTTGATAATGGTGAAGTTATTGTAGCTGATGAAGATCATAATTGGTTTGTCCAATCAAAAAGAGATAGGGATTTAAAAGTTGTTTCAAGTGGAAGCATTAAAACAACTAAAGAATTAATTGAAAATTTTAAAACAAAATCTGGAGAACCTTTTTACAGAATCCCGTCTTGTATAAATGGAGTAGAGAAGGAAGAAAAGGATTTGACAATCCCACCTTATGTATTGGGAATGTGGTTGGGAGATGGATCGACAGATTCTTCTCGAATTACAGTTGGGTATCAATATATTAATGAATTGAGAGAAATATTATCACAATATGAAAGATATAAATATTCTGAAGTATATAGAGAAAATAGAAACATTTATTCTGTCAATCTGGGAAAAATAGACGGTAAATGGGATAAAATCGGTTATCGAGCATCGTTAAACAACGATTTAAGAAATTTAAATTTATTGGGAAATAAGTATATACCCAAAGATTATCTGGAATCATCCAGAGAGCAAAGATTGGAATTGTTAAAAGGTTTGATGGATAGTGATGGGAGTATCAACACTCGTGGTCATGCCAAATTTACCAATAAAAATGAAAATTTAGTAAATCAATTCAAAGAATTGGTTGAGAGTTTGGGGTATAAAACCACCTATAAAGTAAGAAAAACATTTTTAAATGGGAAACAATGTGCGGATTCCCACAGTATTGAATTTTATCCTAGAGAATATGTTGTAAAATTGAATTTTAAAAAGAATAGAATTGTATTACAAAATATTCAAGAACCAGAATCAAATAAAAGAAATCAATGGCACTATATTAAAGATATAAGACCGATTGAATCGGTTCCAGTTAGATGTATTACTGTGGATTCAAGTGATAATTTGTTCCTGTGTGGTAAGTCATTTATCCCAACCCATAATACTACAATGATGACCATTGCTGCTCTCCACGAAGCATGTTTTAAACCATACAGAAACACCATTATTGTAGCAAACAAAGAATCCACTGCGATTGAGATATTTCGAAGAATTCGTTTGGCTTATGAGGAGTTACCAAATTGGTTAAAGCCAGGAGTTGAGGAATATGGTAAAACAGGATGTGCATTTGATAATGGTAGTCGTATCAGCATCTCAACTACAACGGGATCAGCGATCCGTGGAACTGCTTTGAATCTGCTCATTTTGGACGAGTTGGCATTCTTGGAGGAACATGTTGTTGATGAATTTTGGAAGTCTGTTTACCCCACAATTTCTCGTTCCCGAACATCTAAGATTATTGCGGCATCCACACCCAATCAAGTGGGAAACCTATTCCACAAGCTTTATACTGAAGCTGAAAAAGGTGAAAATGGATTCACTCCCCATAAAATTGAGTGGGATGAAATACCTGGAAGAGATGAAGCTTGGAAATTACAACAAATTAAAGCTCTGGGATCATATGAAGCTTTCATGCAGGAATTTGGAAATGTTTTCCTTGATAATAGTCAACAATCGATTGATGAATCCCTATTTGATAGACTTAGGAATGAATGCAAACAACCGATCCATGTTCTAAAAGAAGGTGCTTATAAAATATGGGAAGAATACGATTCTGAAAAAATCTATGTGATTGGTGGAGACGTTTCTGAAGGTGTTGGTATAGATGCATCTGTATTGCAAGTTTTGGATGTGACAAATCCAAAGCAAATCATACAAGTTGCGGAATATTGGACAAATAAAAAAGGACCATCAGAATTTACCAATGAAGTGGTAGATGTTTGTGGAAATTGGGGAAATCCTCTATTATTAATTGAGCGTAATAACCAAGGAACAGGTGTTTGTGATACTCTGGCAAACACTCACATGTATCAAAATCTGGTATCTTGGGGTGCAAAAGAAGCTCATAAGAACAAACAAAATGGTATGATTTCCCATATCAACACCAAATACAAAGCGGTGGAGAACCAGAGATACTTCGTCAATGAAGCACAATCAGTAACATTCCGTAATATAGATACCCTGAAAGAATTTAAAAATTTTGTGCGATACCCCAATGGCTCTTGGAAAGCAAAAAGTGGGGAACACGATGATAGAGTTATGGCATTTGTGTGGGCATTGATGGCTCTTTATAAAGATATCACAGAATTGTATTTTGAAATTGACGAATATGATGATTGTGACAAACCATTGGTGATCAAACCCATTGATCAAGGACTATTCAAATACAAATCATCCACATCTATTTACACTAACGAAGAAGTTGCTAAAATTGAACATTCCAACTTAGCACCAATGCTTTTTGGTGGGGAAGGTTCCATGGCAGCTAGTGACATGGCAGATTTAGAAGCACAGGGATGGTTCTTACCTGAAGGTTCCATAAATTCAAATCCTGATAGGAATATTTCTTATGAGCAATGGGATGCTATGAATAAGTATTTTGGCTAAATAATATAGATGCCCCGACAAATCCAGCAATCATGGCTTAATCGATCAAGAAAAGACAAATTTCTTCTCGTTTTCGATTTGCCCCCAATTCTCAAGAAAATCCAATCAAATTACACGAGAAATAATGACACGATCATTCCTGATAGTGTGCAATTCAGCATCTATGGGACAATGGTTCCAGGTCTGACAATCAAAGCGATTGCGACTAGATATGCTGGTGATACTCTTTATGTGTCATCTCACTCCAAAGATCCATATCCTCCTGTAAATGTTAAATTTAAGGTGGATTCTGGTTATAATAATTATTGGGCGATTTATCAATGGTTGAATCTGCAACATGATCAAGAAACAGGTCAATTTAATGCAAAGGGGATTGTAGTTGATGGTAATTTCTCTGATTATCAAACAGATATAACGATGTATGGTTTAGATGAATATGATAATAAAGTAATCCAATTTAAATATACGAAAGCCTTTGTAACATCAATCGACGAATTAGCATTCTCTCAGAATGAGACGGGTGAAATGGAAATAGAAAGTGGTTTCACATTTGTTTTCTCACAAATGCACATCAATTTGCTAGGATGTGATAGATATAATCAGACTCTTTCTTAAATAGGAAATTTTTGTTCGGTATTTGCTAAATAATTATATGCAACGAACAATTAACAGCCCAGGAGTAGAAATTTTCGAAAGAGATTTGAGTCTCATCGCACCAACAAATGTTGGTACTAACGTTTTCGTGACTGGTTTCACCCCACAAGGACCATCGGATGAAGTGATCAAAATCACCACTAGAGACGAATTGGACTCGATTTACGGCACACCAACGAATAGTGCTGAAAGATATTTTTATTATACTGTAAGAGAACTTTTGAATTCTCCTGCCAATATCTACACTTTCCGCATTCCTTATGGTAGTGGTTCTGGTGACGGATTCGGTACACAACACACTGCACTGGTTTATCCAGTAATTGCGGTTAAACCCGACACTGTTACAGTTCCTATTACTGCCACGAATGTCGCTAATTTGAGTAGCGAAACTCTTTCCGCTGCAACTTTAGCAGCTTTATCCAGTATCGCCAATTTGTCAGCATCGGTTACAACTAATCTGGATCTTTCTGCTGCTTCTTACATCTTGGGTAGCCCTATCCAGTTCACTTTAACGGAAGCTCAATATGCCCAAGCAATGGAAGGAACTCTATTTGATTGGAATGCAACTGCTGCGACTAGAACAGGACTCAACTCCTTGGCATCGCTAGGTGGTGCTGGTGTTATCGTTCTCGATAAAGCACAAACGACTATCAATAGCCAATTTGAAGGTTACTATGTCGGTATTTGCGATAATACTAACATCGATCCAGCTTCCCCATTCAATGCTGTCACTCGTGCATATACCACTAGCTTGACTGCTGCTTACCATACCACATATACTCAGATTCCAAATGGCACTCTGCAATTCAATCTGTCTTCTACTGCAACAGGAGCTTCGAATAGCATCTCTCAAATCATGGAGAATCTTACAGATTACAACATTGATGGTAGAGAAGATGATGACCTTCTGAACGTTGGTGTATTCAAACTTCGTAAGAGTATCTATGCCACAGAATCCTTCAAATTGGATTTCGTGTTGGATGACAGAGTTGTTGGTTCGATTGATACATTCCGCACTCAACTCAATCCTACAGGCGGTCCATCTGTTCCTTTCTTCTTGGAAAGTCAAGATACCAATGCTCGTAATGTGGAAATCATGGTGAACCCATACATTTCCAACAAATTTAGAGAATCTTCGTTGGATGTTTCAGGTAATCCTCAGAAGAAGATCAGAGTGTTTACTGATAATTTCTACAATGAAGTTAGCAAATTATCTGCTGTTGGTAGTTTATCTGCTACCAACAAGTTCGGAGCATTTCAACAACAATTGGATGAAATTACTAACAAATTGGCAGTAAAAGCTGATGCTCTATATCCTCTTGGTGCATACAGCCCAACAGTGATTACTCAAAAAACCCTTGGAAGCATTCCAAGTAAAATCAATCGTGCTTTGGAAAGTGTTAAAAATGATGAAATCTATGACATCGATGTTGTCGTGGAAGGTGGTCTTGGAACGGTATTCACAATGGCATCTGCCGCTGGAACAACTTATTACGATGACACTCTATACACTCCTGCATTGAAAACGAAAGTTGATTCTCTCAGAACATCACAAGATATTTTCAATGATGCAGTTGCTACTGATATTCGCGGAAGTTACAGTGCAGTGTTCAATCAATTTGAAAATTTCTGCAACCTTCCATCCAATACTGGTGGTCGTGGTGATTGTATCTTTATTGCTGATCCAATCCGTCATCTTCTTGTGACTGGAAGAAACAGTAAGATTCTTACTGACAAAACCAGAAACTTCCAATTAGACGTTTATTGGGCAATGAGACACCAATTTGAATTGGAGAACACCTCGTATGCAGCTACCTATGGTAACTGGGTGCAAGCTTATGACGATTTCACTGGTGAAAAAGTTTGGATTCCATTCTCTGGTTATCAAGCTGCTATCATGGCTCGTAGCGATGCTGCTGAATTCCCATGGTCTGCTCCTGCTGGATTCACTCGTGGTCTTGTAACTAACGCTTTGGATATCGCTATCAATCCTAACCAGAAACAACGTGATGAACTTTACAAGGTAAACATTAACCCTGTTATGTTCTCTGCATCTCAAGGAATCGTGGTGTTCGGTCAAAAAACGATGTCACGCAAACCAAGTGCATTTGATCGTATCAATGTTCGTAGATTGTTCCTTGCTCTGGAAAGACCTACCAAGAAAACAGCACAATTCTTCGTGTTTGAACCTAACAATGAATTTACTCGCACCAGATTGGTCAATACATTGAACCCAATCTTCAAAACTGCGAAGGAAAACGGTGGTTGCTATGATTACTTGATTGTCTGCGATGAAAGAAATAACACGCCACAAGTCATTGATAGTAATGAACTGAAAGTTGATATTCTAATCAAACCAACGAGAACTGGTGAGTTCATCCTCTGCACCTTCACAGCGACCAGATCCGATGCAAACTTCGACGAATTGGTATAATATTAATACTAAATAATATAAGAAATCCTGATTGGCAATACCAGTCAGGATTTTTTTTTTATAAAAGGATTTATTTGGAAAAAGTTATATCGGATGATTAAATACTATTATGGCGACCACAATCGAAAATTTTATGAATCAGGCGATGCAAAAACAATTTGCTCGCGACTTCCTTTTCCGTGTTAAACAGATCGACATCACAGGACTCTCCTTGAATGGTGAGACTGATTTGGTTTACGCTAAAACAGCTACTTTTCCTGGAAGAGATATTGAAAACAAACAGGTGAATTATTCTGGTCAAACTTTCAATATTCCTGGAAAATCTAGCTATCCAGGTTCTGAAGGTTGGTCTGTAGAATTTTATCTTGATCAAAATTTGGATATCAGAGAGAAACTCGAAAGAGCAAGTAGAGTCCTATTCGACAACGAAACCACCACTGGTAATATTTGTATGCCAGGATATGAATCCGTAATTACTTTGGATGTTCTTCAAATCCCTTGTCAAAGAGGTTCCAATGTGACATCGGGTAGTGAAATGCAAGTTGGTAGAACCATCCAATTGATTGGTGCTTCTCTTCGAAATATCAGCGAAGTTTCTTATGAAATTGCTGATGGAACTGGTGAAATTAAAACATTCACTGCGACTTTCGCGTATCATTTCTATCGTGGACTGGTCTAAGTGATTAAGTAATTACATGTCTCACCCACAGATTGAAGATTTCCTCCAAGCGTTTTCAGGGGACGCTAGATACTGTCTTTCTATACCAGTATTGTGGTCAGTATCCATTGATGGAGTATCAAATGATTCCATAAACCAGTATTTACAGTTAGCACAGGAAAAATGGAGAGCTAAGATCACTCCTAATTCCATGACAAAAAATGGTAATATTTTACCAGCACAATCAGTGACAATTCCAACCGAAGGTGCTAATTTTGGTTCCAGTTCAATTGGTGAAAATAGTGGTGGATTTTTACCAGGATATGTTTTGAACAGTAGACAAGATTTCTTGTCTCGTAGCTTTTCTATAAACTTTTTAGAGACTAGAAAAGATTTGGAACATGAATACTTCAGACCTTGGATTATTGCTACATCTATAAAAGGATTAATCGAAGCAGGTGCAAACCTCAAAGCTGATATTACAGTGAAACAATACACAAACGGTGGTGAATTGAGAAAAGGTTATATCTTTAGAAAAGCATTTCCCACTGGTGTTGAAGGATTTACGATGGACTATCAAAATACAGAATTTCCTGTGAAATCCGTGACATTTGGTTGTCAGAATTACGAACAGATTGCTGTGTAATGAGGATAACAATCAAAGATATAAAAAAATGTTTGGAGGAAGATGAGGATTTCTTCGTGGATTATTTGAATAAATTCAAAGGTAATAATACACATGAAAAGTTCATAAACATCTTAAAGAATTGGGAGAAGTATGTTTCATATACCATCAATTTCAATATAAAAGAGAAAAATATAAAAATATCATTAGATTATCTCATAAAGGAATTGAATGAATTTGTTACCGAACCCACTTGGTTTGAACATTCGAATATAAAAGTATTAGTCGATATCCCAAGTAAATTTATAAAAGAATTGAATATTCTATCGGTATCCAATTTTATTAAAAAAATAGAATACGGCAATTTTATTATTAATTTTGCGGAATTATCAGATGAAGTTAAAGATGAAATGTTGGAAAAATTACCAGCAGATTTCTATAATAAAATGATACAATTTTTAGTAAACGCGAATGATAAAAAAATCATTTTACAAAATGCTGCACTGGAAAACATGGAAATCAACTTCTTAACATCTTTACCATACGAAATGATTAAAGGATTGTTTTATTCTTATGATATGGATTACTTCCGAGATATCATATATTATCTTTCAAAGAAAATTGATGGTGAAATTTTAATGGATTCTACCATCATGGATATTGAATATTACATAGATAAAATGAAAGGTGAAGCTCCAACGGAAAATATGCCACTTTTTTAGTTGACAAATGATTTGTCGCAGTAAATACGGGCATGGACAATAATGTTAAGAACTTCTTGGAAAGTATCCAAGATTTAAAAAATACAAAATTCAAAGTAAATCGTATCACCACTGGTGAAAAAGTTGATTGTGTTCCTTTGTCATTCAAACAACAAAAAAATATTATTTCAACTTTCACAGAAGGAACTGTTGGTGTCTTGAAATTCCAAAAAATGTTGAATGATATTATTATTGAAAACACTGGAAATAATGATTGGTTGGTTGTTGATAAAATCCCTGTTATTTTAAAATTGAGAAAAGAAAGTCTAGGTGACATCGTTAAAACATCAGAAGGAGAGATTGATATCAAAGACATCAAAATTTTAGATAAAATTGATATTCCTCTCCAACATATTGTCGAAGGAGCAGTGACAGTAGAATTGGACACCCCTACATTATCTGAAGAAAATAAAGTCATCAATTATGCAATTGATATTCTGAAAAAAGATGGAGAAAAAGATGTTGGAAAGAATCTGACTAATCTATTCACCTTTGAAATTGTCAAATTCGTCAAGAGTGTGAAATTCGGTGACAAATCTTTGGGCTTCTCTGAATTGTCTGTCAAAGATAGAATTTCAGTAATTGAGAACTTGCCTCTGTCTATCAATCAAGATATTGCTAAATTTATTGATAAAATTAAAGAAATTGATAGAACCCAAACGAAAGTGGTTATCGATGGGGAAGAAAAATCATTTGATATTGACATAACATTTTTTGATAATTAATTATGAAGAAAAACACAATACTTAAAAAATTGGAAACTCACGAGGAGAAAATTATCAAATCGATTAACGATTTTCAAGATTTTCTTGATTCGATTGAAGATGTGGAAATTTCAGTAATGGCTGAAGATTTCTGTGCAGGTGCGCTTGACTTCATCCAAGAGAATGATACTTGTAGTCTGGTCAACATTAGAGAATTTATCGAGAACGAATATGATCCAGAACAATAATATTTTAATTTTAGGAAAAGGTTACATAGGTAATTACCTTTTTAACCATTTACAATCTAAATCATTTGACATCCAAATTAAATCAAGAAACGATCTAGATTACCATGACATGTCAGTATTGAAGAAATTCATTCTCAATAATGATATTAAAACGGTAATAAATTGTTCAGGATTTACTGGTAAACCTAATGTGGATCAAGCAGAATTGGAAAAGGAAGAATGTTGGAAATTAAACACCACTGTTCCTTTGGAAATTAATAGAGCCTGTGATTCATTGGGAATCTATTATATCCACGTTTCTACTGGTTGTCTTTATGATGGATACGACAAAGAGTGGTCAGAAAAAGATACTCCCAATTTTGGATTGTTTCAGAATTATAGCTCATTTTATTCCAAATCCAAACATGCTTACGAAAATCTCGCAAAAGATTTGAAAGGTATTGTTTTGAGAATTAGAATGCCATTTGGTCAAGATAATTCATATAGAAATTATCTCACTAAAATTAAAAATTATAATGATTTATTAAATCTTGTAAATTCTAAGACATACATTCCCGATCTTTGTGATTTTGTGCAATGCCTTGTTAGCACCTTAGATAATGATACTTATTGGGTTCGTAGAGAGATTTACAATATCACCAATCCTGAACCATTGAAAACTGAGGAGATTTGTGAGATTCTGAAATCATATGGTATGCACAATTCCAATTGGAAATTGGGAGATAGATCACAATTGAAAGCACATGCAAATCGTTCCAATTGTGTATTAGATACCAGTAAATTGCAAGAAATATTTCCAATCAGAACTGAGAAGCAAGCAATCATTGAATGTTGTGAACAAATCGTAGCTAACCAGAAAGCAAGAATAACTGCTATCGCAAATGATGGAGAAGATTATGAATAAACGTGCTTTAATTTTAGCTGGAGGAAAAGCCACTCGCTTATACCCCATTACAAAAACGACATCCAAACAATTATTGGGTATCTATAAAAAACCAGTGATCGCCTATCCCCTTCAAACACTGAAGGAGATGGGTTATCAAGATATCCTTATTATCAATGCTGATGAGGAACAACAAAAACAATTTAAGATTTTGTTGGGAGATGGTAGTAAATTCGGTCTGAATCTATCCTATACAATTCAGGATAAACCTCGTGGTCTTGTCGATGCTTTTATTGTTGGGGAAGAATTTATTAAAGATGCAGATGAAATCTGTTTGATTCTTGGGGATAATATTATCATTGGCAACTCACCGATTCATCCCCAATCAAATACAATCTACACTTACAAAGTAAAAGACCCATCAGCATATGGTGTGGTGGAAACTGATGAAAATGGTTGGATCAAACGAATTGTGGAGAAACCTAAAGAATTTATTTCAGAAGATGCTGTGATTGGTCTTTATGTATTTTCCAATGAAGTGGTTGAAATGGCTAAAAAGGTCACACCATCAGCAAGAGGAGAACTGGAAATCGTTGATCTCATTCGCTTGATGAATGAGAAAGAAGGTGTCAATGTTGAGAAACTTGATGGTTTTTGGTTCGACATTGGTGATCATGATAGTCTATTAGACTGTGCAAATCTTGTCCGAACCATTGACAAACGATCAAACCATGCTATTGGTATTGATATATGAATAATGATTTATGGATGGAACGCTTCAGACCACAGACTCTAGATGATCTGATGGTGGACGAAAAGACAAGAGCAATCATCCAAAACTTTGGTAGAGATATCCCGAATTTGTTATTGACTGGTGTTGCTGGAAGCGGTAAGACCAGTCTTGCCAAAATCATCGCTAAAGATATTTTGAATTGTGATTATCTTTATATTAATGCCTCTGATGAAAACGGCGTGGACACGATTCGAGAGAAAGTTATTGGGTTTGCCCAAACAATGAGTTTCGATGGTGGATTGAAAATTGTAATTCTGGATGAAGCAGATGGTATCTCCAAACAGGCACAGGGGATTCTACGTAACGTAATGGAGTCTTATTCATCCACTACACGATTCATCCTCACAGGTAATTACAAACACCGTATTATCCCTGCTCTACAGTCTCGTTGCCAAAATCTCACTCTCCACACATCCTTAAAAGATGTCATTCGTCGATGTGTGGAAATTCTCAAAAGAGAAAACATCGAGATCCCTGACGATCAGAAGAAGAATCTGGTAAATCTGATCAGAAGTCATTTTCCCGATATCAGGAAATGCATCAATGAGTTGGAGAAGTTCTCTAAGTCTGGTATCCTCACTATTGAATCAAAGAAGGATACTAACGAGACATTAGAATTAATTTATAATAATCTCAAGTCGGGTAAGACACTGGATACAAGAAAGTTTCTTATTGAGAACGAGGAATTATTCGACTCTGATCATGAAGCTCTTTTGAAAGATTTGTTAAATTATTTTTATGATCTACAAATTGATGACACAATAAAAAAACAAGCTATCCTAATAATTGCGGATAGCTTGTTTAAAATGATGTCTGTTACTGACAGGGAGATATGTTGTATCGCTTGTCTATTACAGTTGGAAGAATTATTCCCCCCAAAATAACTTGTCGTAATTCTCTCTTACGAAATTCTTATCGTAGGTTTTTTGAATATTGCGAGATTTACTTTTTTTCGGATTTGAAGCTAATTTAGATTGTTGTTGCTTTCTGTTAGCGGCAGCTTGTTTCGATCTATCTGAACGTTGTTGTCTTTGTGCTGCGTAGCTACTAACACCATCATCTTCTGGTTCTACTTGATCGTCAACTGTATTATCTTGAGGAAGTGGAGGTGGTGTTGCTTGAGATTGTTGTGGTAAAGGTGGTGGGGTAGCTTGTGTTGTTTGAATGTTTTGTTTCAATCCTTCCAAAGCATCTTGAATTTCCGAAGCAAATTTGATTTCTCCAATATTCAATCCTAATTTCTGGACATCGTTATTTAGATTAGCTACAAAATTATCAATTCTTTTTGTGATATTTTTTTTCAAATAATCAATTTTGGCATTATTACCCATGTTTCCACCTACTTGAACATTTTGTTGTCCTGCTTGTTGCATTCCTTGTCCAGCCTGAGTCAATTTGTTTTGAGATGGATCGATTTGACCACCCATTGCTTGAACTCCTTTAGCTGCTAAATTACCAGCTTTTTGAACAACATTACCAGCCATTTGTTGTGCGCCACCTTTTAATTGCTGTCCCGCACCTTTAACTGCTCCAAGTGCTTGCGCACCACGAGCTTTGAAGCGATCCAAGAACCCTTCTTCTAAGAGTTCTTCCAAATTAAGTTGATCTTCATTATTATATCTAGCCATATTATTATTTATCTTATTTAAATTATTTCTTATTATTTTTCCAGCTAACTCTTTCAGAGCTTTTCTTTTTATACATCTTACCTTTTATTTTTTTACAGTCTGCCTTTGTAGCTCTACATGCAGGATAAGAACCTTTTGATGTATCTTTTCTACCACAGGGTCCACCTGTTTTACAGTTAATCCATCCTTTAAATTTCTTACCTTCCTTATCCACATGAGGAGCAAACCAATCACGTAAATTTTCTAGTAATTGTCTTTGGGACATTTGTTCCATTACTTTTTACTATTCCCCCAATTTTTTGCTCCTACTTTCCTACATTTAACTAATGCTCCAGAAGCATATGCACTAGGAAATACATCATATCGGGATTTTACTTTTTTATAGCAAGCATCCTGTTCATCTTGTTCCCCGCAATCCTCATTATCTTCGTCATTGTCTTCGCTATCATCTTCATCTTCGTCATCGCCAAAGACTTTTTTACCTATATTTTCTTCCCAATCCTCTAATTTCCCATTTTTATTTCTATCGGCTTTTTTGAAATCGAATTTTTCTTGTAATATTTCATCATAAATATTACCCAATTCTTTGGTGAAATCCCAAGACTTGGATTCTCCCGCCAATTTCAAATCGGTTGGGGTATTCTTACCATTACCTTTATCAGTTACATTGGTAATAAGATTTGGATCAACTTCCAATTTCTTGGGTTTGATAATGACTACATCTTTTTTCTTGAATTTATCAGGAACTAGAACACCATCGCTAATATCAACCATATCAGTAGTTACAGTAACTCTACCATAAGTTCTTCCCCCACCGTGATCAGCAGCGATAGTCAACACAACACAACCTGCTGGTTTGAATTGATTACCAGCAGAAAATCCCGATTGTTTATCCCCTACTTGAACAACTTTAATATTCAATCCACATTTATCCAATTCATCAACTTCTCTCTGAAGAGTAGATGGCATATGCTTGTAGGTTTCCGTGTTCTTGTAACCAGTGCGAAATTTCACACAGTCGCCTGGAAGATAACCTCCAATTTCACTTCTGGAAATAACAGTTTCATAAATTGCGTCAAATTTTTTTCCCATAATAGTATTTAGTATTATTTCTGGTATTTATAAATTATATCTCTCATATCATTCGCCTTTTTCAAAATTGTATCGTAATTTCGAGACTGCTTATAATTCAGCACATCGGAATCGAATTTTTCTATATCTTTAATCACTTTTGATATAAACGAATTCATTAAGCTTTTAGTTTTCGCTTCTTGCGCTCCCTTTGCATATCCCGAACTTCCCAACATTTTCATGTTTGTAAGTCCACCTTTAATAGATGATGCCCCTGCTTTCATACGATCCCATAATCCTTCTTCGTATAAATTTCCTATATTATGTATATCTTTATTATTCATCGTCTTGTTATTTTATATGTTATAATTCTTTTACCGCCTTGAGTGACACCATCTATAACTTCTGTTCCCATGTTACCTTGGTTAGTTCCCAATAATTTTAAAAATTCCTCTTTAGCTCTTATCGCACTTACTCGATCAGCTTGAAGTTGTCCTTTTGCCGCACCAAGAGAATTATTGATATCTGTTTCAACTTTTATAATCGCTTCGTTACCATCGAATGATGATACACTTATATTAGAACCATTCCCATCGACACCGATTGTGTCTCCAGTATTGGTATCTACTGATGATTCTGTACCAGCGTCACCCGTCACGCTTTGTAATTTAGAAAAAGCGTAACCAACCATAGCACCTAATCCAGCACCAATAAGTGCTTTTTTTAATTTTGTTTTGGTGTCCATCTTGGTGTTTTGCGAATTCTTCAAAACACTTAAACCACCACCTAAAATACCACCAACTGCATAAGCTGGTAATCCGAAACTACCTAATGCTGCGCCGAGAACGCCAACAGAACCTATTTTAGCTACTGTTCCTACTCCCCTCCCAACACCATATCCAATCTTTTGGAAAAAACCACCTTTAGATTGAAGAGCAGGTTCAATTTTTAAAAGTTCATTGACCATCTTATTATATTCTGTAGCATCTTCGGTTTTCGTATTTTTCACATCTTGTATAAACTCCCAGATGTGCTTATTCAAGGATTGTATTAAAAGATCGTATCTTTTCTTTACTGGATCTCCACCGAATAATCCCGATGCTTTACTTCTTAAATTTTCAAAAGCCTCTGTTTGTAGTGTATTTTGAGATGCTAATTGTTGTAATTCTTGAGGAGTCATATTCAGCATTTTAACAGCTTCTTTATCTCCTTTTTCTAATTTCATGACAAGATTGACAAAAAAGTCTGCAACTTTTTTTTGCGAATCGGTTGGGATCTTTCTTTCGTCGGACATTTCTTGTAAAATTGCCCCTATATTTTCTTTGTCCATCATAACTCTTACATTATTTAACACAATTTGATAAATAATAATATGAATTTCGACGATTTATATACATTGGCATTGGAAGCAAAGGGAACTAAGCCAGGAGAAAGATATTTCAATACTCAAAGACAAATCGGTCCTAGAGGAGTGACTGGCACTGAAGCTGGTATTTCTGATGATGGTCAAGCGTTTTCACCTGAAACGTCCAGAGGGTATGCATCAGGTCCAGTTGGCGTGGTTGATAATTTTGAAAAGAGACAAAAAATCGATCAAATGAGAAAGTATGGACTAGATACCAAAAAAATGGCTAGTCAAAAAGATGTATATCAGATGGAAGCTGAAAATAATATGAGAATGCGAAATTCTTTTGCATTACTTTTCAATCTTAAAAGTTTTTATTCTGAATTTAAAAAAATATATAGCGACTACATGGGTCGAAAAGAAAAAGCTGATGGAGAAACCAACAATCTTAGAAATTCTATTTCACTTGAAGAGGAGAAAGAATTTAACCGACTTGTGGTTGAGGTTGATCGCAGAGCATCGAATAATACTGCAATCAGAAATGATATAGATGATTTGATGAAATTGAAAGCGGAAGCTGAAAATGCCGTAAATAAAATTTCCGAAATCAATGATTACATAAAAAAATTAAAAAATAAAAAATCTAAAACCAAAGATATTGATAAGAGAGATAGTATCGATGAACAAATAAAACAGGCACAGTTTGATATCAGTCTTAGACAAAGTTCAGCTAAACAAAGTAGTCTTACAACATATCAAAAAGAAATAGATACTTTAGGTAAAAAACTTGTATCAGATGAAAAACAATTTTTAGAAGCTAGACAAAAATTAGAAGAATTGCAGGACAAAATAAGCACTGTAACTGAAGAAAATATCAAAAATAATGATAATGTTATTTTATTGGTGAAAAATTTGATCAAGCGCACTGCTGAAAAACTTTACCTCGAAACTAAAATAGCTAATAAAGTTTCTGATGATGAGATAGATTCTAAAAATGTTGATTTTGTAAAAGTTCCAAAAGATATTGTATCAAAATTAAAATTGCTACAAACATTAACAACCGACGATAATCCAATTTTTTCATTTATCGATGAACATGAAAAACAATTTGATGATAGAATGAAAGAGTTTGATTCCAGACTGATGAATTCTAATATAAACGTAGGAGCTATGAGAATGTTTGATAAGTTACCAGCTAAAGAGTTGGGAAAATACTTCACAAGTATCGCGTCAAACTCTTTAGATAGAAAAACAATACCTTTGGAAAATCTGGATAGTAATCCTGCTTTTGTAGTTTTGAAAACTTTTATTAGTAAATTGGAAAGTATTGGGAATAAAGAAGACTGGGAGAATGCTAAAACTGTTTTGAAACCATTGATCGCAAAATTACCATTCACTACTTTAGATAAAAAAATCATAAATAATAGATTAAAATCATTCTGGTTTAGAAATAGCCAAGGATTTAGTGTCGCAAAACAATTGTTGTCCACTGTTCAAAGTATGAAAAAAGAAGTAATAAGTGAATCTTTTGATGAATTGGCATCGAGATATGCATCTTCGTTTAATTTGGATATGAACGATTTCATGATCGATCTTCAAGAAGTCCATTCATTACTCGAAAGTAAATGCACTGGTTCGACAAAAAAAGCATCTAGTGATAGAAAAGGTAAAAAATGGACTAAATGTGCTAGACAACCAGATGGTTCATATAAAAGAATTCATTGGGGGCAAGCTGGTGTAAGAGTTGGTAAAGACAACCCAAAACGCAGGAAGTCTTTCCGTGCAAGGCACAAATGCTCTTCAGCAAAATCAGGTTCCCCCAAAGCAGCGGCTTGCGGCGATTGGTAATCATATAGTTAAATAATTAGGTGAGTGTTAATATCGTTCCCTTATTAGAAGAAGTTCTTGGTCTGTTACAAACGATCAATGAGACGAAGGGTGTACCTGAAGGAGAGAATATATCTGATAAGAATATTCTTCAGACAGGAAATTCCAATCCAAACAAAAAAGTCAAAAGCTCTCTTTCTAATGAAGAACAGAAAAAGACAAAGGAAGTTGCATCTATTTTCGCAAAGACATTTTTTGAAATGCAGCGAAAATTTCAGGGTGACAAAGCACTTAAAACATCTGTTCAAAAAATCACACCAAATGCCAAGAAAATAGAAACTGGTGGTCGTAAAAGCGATTTGGAAACACCCAAAAAAGGATCGATGCTCGGAGGTCTTTTGATGTTATTAGGTGGTGTCGGTGCTTTGATAATGGGTCTTCTAACTGACGGTCCGTTTAAAGGTGCTTTGAAAATACTGTCCAAAATTGGTATATCAGGTGGTATCAAGATGCTTATGTCAGCAGCTAAAGGATTGTTGGGAACATTCTCTAAATTCGTGACAGCACCTTTTAAATTTGCTGGTAAATTGTTGGGTAAAGGATTCATGGGTAAAATCTTTAATGCTCTGAAACCATTGGGTAAAATATTTAAAAGAATCCCATTCATAGGCACTTTCATTTCCATAGGGTTTGCCATATCACGCTTTAATAAAGGTCAAAACGTCAGAGGTGTTATTGATGTTTTAAGCGGATTAGTTGGATTGATCGATTTAGTAGCACCTGGAGTCGGGTTTACTTTGTCTTTGGGGTTGGATATATTAAACGTTTGGATGGATTCTAAGATGAGTGACCCTGCAAATAAAGGTAAGAGTGAAATGGATATTTTGGGAGAGATTGGTAAAACAATCGGAAATTGGATTTGGGACAATGCTTTGTGGTTGCCAGTAATTGGTGGTTTTAAGCGTTGGGGCATGGCTTACGATGCTTTCAAAGGTGGTAACATCATGGAAGGTCTAAAACAATTTGGACTAGGTATACTATCATTTGGAGGTATGGGACCGATCATTATGGGTATTGAAACTCTGATGGGCTTCTTCGGTGATAAAGAAGAGAAAAAAGATTTGAAACCAAGCACTTCTTGGTTCGGTAGCATTAAAGAATGGGTTAAGAATAAATTGAAAAAATTACCTGCTTTTTTGAAAACACCTCTACAATGGTTTGGAATTTTAGACGACTCATCGGAATCGGAACCAAGCATGGGATCATCGGAAAAAAAACCAAAAACTTCTTGGCTTAGTAGCATTAAAGAATGGGTTAAGAATAAATTGAAAAAATTGCCTTCTTTTTTGAGAAAACCTCTGGAATGGTTTGGAATCATAGATGATTCATCGGAATCGGAACCAAACATGGGATCATTGGGAAAAGTTGATACTGGACAAAAAATAGTTGAATGGTTCTCTGATATTTGGAAAAAGGTAAAAGAATTTTTAGGTAGTGATTTCATGACTAGTATTATTGATAGTATTAAAAATATTGCAAGTTCAGTTATGAGTATTGTTGATACCATATTTGGCACTATAAAATCTATCGTAGAAGGTGCTTTAGTTGCGGTTACGGGTTTCAGCAAGCTATTTGGAGGTGGTGATAAAGAAGCAGAAGAAAACGCCAAAAAAATGGGTTGGAATTCTGTCGAAGAGTATGAAAAATCTGGTTGGAAGGAAAATCCCAATAAAAAGAAAGTGGAAATTGTTGACGAGAAACGTAAACAACACGTAGATGATTTGGTATTGATTGGAAGAGAACAAATTGCTATTCTGACTGATATCAGAAACATTGGTATGCAAACATATAAAGTGCTTTCCAATGGTAGTGGAGGCTCTGCGAGTCCAATAATCATTTCCAATTCTGGTGGTGGTTCTAAAAGCAAACCATCCTCTCAAGTATCTTTGAATACAAGTAGAGGTGATTATGCTAGTTCTCCATATGCATTCGCGTAATTAAATAATATCAATGGCTACGGAAAATATACATACACAATACGACTGGACTTCTATTCCCAGAAATAGTCCATATCGAAATGTTGCGCCTTACGTAAAATTGACATCCTATAAAATAACATCGAGTGCTGCTCTAAACAGAATAACTAGCTATTTAAGTTTAGTGAATGGTTCAAGTGCTGATGAATTTTATGAAAAATTATATCAAAACGTTGAAAAAGTTGATGATTTTTTCATACCATACTTTGGCGATGGTATTAGATCGTTCTCCAATGAATTTAGTGATACTTTTCAAAATGGAGTTATGGGGAATATTGATAGTTTATTACAAACTGGAGCGAATGAGATATTAGCACCTTTAGGAGAATTTAAAGCTAAAGAAAATTTTTCTAAATTGGGAGGACAAATGGGAGCAATGGCTTCTAGTATAGGTAATATGGATGAATTTAAAAAAGCTGCTGGTGAAGTTGGTAAAGGAATGAGTTCCGCACCTGGCTCTTATATCGAAACACCTAAATTATATCAATATGCGCAGAATGACGGTCCACTGGAAATAACATTCCCATTATTCAACACGATAAATGGTGATGCAGTTCAAAAAAATTATGATTTGATTGATAAATTAACAAGAATCAATAGACCAAAAAGGCTAACATCTATTACTATGGAACCTCCCCATATTTACCAAGTAAAATTGAAAGGTTTGAGATACATGAGATGGGCTTATTGTAACAATTTTTCTGTTAGTATGATCGGAGCAAGAAGACTCGTAAACGGTGCTATCACACCTGATGGTTATCAAATTACAATGTCACTCACTTCATTGACAACGGAAGTTAGCAACTTTATGGACAAAGTTAAATGATATGGAAGAAAAACGAGGAGATTACCAAAATAATATAGAGTCCCTTTCAACATTAAATGTTGGGGATTATGAACGTATTTTTAGAGTATACACAGAAAAAGTAGATGATAAAGATTTCTACTTTTATAATATTTTAAATAAACTTGATTTAGTAGATTTAGATCCAGAATTCGTGGATTTTTATGATGTTACAACCAGACTGCCCATGACAACTTTATCATATAAAATTTATGGTGATATTAAATCATGGTGGATTTTGTATCTAATGAATAAAGATCAAATTCAAAACCCTCCATTTTGGGTTGATGGTGGTATAAGGTTAAAATATATTAAATTGGAATACAGAGTATTGCTGTATAACGATATTACAAAAAATACTATATTTAATGGAAGGCATTTTTAATGGTTCAGATATGTAAAATAAATGACGTAGAATTTGAATACGAATACACGTTTAAAAATTCTGACGGAGATGAAAATAAATACGCTAGTTCTGCTGTCAAAGGTTTAACTTTGATTGATAGCGTTTTTAATCCTTTTTTGAGAGGAACGATTGCTGTGGCGAACCCCTATGATTTATTTGAAGAGAAATATCTTTTAAGAGGTGATGGAAGAGATGAAGTTAAAATTTTCTTAAAACCCAAAGATGAGAAAGAAAAAATAGAAGAAGAATTCATTCTATTACAAGAAGATAATACGGGAGATATGGAAGTTCGTTCGGAAAATATTAAAAAATTTAAAATAATCCATAAAGACATGTTACCGTTTATGGATACCATCCCATATAACAAATCGTTCAGTGGTAAAATAGGTGATATCTTGAAAGACATTTTTATTGAATTATTGGGCGAAGATAAAATCGACAAGGAAAATTGGGAAAGCGGAGATTTTGATTTTTCTTATATACCACCCATGTCTTTCAGATATATTGATTTAATGTATCATCTACTAAAATATTTTTATGGTAAAGATGGAGAACTTTACACCAAAGCACTCATAATGAAAAATAAAAAAAATGGGAAATATCAAATGATGTATCTCTCCAAGATTTTTTCGGAAAATAAAAAAAATACAACCGATGCTTTCACTACTGCTGATTTGTCGGATAAAGGTGTTGCTGAAAACGAAAATAACCCACCACCTGATGCAAAAGTTAGTGAATTTTCCAGTGGTTTGAAAAATTTCGCATATAATACACCTCTGTATGAATGGAATAATGATTTCTTCATCAATTCAGTTGTTCATGGATATGACAAATTTTTAGGTGTTCAAAAAATGAAAATTTTAAAATTGGAAGATATTGAGAAAAAATGGAAGACAAAATTTGTTGATGTTTTCTCAGCAATTGGTGGTAGTGCTAAACCGTTTGTTGTAAAAAATAAAACCACGAAACAAAAATTTAGACATTATAGAACACCATATGAAGTTGAAGATACTGTAAAAATGGTGGAAGCTGAAATGTGTAATTTATTAACATTTTATAATTTGAATTGTATTTTTAGTAACGTGGGATTTACTGGTAGAGAAGCAGGTAAATTTTTGGATATTGTTAAAATTGGAGAAGTGAAACAAAAAGGTGATACGAAAATGTATGGTAGATGGTTTGTAACAGAAGTGCGCCATATTTTTTCAAATGATACCTATACCAATGAATTCAAATGCTGTAAGACATACGTTGGTGGTTCAAGCAAAATAAAAAATGACGTGGAATGAGAAATAAAATTGAAATACTCCGTAGCATTCTATTCACTAAAGAAGATTTGGTGAATTATAAAAATATTGATGACCAATTTTCCAAAGTGGAAATTGAGTTCATGGTAGAATTTAAAAAGATTTACGAATTGGGACTCAACCAATTGGAGAAATTTATTAATAAATTGGATGAAGAAGGAAAAGATTTGGAACCATGGGACATTGCCTATTATGTTAAGCAATTATTGAATGGTCCATTATCGTCTTATGCTAAAGAATTGGCAAAAGATAAAAAATATTTTACTGCAATTCCTGATATACTTGGAAATGTTGGTAACAATGAGATAACACGACACAACACCACCTTATACGAAGACGGTGATTACCCATTGGAAATACCAGTGGATATTTATAATAAATCTCCAAAATTCATACAGAACCTGATAGTATCTGCCAATAAAGAAGTAGAGAAAATGTTTCGTTCTTCTTTGAATGCTAGTGTGGTGAATGACAATACTTTACCTATTATTGATAAAGCACCACAACAAAGATATTCATTGGAGAAAACAGGAGAATGGCAACAAAAATCTCATGGCACAATCAATGTCAAAGACTCTTACTATCGTGTGAAGATGACAGACATCAGAAGTCAAATTTTTGATAAGGTTAAAGAAGTTATTGGAGAAGAGCATTTCCGAATCTTTAGAGATAAAAAAGATTTTAATCCTTTCGATTCGGAGAAGAACAATGCCACATCTTCAAATTACGTATTTGAGAAAGAAATGAAAGAAAAGAGTAATGTTGAAATATTTGAAGAGGATATCTTCGGTGATGTTTTTGATAATAGAGACACCGTTCTCAAAATTCAAAAACCAGATAAGAACGAAGAATACAAACTCAATACTGTCGATGGACAATTGGGTAATTAAACATCCACTACCAATGATTCGTCTTTTTGGTTCAACAATTTGAGGATATCGTTTCTAGTGAAACTTAATTTTGGAGTATTGCTCTCCTCTTCATCTCGAATGATTTTTGCTTGAATATTCATTTGAGTGATTTCTTTCTGTGCATTGATTTTGTCCTCCGATATTTTTAATTTGGAAAGAGCATCAATTGCAGATGTGGTAGCTTTTACCAACTCTGATACAGACTCGATTAACTTGGAATCTGCACCAGCAAGAACTTCCAATTTAAGGTTCTCCACCATTTCTAAAGAATGATTTACGACTTTACCAGCATTGGTAATAATAAATTCTTCCAAATCTTCTTTCTTGAGATTTGGTCGTTCTTTCGGTAATTGATTAACAATTTTGGATTGATTTTTGATTTGTGAAATAATATCATCTACCTCTGCATTTAAAAAATCATCATCTTCATCGTGATCCATGTTGATATTTACCCTTGACATTGTTTAATTCAACGCTAAAGTAAGGGAAATATGGTTGATTTAACAAATAGAACGATACTTGTAACAGGTGGATGTGGATTTATTGGTAGCAATTTCCTTGAAATGGTTTCGAAAGAATATGAAAATGTCACGATAATCAATATGGATAAAATGGGTATCGGGAGCAGAACGCTTTTAGAAATCCCAAACAATGATAAAAATAAATACACATATTTAAAATGTGATATTCGATACATGAATTATTTAGTAGCAACCCACGAACATTTCAAATTCGATTACATCTTCCATTTTGCTGCTGAATCTCATGTTGATCGTAGTATCAATTCTCCCTCACCATTTATTGAAAATAATGTGATGGGTATGGTGTCTCTATTGGAATGGGTGCGAAATTATCAACCTCAAGCAAAAGTTATTAATATCAGTTGTTACGACGAAGAAACAAAGGCTTTAACAAATCGTGGAATTTTGGGTTATAAAGACATAAAAATTGGTGATAAAGTGTTATCGTTGAATGATAAATTTGTATTGGAATGGAAAGAAGTTGAGAAAGTTCTTATACAAGATTATAACGGTGAAATGATTCATTTTAAATCTAGTAGAAATGATTTGATGGTCACTCCAAACCACAGAATGTATTACACCGATAGCGATGAACAAAAATTATTGTTTGAAGATGCGGAAAGTCTAGTAAATCATAAAGCAGTTAAATACTTTCCTAGAGGTAAAATAGAAAAATCTGGAAATTTTAATGAAAAAGAATGGGCGAAATGGTATTTGTTTGGTATCTACATAGGTGACGGTTGTTCCGACACGCAGATAAAGAAAAGTAAATCATTGTCGGGATTGAATCGAGAATCTTACTTAAAAAAGGTGAGAGATTCTAAAGGTCATTTTACCAAAAATCAAGCATTGATTGGTGATGAAGGTTATCAAGAATATGTGATTCAGAAAGGTAGACGGGTATTTATTCATGTTCCAACTGGAGACAAAGCAAGGGAAAATACTGAAAAAGCTTTAAACATTTTGGGGATAAAGTGGACATCTGTTCAAAAAAATGCAACATATGACTATATATATACTTCAGATAAATGGTTATATGATTCAGTCCAATGTTTTGGTAAACGAGCCAAAGAAAAATTTATACCAGATGATATCATTAGCGAATTAAATTTTGAACAAGCTGAAGCATTGTTTCACGGATTGATAGATTCTGATGGCTCATATAGGGAAGATCATCCTTGGGTTTTAAATACTTCGTCTAATAAATTAGCTGAAAATGCGCTATTCTTGGGTAATATGTTGGGATTTTCTTCAAGATGTTCTAAAAGATCATCGATATCTTATATTGATGGGCGTAAAATTGAGGGTGATTCAAATTGTATCTATTTCAGAAAAAATAAAATCGGAATTAATCATAAATATAGTAAAATACCATATGATGGTAAAGTTTGGTGTTTGAAGGTGAGAGATAATAAAAATTTTATCACTGTTAGAAATGGTATAACTCATCTATCGGGAAATACTGACGAAGTATTTGGTCATTTGAACGTGAATGACCCCGCATTCACAGAAGAATCACCATTTAATCCAAGAAGTCCTTATGCTGCATCCAAAGCGTCTGCTGATCTGATTACTAATTCTTACGTCACGACTTATGGATTAGACATCACCACGACACACTGCTGTAACAATTTCGGTAAGCACCAAGCAGATGAGAAATTTATTCCCACAGTGATTCGCTCTATCGTAAGAGGCGAACCAATTCCTGTCTATGGAACAGGAGAGAACATCCGTGAGTGGATTCATGTTGAAGATCACAACAAATGGTTGCTTGAAATTGCATCTAATCCACACTGTTCTACAAACATTGGTTCGGGAATCGAAAAAACAAACCTTAACATGATCAAAGATATTGGTAATATATTGGGATTGATACCTAATATCAAATTTGTCGAAGATAGAAAGGGGCATGACTTCCGTTATGCCATTGAATCTCATCTTCCTTTTGAATTGAGAAATCACGATGAAGCTCTCAAAGAGACTGTTGAATTTTATAGAAACAAATATGAAAACTAAAGAACTCATTGAAGAGTTAAACAAACTCGATCCTGAAGGAAATTGTGAAATCAATTTCGGAGGTGCTATTATCTATCTCATGCGACTCCCATGGTATTATGATGGAAAATACTCTATTCTCATCAAAGACGATGAAGGAAAAATCATTGGAATGCGAGAAGCTACAGCAAACGATGGCGATAAGATCAATGTCCATACCATGACAGTGGATGACTTGGGTTATGATGAGGAATGGGATAAAATCGATAACCCTGATATAAATTATATAATTGAAGGAGATGATAGATTTATCCAAAGATACCAACATGGTAAAGAATTGGCTAAAAAACACATAATGTAATATAAGTAATAAAAGCGATGATAAATAAACAAGAAGTAATCGATGCGCGTATTGATAAAGGTTGGACATTTTCAATGATCTACGATACATACGGAGTGCCTAAATCAACAGCCCAAGGCTGGATCAAACGTTATTATGAAGATAACGAAATCACATCTGAATATGAAGATGTGAAACCAACCGCATTTCATAAACAAGGGTATGTGGTGGAAACCATGCAGCGTGACAAACCTCAGAAATTCAAAAAGACAGAGGATGAAGTCTTTGCATTTCTGGAACAATTAGCACCAATCAAAGTCAATAGTCTGAATAATAATTCGGTATCTTATGTTTTGAATGAATATGCTGTTGTTGGTTCTGATTTCCATTTTGGTTGTCATGACGAATCAGCTATCAATATCTTCCTTGAAACAATTTCTGAATTGCAACCAAGAACGATTGTATTGAACGGTGACACCATGGACATGCTTGCCATTTCCAAATATCCAAAAGATATTAAAAAACATTGGAGTCTCTTGGATGAGAGAAAGGCATATCACCAATTTTTGGATGATTTGATTTCTATCTCCAATGGTGCTAAAATCTATGAAACCGTTTCCAATCACAGTGGTCAATCTATTGATGGTAGGTGGAGACGTTATCTATCGGATCGTTTGGGTGAACTTGGATGTCTTCCTGAAATCACAGATAGATTGAGTTATCAGAATGTATTCATGGGCGATTACCAAAATAAAGTTGAACATGTTGATTACGTAGACTTAAATGGTTTGATTGTTACTCACGGAACAACTGTAAGAGCCGCTGGCGGTGCTTCAGCTAAAGGAGAGATTGAAAAGTGGCATACAAGTATTTTACATGGACACACTCACAGAATCGGGAGTTCGTGTAAGAGAATACCAGCATTTGGAAATAGACCAGATAAACAGATTTATGGATTCGAAGGTGGCGCATTGTGCAGTTTGGATGCAGTTTACTCATCCACTTGTAACTGGCAGCAAGGGTTTAATATCATAGCTTTAAATGATGACTCATTTGGAGTGGAACAAGTAATGATCAACAGTGGAGTAGCCAATATCTCAACATTGGGTAAAACCATTTGTGGTTAAATAATCAGATGGAATCTTTTGGATTATTCGTTGAAAGACGCGAGAGGAATCGACTTCGTAAACAGGAGTTGAGAGACAATGATATACCTAATAATAAAGATTGGGTAGATCAAGAAAAAGAAAATCTACCTCCCGAAGAATTAAATAAAATCAAGAAAATGGAGAAACTAAAAGTTCCTTCTGAATTGATTGATAAATTTCGTAATGCTAAAAAGGCAGAATACGAAAAGATTCTTAAAAATGATTATCTGAGAGCTAAAGTAGAGGGTGAACTACTTTTTACTGACTATGGTATCAAGGTATTCAAAGACGAGTATGTTGATCAGGACTTTAAAAAAGGTTCTCTTAATATGAGAACCTTGAAAAATATTATCTATATGTTGGTGACAGATTATCGTGATTTATTACCTAATAGAAAACCAAAGATTTTTATTACAAATACAAAAATAAATCCAAAGTTGAAAAATATAAGTATTATTGGTGGTAAAACATCGACAGCAGGAGCTTACAGCGAACGAATTATTTATTTAGATCAATTTAGTGTTGATGATATCGATACTCTGACACATGAATATGCTCACTTTTTATCTGATAGAATGTCAAAACAAGTTGAACCATTTTTGAGAAACGAATACAAAAAAATGTTGGATGCTTTTTTCGAGAGGAAAACAAGACGTAAAAATTTGGAAGGTAAAAGGAATGAAAAATTGAGAACGCAAGTAGCACAGAAAATGGGATTACCATCTGATTATGCTGCCACAAATTTCGACGAGTGGTTTGCTGAATTGATTGCCAATTGGAAAAACCTACCAAACAATATGATATCATATAAATTCAAACAAATATTAAAAAAAGTTATTACAAGATTATGAAAGAGAAATTTAATTACGGAAATTATATTATTTCTTATAGAAAAGAAAAAGATGGATTACTCCATTTTTTGACAAAAAAGGTCGATACATTAGAAGATGCTTTGAAAGAGCATCACAAATTACAAGATTTAGGTTATCATGATGTTTTGATTAAAAAATTTAGAGCATGAAATACACAGGTAATATTAATAGCTACACCTTCATTATGAAGGAAGGTGATGATGTAATTGAAGTGTGGTCAGACACGGATGCGGAATTTCCAGAGTCCTACATCTACCTCAAAGAAGGTGAAATTAAGAATGAGCGACAATTTCACATGGAAATTGCAGATTGGTGGGTGCGAATGAATTAAAAACTAGCCTACAATTGGGCTATGCGTAAATTAATACTAATTAGAGCAGTCAGTGGGGCTGGCAAATCCACTTTTGCCAAAACCTTTGCACCTGATTCTTGTATCTGCTGTGCTGATGATTATTTCACAGATGGACAGGGTAATTATAATTTTGATGCTTCCAAGCTTGGACAGGCTCATAAAGCTTGCCAAGAGAAGTATCTATCATTGATCGATTCTTCTTCAACCGATACCATCGTAGTTGCAAATACCTCCACGAAAGAAAGCGATTACAAATTTTATCTTGACGAAGCAGAAAAACGTGGTATTATGGTTTTCTCGTTGGTGCTTGAGAATCGTCATGGAGGTAAAAACATTCATAATGTGCCTGAACATGTTCTGGAGCATCAAGAACAAAATATTAAAAATAGCTTGAAATTACGATAAACGAACAAATTAATAAAAACACTATGAATGCTAAAGAAGAATTATTAAAACATATCAAAGACCGTGAAGTAAAGTATGTTCAAATCAACCACGAACTCGACTGGGGAGATAGTAACATAAAGATCGAGGGAACTCTTGAAGAGGTACTTCCTCGTCTCGACTTTGACTATAATAGCGGCTATGGGAGTCAAGAACTCTTCGGCACAATTTGGTATAACGATGGCTCATGGAGTGATCGCGGCGAATATCATGGGAGTGAATGGTGGCAGTATCAAAAATGCCCTCCGTTGCCAGAAGAAGCAATAAAAGAAGCACCTAAAAACATTAAAAAATGAATCAACAACAAACAATAATAATTACCGTTTCCGACCCATCATCTGATAATGAGCTTCGAATCACCATGAATCGACACTCAAATGTCGATGATTGGATTCTAACATTTAAAACAATTTTAATCCATCAAACCTTCAACGAAGACACCGTTAAAGATTTATTTTCAATATGCGAAGAGAAATAAAATTTAGAGTTTGGGATAAGGTTGAGAAGGAATGGAAACCATTCGCCAACTTTGATATCGTGGAGTGGCAGATGTATGACATGAACCCTGTAGAAGAGTATGATTTTCAACAATTTATTGGTCTTAAAGATAAGAATGGAAAAGACATTTACGAGGGAGATATCTTATCATATGGAGGAATACATAAAGTTGGTAATGGTGTTAGTATAGTATCCTTCGATGACGGTTCATTTATGATTGATGAAGATATTGCTTCAAAAGATTGGGCAATTGAACACGAAATCATTGGTAACATCCACGAAAATCCAGAACTATTACAAAAATGAGAGAAATTAAATTTAAAACGTATCACTCTGATACTAAAAGAATGAGTGATAGAGCGTATTCATGGGAAATGGTTATGCGATTTGGTCACAAGGAATTCATACCTCTGCAATTCACTGGAATGAAAACGACTTCTGGTAAAGAGGTGTATGAGGGTGATATTCTAGCTGAAGAACATGATGGTAGTGATGGAGAGGCTAATATCGGGCATGTGTTTTTTGCAGCAGGTTCATTCATGATAGATGGTGATGGTCCACTTTATGACCACGCATACAGTTTATCACCAGACATTTTGGAGGATTACGAAGTCATTGGTAACATTCACGAGAACCCTGAGCTTTTAAAACAATGAAACACAAATACTATTACTACGAATACTCCGACGATGGGGGGCAAACTTGGACGATGGGTGACTATCGCCGCTATTTGATGCCCATCATGGAATTGGTAAGGGAGTTGCCCTATCGGTTTCGCATTTGTAATCAAGATGATGAACAAATCAGTGAAGAAGAAATTAGCGAAACGCTAGAGCAAATGAAAACAATGGAAACAATTTTTGGAAAAGAGAACAAATATTAAAATAATATAAACACACGCTAATATGCATTATCCTTTCATACCAATAAAACCAGAAAAATACTGGATCAGACCAAATAAACCCAAGTCTTATTATTATAAAGACATACCTCTAATAGGGTTTTCTACAATAACTAGCAAACCAATTGAGTATATTATTCAAAAACTTGCAAAGATTCAAAAAGATAACGCTGGCGAAGAATTGATCTGCGCCAATTCGTGTATATATAAACGAATTAAAATTCAAAAAACAGAACGCAATCTCCAACAAGATGAAAAACAATATCAAAACAATCTGCGTTGGTATAAAGTTGAACGTGATGACTATGCTCAACACATGAAAGAATACGAAGCAGATATGATTCAATACAAAAAAGATTTAGTTACTTACGAAAAATATACAATTCAAAAACAAATGGATGAATTAACTGAAAAAGCCGCCAAGCTAGGATTAAAAATTACAAAAAAATAATCTATGAATACAGAACAAGAGAATGGAAAAGACATTTACGAGGGGGACATTATTATAAATCACATTGGCATGGTTGCTGGGTTTGCTACAGCAGAACAATTGAGACGAGCGGCACAAAAAGCTTTGGAAAGAGCGGATCGTATTGATAAGATGAACATTAAAATACTTGGAAAAATCAAAAACCGCTTTGATGATGATCGTATTGAAATGCCCGAAGATATTTGGACAAATAATAAATACCGAATTCGACTTGACAAAACTGGAGAATGGTCTAAAATAACAAAGTGTTACGACTTGGCAATGGCGAGCGTAATTGAACTTGGAATAGTAGAAGAATAATATGAGCGAAACATTTAAAAGCGTAGGAGAGATGATGAGTTATTTTACAAATGAAGAAATGATTCAAGAAAGGTTTTCAGAACGTCTGATGGCAGCATATCCACAACTTTTTCCAAAGGATGCTGATGGGAAACCAAAACAACCTGATTGTGGAGCATGGTGTCCAGTTGGATGGCAACCTATGGTGGAAACTCTATGCGAATCTATTAACCATCATGTTGAGAATAACAAAACATGGATTCCCAAATACGTCAAATACCATGCAGTATGTAGTTGGATTCACAAGTATTTGTTTATCCATCAAATTCTGACGTATGTCTCCAGAGCTATCGATCCCGTAGTATATCCTCCATCGGGATTTCTTCCAGCTAGTAAAGCTGATGAATTGAGAAAGGCATCGCCAATTCTAACACAGTTGGTTCGCCGTGTGTGGAAACTTAATTCATTTCTAAGACCAACAAGAAGATTCACAAAGAAAACAATTCCACCAGTTACTATCCAACAAGTCAAAGAGAAATTCGGAACCCTCAGATTCTACTACAGTGGTGGGGACGGAAGGATAGAAGGCATGGTATCATTTGCAGAGAAGATGTCAGATAAAATCTGTGAAGAAACTGGCGAGAGAGGATATTTATGTTCTAAAAATGGATGGTTAAGGACTCTCTCAATAGCACAAATGTGCAAATATGGTTATACTCGCCATAACTCGCCATAACTGACGATATAAATAATTATGAGTGGAGGACATTTTGATTACCAACAATATACATTACGCTTTGAGAGAAGCGGGAATTAAATTTTAAATATTATGTCCTTCGAGCAAGACAAAACACTTTACACAGCAAGACACGCTCGTCTTATTGAAGCTCTGCACAATTTGTCACACTGGTGTGCCAAGAGAGCAGAAGGAGAGCATGATGACGATACTACAATGACAATGCTTTTGAAAAAGGTAAATGAATTACCACATCAAATAAACAAAGCAGGATGGATGGCATTAGATGAATTTAACAAACAAAACAATGAAACTTATTAAAGCAGGAAACAAATAAATAAATAAAAGAACAAATATTAAAATGAAATTAAAATTACTATTACTAAGCTTATTAATCGCGACAAATGCCGCAAATGCTAGAGTCACAACTACTTACGATGACACATACGTATCATCAAGCGTAGTTTATAATGGGATTGGACTATACACATATAGCTACAATATCACACCTGAGCTATTTACTACTTACGATATTTCTAACTTTGAAATTTTCTTTTGTGAGGATGCAAAAATTCTTAACGCTAGATCGAACATACGCTTCACTGAAGAATTGGGAGATAGATTTTTTAAATTCGATAGTATTGAGGACGATAACAACGATAAGCAATTATGGTTTACTTTTGATAGCCCCAATGCTCCAGAGATTGGTGATGTCGCTGTTAAATACGCAAGGACAGAGACATTTGCAAAGGAATACGTACCTTCTTGTGTAACAATTCCAGAACCTTCTGTTGTTGGTCTTTCATTCTTAGGTATGTTGTTATTATTACGCCGCAAACGATGAAATTATTAATCTTACTGTGGAGTATTTTCTCAGAAAAATTCGATACTGTCAAACCAGTCGAATATTCTTCTAAAGGCGTGATACCTAGCTGCGACAAAGTTCCTGTGGAGATTGTAGAAATGCCTGATGTTTTGAAAAAAGTGCCAAATTTTGTAATTATACCTATTATAAGAACAAGACCAGCTACTAATAATGAACTTAAATTTAATGTGAAAAAATAAAAACTAAGGTATACTATAATCATGAAACTTTTAGGAAAAACAGATGGTGAGAAATTCATCGCATCGCTTCACCATTATCATTACGTTACTCATGGCGACATGATGTGCGATGGTGGTCAACCTCATACGAATTTTTATGGAGGTTATAATCGCTTTTCTTTTGATGGTGAGACAGTCTGGTTCGAATTTAATGCTGATTTCGCAGAAATTTATAACAAATATAATCGAAAAGAAATCAATGGTGTTTGGGATGTGAAACAAGGTAGAATCCTACCACCTGAAGAACGTCCAAATTGTGATAGCATCGAAGAGAAAATGGATAATTTTATTTGGGGGACTTATGGTAAAGATGGTAAATCACCTCTGAAATACGTTCTCCTAAAGAATTGCGATACCGATCATCTACAGAATATTTTGAAAGATGTTAAACATATTCAAGCAGAGACAAAGAAAGTAATTGAATACATTTTGAAAAGTCGTGGAGTATGAGTATTGAAGAAAGATAAAAACTAGATTACAATAATAGCATGAAAAGATTAACGAAAATAGACATAAATCCCGACAGTCTTGTGCTTCAAGCGCAAACAATCGAAGAATATCGTAAAGATCAGGAAAACGGTTGGTTCTCTATTTACGAGGGAAAATCACCACCAATTTCTTATGAAATGGTCGGTGAATTAATCGGTGAAATTAAATGTGATTCTCCGATTCTCATGGATCGATTTTTCCGATCTGACGTTACAGGAGCATTGGTTGAAATGCGTGGCGTTTTCCATAGCTCGATTGTTCGGAATGTGGAAGAGCGGAATGGCGTGACTTACGTTACAACTGATAATAGCTTATACAAAGTAGAAGACTATGTTTAAATTATGAAAAAAAATCAATTAATTGAACAGCTTCAAAAAATCAAAGGCAATCCCGAAATCAAAATGTGGAATGGGTATGTTGATGATTGGATGAATATTCAACTTTGCGAACAAGAGTTTGTCAAAGAATCAGAGGACTTTATTCGTTGGAGTATCGAGATGGCTTGGAAGGAGCGTAACCAAAAATGGGAAATCCCTGAAGAGGCGCAGATTCAAATCGAAGAGGTTATAAAAGAAAGATTAAAAGATAGACAGTGGGAATTGCCGAATCAATGTTTGCAAACAAAAGAAGATGAGGAGCGTTGGTATGGTAAAAATAAAAAGAAGTTCGTTTTAATCAACGGAAAAACTCGCGGCAAATCAATTGAAGATCGACTTGGAAAAGTCAGCTATTAATATGAAACTACCAGACAAAGAAGAATTTAATTACAAAGATTGCGTCATCGCTGGTGACGAATGTTGGCTCATTACGCCGAAAGAAATCGGAGTGAAGTGGACGGAAGATACAATGAAATTTCGTTCGATGATCGTTCGCGTCTCTGATAATTTTATCGTATCGCGTTCGTTCTCAAAGTTTTTCAATTATACGGAGCAGCCAGATTTGGATAAATTTCCTCTGGATGAACCTTTTGTCGCTTACGAGAAATTAGATGGTAGCTTGCTTATTTGTGATCAATACAAGGGCAATCTATTGCACAGAACTAGAGGCACAGCAGATGCGAGACAAATGCCTAATGGTCATGAGATTGATTTTTTAATCAAAAAATATAAAAAGTTTTTTGAATTTATCAAAGACGTTGAGAGTAATTCTGAATTTACATTTTTATGTGAGTGGCAAACTAATAGCAATGTGATTGTTATTGGTGGTTTTCCCGAACCGAAATTGTCTTTGATTGGAATAATTAAAAAAGATTCTGGATGGATGGCGACACAAGAATATTTAGATCAGTTGGCTATCACTCTTGAAATCGACAGACCTGCAAAATATTCCTACGACTCTATTCAAGAATGTCTTGAAGATGTTGAAATGTGGGTAGGTAAAGAGGGTGTTGTTTTATACTCTGAATCTGGAAAAATGCGCAAGGCAAAGGGCAGTTGGTATTGTTCTGTTCACCGATTGGCAACTGGATTGCGTAGCACTTCTCATGTTTTAGAATTCTTTTTAGAATCTCCAAGATTCATTGATTATCAAGATTTTTATAACTATACTGTCAATCACATCGACTTCGAAGTAGCAGAGAAAATCAAAGACGAGGCTAAATTGATTACCGATGCCTATACTAAATTCGTAAAGTGTGTAGATAATATGAATGAGCGAATTCCTTTTATTCGGAATTATGAAACTCGCAAAGAACAAGCAATGGCGATTCAGGAAGAGTTTCGCGATTGGAAGACTCCGATTGCATTTATTTTGCTTGACAAGCGTGACATTGATGATAAAATCGTGCGCAAAGCAATGGAGAAAATCTTAGAATTGGAACACAAAAATTAACCAAAAAATATGTTGGAAAAAATAAATAAAAATTTTATATTGGCTACGAGTGCAACTTGCGGTCCATGTCACTTGCTTAAAGCAAGACTGGAGAAATTGGAATTAACTGTGGAAATTAAAAATTACAATGATCCACAAAACATTGAATGGTTCAAAAAACATGGTATTCGTAATGTTCCATGTTTGGTAGTGGAAGATGGTGATACCTTTGAAATCATTCAAGGTATTGATGATATTATTGAAAAAATTAAACAAAGTGAATAAAAATATCAAACACAAATGGGAAGATAGAAACAAAATCTTTTTTTCAAGCGATTGGCATAATTACCACGATCCGAAATGGGACATTCCCATTTGGAAAATGAGAGGTTATAATTCCCCTCAAGAATCTGTGGATGATGTGGTGAGCAAAATCAATGCGAGAGTTAAAGAAGATGATTTTTTATGGGTGATTGGCGATAGCTTTTTGTCAGCAACAGATAATCAAGTGTTAAATTGGTGGAATAATATCATGTGTCAGAATGTTATGGTTCTTTTTGGGAATCATGAATCACAAATGTATCGTATCTATAAAAATGCCGTAATGGATCAATATGGTAAATCTGACATTGAAGTGTATCCACTCAGGTTGAATAATTTAACTTTTATGGGGAACCATCAAGAAATTCAGGTTGGAAAAATTAGAATTGTTTTAAATCATTTCCCATTGAGAACGCATAACCAATGTTCCAGAGGTTCGTGGCATTTACATGGTCATAGCCATAATAATGATAAAACGAGAAATCCAAACTTCCAAATGGGAAAATATTTAGATTGCTCTTGGGATTGGAAAAAAGATATATGGAGTTTTGAAGAAATTAGAGATATTATGTCAACCAAAGAGATTTATGTGACTGATCATGTTAGATAATTAACGATCTTTTAATAATTTTATATGTTTCGGGTTGTCGTATATTTCTTTTATAATTTCATGTTTTCTACCCAATCCTATTTTATCTTGTGTGTATGATGCAAAAATATTTTCATAAAGAACATTTAAATATTTCTGCCTATGTATAAAAATGTTTGAGTATTTATATCCATTTGCTGATATATTTCTACTAATTGTAGCCACATGATCAACACTAATTGATTTATAAAAATTTAAAACAAAATTCCAGTCTTGATCATAAACCGAAGATATACTAGCTCGGTGTGAACTAGCCGTTTCGTTGAAATGAAAAGTTCCATCAGCATCAAATAACCCTCTGAAAAAATAATGTCGTAATTTTTCTGGGATATATGAAACTATTTTATCAGCACCACAACCAGACTTATTCTTATAATCATAAAATTCTAAAAATTTTCCAAGATATGGGTCATATAAACCAGCCTGAGTTGTTTCTTTCCATGTTTCTGCTCGTTTTCTATTATATGTCTTCCAACACTTCTTTCCAATTTCTAAAGATTTCAAAATTGGAAATATTTCAGTAAAATCTTCCGTTGCTATTTCTAATGTAATATACAGCATTTCGCCTTGGGTTGATAAATGACCGTCACCCCATAAAAACCCTAATGAATATGCTTGTTCTGGAGTTATTTTATCTTTTTTTAAGAAATCTTTTCGAGAATCGAAAACATCTTGTCTTAATTTTAAAAATCTTTCGGTATTTAATTGAGAAACCTTTGTTCTATCACAATTTTTCACCCTCAACCCCAATCTAGAAGCCTTTAATCTTATTGTGGATATTTTTCTTTCTAATTTCTCCGCGCAATATTCACCACCAAATTCTGGATACCATTTTATCAAATTATTAATATCTTCATCGCTCCATCTTATAGCCATATCAGTATTTAACAAATTTGTGATATTTTTTTGTTTTTAGGGCGAAATAGTGAAACATGGGTAATTTTTCTTGACAAAACAAAAAACAATAGTAATATAAAAAAGTTATGGAAAACAATAAAACAACAACAAAAACAACAACAGTTAGAAACCAACGTAAAAACAAACAGTGGCTTCGTAGCCGAGATCAACGCAAACATCCGAAAATTTTTTCAGTTCAGATGGTGCAGTTGAAAGACGGTTCGTTCCATTTGTTAGGTGGAGGAGCTAATGTTGCCATTTCTAAGAACCAACACTCCACACAATGGGCAAGTGTTGATGTTCGAGACTTGGCAACCGAGATTAGGATGAACGGTATCCGCTCGTTCTAATCCACTCTTAAAAATGCCCCTGAAATATGGGGCATTTTTTATTCACTATGGAAAGGATAATGTGTGGTATATACAACATTAACTCGATTTATGACTGATGTATCACTCATTAAAAACTAGAATACAATTCACCCATGAATATCTTCAGCACGTCATTAGACCCTGATCAATCTGCAAGATGGTTAGTGGACAAACATTGTGTTAAACAAGGCTTAGAATCGGTTCAGCTTTTGTGTACTGCTTATCATGAACAAGGTATCGAAGCTCCTTATAAACCATCGCATCGTTCGCATCCCTCATCTATTTGGACAAGAGCAAGCTGGGACAACTTCCAATGGTTGATTGCTCATGCTCATGCTATCTTCGATGAATACACAGCACGTTATGGTAAGATTCACAAGTCTCAAGCAGTATTGGAATGGTGTGAAGATCATGCTCACTTGTTAGGATTTGATGACTTCGATCTAAAACCTTTTGCAATTGCCATTGCTGGTGATTGTGAGTGTCGGAAAATACCAAATTTCGAGTCACTGTCAGCTACTGAAAAATACGTAAAATATATTATTTTAGATAAGAAGCATATTCATGCTTGGAAGCGTAATAAACCCGATTGGATTAATTAATTATGGAAGAAGAAATTAGCGAAGAAATTGTATTTAAAACATATAACGATAATAAACTCATCAATTTTGAGGTCACACTTGTCAAAGAAAATAAATGTTTTGTGCTTATCTCTGGATTGCCGAATGATGGCGAAATTAAAGATATTGAAACATTGAAGAGAATTATTAAGTGTTTGAAAGCAGCTAAAAATCGGTGGGAAGAATTAAATTAAAAACTAGATTACAATCGGTGCATGATCAATGCCAGTGGGGTAATTAAAGTAGAAAGAGATAAACAACGCATCGTCGTTGAGACTTCTCCCGATATTATTGATTATTACCACTGGCATCTATCGAAAAAATATTGGATTCTCCTACAACGTCCTTTACATAATGCTCACATCACCATCACCAATCCCAAATTTCACAAAGATGTCAATTGGCAACGTGCTGTGTATTACGATGGAGAACGTGTAGATTTTCAGTATGATCCATATATGATTCGGGGTGGATATACCAAAGGATTTATTATGTTTTATCTGAAAGTTTATTCGGAAACCATTGACAATATGAAAAAAGACCTTAATATCATGGAGAACGATGGCTATCGTGGACTACATATCACCATTGGGTCGTCTGGTAAATCAGGAACAAAACACGTATTATATTGGCCGAAAATGATTACAATCAAATAATATGAAGCATTGCGCTCAAAATTCGAAACAACGAAAAACGTAGATAATCAAAAATAAAAAAATATGTGGTATACTATACTATTCATCTTTTACTGTCTTTTTTTGCTTGCGGTGATTGCTATATGTAAAGCTGCAAGTGACGAACATAAACCCAAAAAATAATAAAATATGGAAGAAGAACATGATTACTATATTGTGGAGGTGATTAAAAAATCTTACTCCGAGGTCTATATCAAAGTCCCAAAAGGCGAAGAGATTACATCGAGAGATAGTAGATTGATTTCCGAAGTAGCCAAAGAAACGCTTGAAGAAAGTGATTGGGACGATTTTGGATGGGCTGATGATTTGGATACCAATTCTATTCGGAAAACATCACAAGAAACCGCTAAGTTCTACGAGGTTTATGATGCGACAGAATACTTTCCAGTAAGACCAAAACCTGAAGACCTCAATCAAATGAAACTTGACTTTTAAAAACTAGAATACACTATACAGACAATGTTAATTAATTATATCAGAAACGCAGATCGGAAACCACACGGAGTCGTTGTGGCATTTAAACAAGATGAAAAAATTCATTATGGATACTCTCTCCACAATCCTATCGACAAATGGGATCGTGAGCTTGGTATCAAAATTGCTGTGGCGCGAGCAAATGCAAATGAATTTCAATTGCCTAAAGTTGATAATCGCCTTAAATCGGTGAGTGAAGCAATTGAACATATGAAAACCCGCGCTAACAAATACTTCAAACAATAATATGAGTAATAATAGTAATAGTAATAATAATAGTAATGGTGGAATTGGATTTGCGGGTCTTTTGACTGTGGCATTCATAGTTCTGAAATTAATGGGAGTAATTGCGTGGTCATGGTGGTGGGTTCTTTCCCCTATCTGGATTTCTTTTTTGTTGCTGGTCGCTATTTTGATCGTAACTGGTATTATATTTTTATTTTTTAAAAAATGATTCCCGAAAAAACATTGCCTATTCATGAACTCAAGTATTATCATAATGATAATCTTGGGTTTGTGTTTATCGGTGCTACAAAATCCTCTGATGATGCCATTCAAAGATTAGCACAATTTTTGGTGGATGTTGGAGTATCAAAAGAATTACCAGAATTTTATCAACGTGTTAAATCAAATGCAGTGGCATTCGTATATGGGGGTAATTCTGGATTTAAAAGCGGTAATTTCTATCGGTCTGCTAGTCAAACTAATTTGATGGGTATTTTTAAAATTGAAACATTGGGAGTATACTTAGATGGATTACAAGCTTAATATGTTACCAATGGAATTGGGGGGGACTGCTGTTCTTGATTATGATCCTGAATATCAATACCTCATGGAAGAAACCTTGATGCTTTGTGGTCGAGAGGATATTATTTTATGCTCTCGATCATATACAGATAAAGAGAAATATTCCATGCACCTAATTAGCGAAAATAATGACTTGACAGATTGGTGGGATGCCACTAAGATAATCAGCGAAAAATATGCAAAATAATAATATTACAATACCTCTGGAACTTTTTGATGGTAGATTCTCTCTTGAAGAAATCGCCACAATAAGTATGATCTTTGCCTCCCCAAATCTCTCTTTAAAAACTAGAGAACAATGGGGAGATAATCCGAAGTGCGGTGAAATCACTGACAAATTAGTGAAAGATGGTATTATCAAATTTCATGATGATAAAATAGAAATCGACATAACAAGAAAACAAGAACCTATGAACATCCATAAACAAATTGAAAACATTCTTGGTAAATATCAAATCAACCAAGAAGACCAAAATGACATCACTGACTTGCTGGAAACCATTGGACATGAATCCTTTGGCTCTGGTTACGAGAAAGGTTACGATGATGGTAGAATTGACTTTAATGAACCATCGTTTTCTTCCTATGGTAAAGAAGAGGACTACGTTTAAAAACTAGGCTATGAAACAGAAAATTAAAGAATTGGTAATCCCCAAGATCTTACACACCTTGGAAACAGGTGGTGAGGGTTGGTTGGAAAAGGATTTTCATTTTCCTCTTTATGAATTAATCAGTAGTATTGAAGAAATTGAGGGGATGGAGTGGATGGATGATTTTGAATCAAATAGTTCTGATTGGGACTGGTTTACATCTTTCTATTATCATCCTCATAGGTATTGTTTATCTGGATCAGGATGGTTGGGTGGATTATGTTTCGAAAAAGAAGATTAAAAACTAGAATACACTTACGCCATGGAAAGACTTATTGTTGCCGCTGCAATGCTCATGGATGACGGGGATGTCATCGTCGGTGTTCGTCATTATTCTCCTGAGATGCGAAAAACGCTGGAAAAAGCTTATGGTGAGAAATACCACACGCGAGTCAAAGAACAAGGATTCGTTGATCAAACGGGTTTATTCATTAATCGACAAGATGCTTGGATTATAGCACAACTTGCAGGACAGATTAGAAGAAAATGCTCTGTGGATGGAACACTTTTTTCAGAAAATTTATATTAAATATTATGCAATTAAAATTTAGAGTTTGGAACGGTAAAAAATATCTACCACAAGATTCATTCTGTCTATTTCCAACTGATGACGGTGATTTTGAAGCGAGGTCTTTGGAGTCTTATGGAGTGTTGGGAGATATTCCAAATCAAAAAATCGAACAATGGACTGGTACGAAAGACAAAAATAATGAAGAAATTTATTGTGGAGATATTGTAAAAGCTACATCTGATGAATATTCGAATGAAAATTTCATAGCGCATGTGATTTTCGATGATGGTAATTATCTAACTTATATCAATTCTTGCGATATCAGAGGGTTGTGGAGCGGCGAAAACATTGAAATTATTGGCAATATTAACGAAAACTCCGAACTTATTAAAAACTAGAATACACTCACGACATGCAACTTAACACTTTAGAAACAAAATTCGCCAAATGCTCATCCATTGAAATTCCAGATGCGTTCTACAATCGCATGTCAACTGGTAACGATGAGATCGACACTATGTTTGGCACTGAACAATTCAAAGGATTCATGGCAGGTAGTGCCATCACCATCTGCGCTCCAGGAGGTACGGGGAAATCTACCGCACTTTTACAGATTGCCCAATTGCTTACAAATCAAGGTAAGCGTGTGGCAGTAGCATCTGGCGAAGAGTCTCACATTCAAATCGCATATGCTTGTAAGCGTTTAGGTGTTACTGATGTGGATGTAGCTCACATCAAGGATGTGGAAGAAATCGCTGCTGCCATGGATTCCTATGACATGATGGTCGTTGATAGCTTTCAAGCTCTTCGCTCTAACAAGAACATGAAGAAGCGAGAGTTCTATCAATATGCTCAAGACTTGCTTCTCTCCACTGCTAAAGAAACTGGTTGTGTATTGGTATTCGTTCTCCATGTTACAACTCAAGGTCTTCCAAAAGGTGGTACTGATATTATTCATGCCGTCGATGTGAATCTGAAAATCACTGTTGATCCTGAAGACAATGCCCTACGTATTTTCAATGTATACAAGAATCGCTTCGGTGAGACTAAGACTCACATGGCTATGATGAATGCCAATGGTTTTGATTTCAAAGGTCTTTACAATGCTCCTACTGAGGAAGTCAAAGAAAAGAAATCTAAAGAACCTGCTAACGACAAGCGTAAAGAAGAAATTCTTGCTATGGATGAACCCCCTCACTTGACATTAGATCGTATCTGTGATAAGCTGAACGTGTCAGGTCAAACTGCTGGCAACATCGTGCGTGAGATGGTTGGAGAGGGTAAGCTTCAGAAGTTCGGTCGTGGTGTGAATGCTGTGTGGAAGATCGCTCAAGAGTGTCAGAAATTGCATAAAGAATTGACGAAATGAAAAAAATATTGACAACCATTACTCTTGTGTTACTATACGCAACAGGAATTTATATCCTTTATAAACTACTTAAAAAATAAATAATGAAACACTATACATTCCCAAAAATTAAACAATATCATCAAGTTCTCCGTGATATTAAATTACAAATTTCCTATGTTGGGCAAGACGAGAACGACGAACCAATCTATAAAGAGCCTGATACTTGGCATATTATTAAATTTGAAGGACGAGTTAAGCTACATGGTACTAATGCTGCCATTGTTTTTAGTCGAGAAGGTTCTTTCTATTGTCAATCAAGAGAAAATATTATTAGCGAGATTCAAGATAATGCTGGATTCGCTCATTGGGTGAACAAAGATGGAAAAGGTATTTGGGATCGAATCAAAACATATTTCCAAGACAATGTGAAATATGTGATTTTGTTCGGTGAATGGTGTGGCGGTTCTATCCAAAAAGGGGTTGCTCTGAATCAATTGACCAAAAGATTTGTTATTTTCGGTCTTAAAGTAGTTCTCGAAGATGACACCACACAATGGCTAGATTCTTCTGGTATTCGAGATCATTCTATCCATGTGTATAATATCGATGATTATCATAAATATGAAATTGATATTGATTTGAATCGTCCTGATAAGGCTATTGAACAAATGACGCAATGGACAACGGAAATTGGAAATGAGTGTCCATTTGCAAAAGAATTTGGGGTATCTGGAGTAGGAGAAGGATTGGTGTGGCGCATTTCAAACACTTTCGGGTATTCGTCAGCATTTAAAACAAAAGATGAGAAACACACCATTTCCAAAATTAAAAAGCTCCCTACGGTTGACGTTCAAAAATTAGACTCTATCCAAGAAGCTGTCGATACTCATTGTCATGAAGATAGATTACAACAAATTTACGATAAAATCGTTCTGGCAGAAGCCGATAAAGTTCCTCAAAAGATCGGAGATTTTGTGCGTTTGGTAATTGAAGATTGTTGGGAAGAGGAAGGCGATTCTATTAGAGCTTCGGATATTTCCCGAAAAGAATTTGGTGCTGCTTGTTCTAAAAAAATAGCCAGATGGTTTCAAAATAAAATCTCACAATTATGAAATTATTAATCACACGCCATGGTCAGTCAGAGGGTAATATCAACAAGTCAGTGTATTTCAAAATGCCTGATTGGTCTGTTCCTCTAACAGAAAAGGGTAAAGAGCAAGCAAATAAAGTTGGGCAAGAGATTCGTGCAGAGCTTCTCTCATCAAGTGAATTTTTATTGATTCATAGTCCTTATGTGCGAGCAAAAGAGACAATGAAAATTATCAATACACACTTTCCTCTCTATATTCCATTTTATAAAGAAGAGCATGTCTTGATTCGCGAACGTGAGTGGGGTAATCTTCGAAATGAATATGAAGCCTGTAAAAATAGAGAAGAACGCAAACACCTGTTTGACTTCTATCGTCGTCCTGATGGTGGGGAATCATTCGCTGATTGCCATCAGAGAGCATTCATCTTTCTGAATTGGTTGAAGACTCAAGCGGCTGACACTGCTGACACTGCTGTTATCGTGTCTCATGGTGAATTTATCAAGACAATGCTGATGATCATTGACAACGTGAGTGTGGAAGACTTCGATACAATTCCCAACGTTAAAAATTGTGAACTTATCATCCGAGATATTAAAAACTAGAACATACTAAACACCTGACAACGAATTAAAATGGTAACAAAATTAAAAGAACAATACGATGCAGACGAAAATCAATCTTCCATTCGAAAAATTGATGAAAAGCTTTCTATTCTTCGTGAATCTTGGCAAGATGCTAGTGAGGATAAAAAAAATAAATGGATGAAAATGATTGACGAACAACTCGATCAACGCTTGACACTTATGAGAATTCGTGATAACATGGCTTGAACAATAACAACACAACAAAATAATATATATGGCAAATCGCAATACTAAATCATTTCAAAATTTTAGAACCCTTTCGCATATTATCCAACGCCCATAAAGGCTGTAAGTTGGTGTAGTGGAAACATACTTTCTGTTCTTCTGGATTTGATAAATTAAAAGAGGCACATGGAACAATATGATCAATATGCCATTTACCCTGATTATCCCAAGTCATACCTTCTTGAAACTTTTCTTCCAGATAATTCATTAAAAATGAAATCGAACAACCGATCAAATCCATTGTTTTCTCCGATTTCTTGGCGATACTCCTCTTCATTGCACACCTTATTCTATCTCGAAGTAAGTTTGAAATTTTTCTTTGTATTTTTACATCTTTTGATTTTGTTCTATATAAATGAGAATCTTTATACTTACTTATCATGAGATTGTTTATCGAATCTTTATTCTTTTTGAGACAATATGTTTTTTGCGAAAATGATATTGTAGTTCTAACACCACACCTAATTCTATTAATTTCATGAATATTAGACCTCGAACATTCCTCACCAATTTGGATTAAAAAACCATTAGACGAAACACCGTGATACTCTCTACCATCATCAATACAATACATGATAAACATTTTATGAATAAAATCTTCTTTGATAAATCTATGCAAACAATATTTGGTTCTAGTGGCGAAGAAAAATATAGTTTTTCTATTTTTATAATTATAATAACCATATTCTTTCAAAAATTCATAAGGATCATTCATGACTATTGATTTTTTCTCAAACGTATCATATACTTTAATCATAATAATATTTAGCAAATAAAAACACAAAACAAATAAAAATACAAAACAAAATGAACAAAAACACACGACAAGCTAAAGCTGCGGGATTCGCAAGCAAGAAAGATCAAAACAACAATGGCACTCGTATTTTTGAGGGCAAAGCTTGTGACACTCGATGGGATGCCCCTGAGAGCAAACACAGAAGCCGCAAAGGTAATCAACGTAACCATTCCAAATAACGATTTTTCGCTTCGGCAGTATCAATACATGACCAGAACCTCCCTCTACTATTAACTTAGCACGGAGACTGGTGGGATCGAGAAATGGAGCCTTCGGGTGCGCGGAAAAAGTCAGTAATGACAGGCATAAATTCCATCCTCCTCAAACTCGGATACTGAAAAGGTTGGCGCAGACCGTTCCGAAGCGAATTAATTTTAATCGATTTTAAAAAATAAAATATGGAAAAAATCCAAACATACACCCCAATTCTACGCGAATGCAAATTTGATTGCTTCTCCGCCGAAATGGAGGCAGATAGCTCTGGTGAATGGGTAAGCTATGAAGACTACAATGAACTCTCAGCATATGCAGACAAGCTCGCAGAAGGGTTGCCATGCTTGCCAAAAGACATTGAAGTTCTTCGTTATGCTAATACCGCACTTGCTCAACAAGTCTTTGAACTTGAAGATAAATTACAAGATTTGCGCTACGAACTTAGAGAAGAACGCAATTAAAAACTAGAATACAATTATTTCATGCAAAAATACACAGTCATTTGGGAGGATCGTTGGCAATCAGGCTCGCATCATCATTGTCTTACTAAGAGAACATGGGTGGAAGCTAATAGTATTGAAGACGTAATGGAAAAGTATGGCGAATACGCTCGCTACATCTTCGAAGGTCATCAACTGTCCATCGGTGAGTCCCTACGTTCCGAAGAAATTGATATTATTAAAAACTAGAACACACATGAACCATGTTTAAATTACCTTACATCGCATTGGGACTTGTTTTGTTTCTAATTGGAATAGCTATGAATGCAGGACTATTTTCTTTTGGATTAGCTTTAATTGGCTGCTACATTCTTTCAAGAATC